TCGCATGAGTATGCGTAGCATTTGCGTAGTTACCCGTAACTTGCTTCGCATCTAGCGCAGACTGTAACCCTGTAACGTCTGAAATCGCATGAGTATGCGTAGCATTTGCGTAGTTACCCGTAACTTGTTTACCACTCAACGCCGATTGTAAGCCATTAATGCCTGACATTTCGTGAGTATGCGTAGCATTTGCGTAGTTACCCGTAACTTGCTTCGCATCTAGCGCAGGCTGTAACCCTGTAACGTCTGAAATCGCATGAGTATGCGTAGCATTTGCGTAGTTACCCGTAACTTGCTTCGCATCTAGCGCAGGCTGTAACCCTGTAACGTCTGAAATAACTAGTGTAACGAAACCAACCTTTCCGGCAACGCTATCTACTGCAGAAGTAGGTATTTCTATATACATACTTCCCGACCAACGGTATGTCTTACGAGTACCTATTGCTAAATAGATTTTTCCAGTTTCACCAGTAACGGGAAAATTTTCAAAATTTGAGTATTCTAATATCTCGTCTACGTAACTAGGAAGTTGCGATGATGGAATTACACCATTTACTAAGGTTGAATAATTTCCAGTCTCTTGTTTTGAGTCTAGTGCAGTTTGTAGACCCCTAATTTGGGAAATTTCGTGTCCTTCTACCTTATCTACTGATGAAATTTTAATCATAAGAGTATTTACACTAAGTGTAGCACATTATGATAGATTTAGTTTTCTATTTTTATTATGTGTATAGACGGAACATTAATTCTTTAATGTCTATATCATTAAATGGTGCCCTTATAGTTTAAAACGCATCATTAATTACTAAATAGCAATTAATAATTATAGGTCAATTTTTACAAGAGCGTAGCCTTCTGTATCTACAGCACTTAAAAACTTGCCCACTACAACAATTCCATCGGTAGCAATTTTACCGTCATCACCTGCGTAAGCGGCATCACCAACATCTGGTAATCCGCCACCAGCACCACGATCAGTTAAATCAAAATCATTTACGAAAATAATACCCTTTGTTAAAATTGGCACTGCTTGGTTTGGTAACACGGCATCCATTTCAGCAAGTTTTCTTGGGTTATAGATAAGATACTCACCATTTTCATCCACTTCTCTTACGTCTTTTAAGATAACACCAAAAGGTGCTGGAACCGTATTGTAAGTTGGTGTAGCAGTTACCTCTGCGACAACATCAAATCTGGCTGATACAGCATTTGCCACACTTGAAAGGTTTGTTGGCAATTGTGATACGCCACCGTCAGTATTTTTCCAAGTATATACTGGTGTAACTAAAGTGCCCTTGGTTGTTGGGGCCTGTCCGGAATAAGAATACAAGTTTATTACGTCGTGCTCGCTATAGTTACGAAATGGTTTTAAATTTGGCATAATCTTTAATAATGATTGTTAAATACAATTACACTTATTTTTATAAATCTGTAATATTTTTAATTTAAAAAAATACAGGTATTATACGCCACTAGGTAGCGGCCAAACTGACGGCCCCCAACCGCAAGATCCATCTAACAGAGTATCAAACCTACGTCCTGTACAGTCTGCATAGGTTAATGTTAATGAACTACTACCCGTAATTGCCCTATACGAATAGGTTATACCATTTGTGTCTACAGCTGCCATTTCAACACTTGAATACGATAAACCACCAGAACAAATACCTAGAACCGAATCCCCCGATCCACTAATTGTTCCAAGATATTGCCAATCACAGCCTACGCAAAAAGTCGCCTGTGTGCCCTCTGGGGGACTAGTAAAAGAAATTCCACCAACTTTATAAACCAAATAAGTAGTAACATTTCCTAATGGGGGACAGCACTCTATAGTACTGCCGTCCTGAGCAGTGGTTTGGAATCTATATTGCTCGTCGCATTCACAAGGTGATCTATATCCTTGTGCCTCGCAACATAAACATGGGGCGGCATTTGTACTCATATTATTTATATATAATTTACTTTAACGTTGAAAATAATGACCTGATTACAGTTACTTGCATTTACACATCTAAGTCTCCAAATAACGCCCTCAATTCCAAGACTATTAAATGAGCTAACGTAAACTGGTTTAGCTATACGATATGAAGAGAATTGGCCCTGCGAGTTTAAAAGAGCAAATCTTTCAGTTTCTCCAACATTAGGGTTGTCTCTTAAATATAAATTAACCTTATAAGCGTTAGACAAACTTGTTGACCCCAAGTAAGCGGCGCTTGGATATTCAATATTAACAGTACTAGCTTGTTGTGGGGCTAATTGTATTGACGGAGTACATGTAATAAATGGTCTTCTACCAGTACACTTATCTACAACGTAACCTAATTTAATAAACCCAACTTGGGTTGGCTCTGGTCTAAAGTCTGTTAAATTAGCATTTCTAAATTCTGCAAATTGATTTTTAATCTGTGCGGCTAGGTCAAATGTTTTAAATGCTGTTGTTCCTCCGGTTTGGTACTGTAATGTAAAAGTTCTAGTTATTGTTGCGGGAGGTGCTATTGTGATATTTGTAGATGTACGTGTAGGTGCTGCATGAAATTGATTATTACCACCTTGAGTATAATTAATTTTTATTGTTCCTATTTTTAGCAAACTCAATAAACGCGTTGCAGAGTTAATAGTTGCCCGTCCAGTACCATTTGTAACAGTTATTGTAACTGGTAGACCAGAAGTTGCCGTGCCAGCCGATAATGTAGTTGTGGTGCCACAAGTGTAAGGCCCCAAGTTAAGTGTTGCTGAAATAGTCTGCTGTCTTTTGCAAACAAATTGAATAGATTTAGTTGCCGCTGTCCAAACATTACTGCCGCTATTGCTTCCTGTTAAAATAAAATCACCCGGCGTTGTAACGGTAATATCAACCAAGTTAGCACGATTACCAGTGCCTTTAGTAACTGTTGCTACCCCACCATTACTACTACTAACTGTATAATTAATAGCTATAGCCGCATTACTTGTAAATGCATTAAATGTTATTATGGTCGAAGGACTGTTATAACTATAAAGCCTTGAGCTTTGAGTATTTGTAATACTCGAAACACTAATTATTTGTGTTTTTTTTGCAGTTACGATGGACATACTTAGTATATTACACGTAACTTTATTTTAATGCGTAAAAAATGATTTTTTACCCCATATTTAAAAGGTTTTGTATACCATTTATTTCAAAAGCAATTTCTTCACTACATGTAATGTGGTTTATTCTGAATTTATATTTATTGTTAAAATAGTTAACAGTAGATTCTAATTCTTTTTTTGCCTCTTCAAGCGTTTTGAACCTACTTCTCATTCCACAATCCTTCCAAGCGGTTGTGTCTGGTTCCAATATTTCTAATAAATAAGTATCGCCTATGGTTGTCATATTATATTTTAGTAAAACAATCGATATTCAAATAATCATGCCATTCAATATGTTCATCTATCTCACGAGAAAAAGCAGTTAGTAAAAAATTAACTACTTGTTTTCTAGTTTTGCCCTGTTGAAAACAGTTGGTAATTGCCATTTCAATCTTAGTATCATTTTCTCCAGATGGTAAATCTATCATCCAGCTGGCGGCATTTTTCCTTCTCTTTTCTAAAAAGATATTCATTGAGTCGTTCATATATAATTACATTGATTAATTATGAGTTACCCTTTTTATTGTAGGGGTATTGTTAACTGTTAGTGATTGATAGCAAACCATGCTATTATAGTAGCAATTATTGCAAGTACAGTCAAGCAAAGAATAGCATAAATAGCTTTACAAAAAAACGTGAATATTTTATATAAACCAAATAATAATACAAACGGTATTAGTATAAATCCCCAACACGCAGATATAAAAGGATCTAGCATAATATTTATTACACTAAAAAATGGCGGAAGCAGTAGGATTCGAACCTACGAAGGCTTTAATACCTCAGCTGTTTTCAAGACAGTGTCCTCGACCAACCGGGCTACTTCCATTAATATATAGTCCTGAGAAAATTGCTCTAGCGGGGCTTTTGGCCCGGACGTTACGCGCGCACACTAGATACAGTGTAATTGGTGGGCAGAGAAGGACTCGAACCTTCGAACTCTAATGAGAGCGGATTTACAGTCCGCTGTAATTGCCGCTATACGACCTACCCAAGAAAATGAGCCCAGCCAGAGAATTGAACTCTGCTTTCCGATTTACAAAAACGGTACATCGCCACAATGTTTGCCGGGCGTAAAAAATTATGCAGAATTTGTTTTTATCTCATTAGCCTTGATCTGCTTTTGCTCTTCAGTTGGGTGCGACCCAACATAGCCTGGACGCGGCGGGAGTCGAACCCGCGTGTTTAATATTGATTACTATATATTCATTCACATGTTTTGGTAAATTCAGCATTTGATTGACTAAAGGCTGCTATGGTTTACCGACCTATCTTTTAGAGTCTGCCTGATATAGTGAAGAGTCTACATCCACCCCCTACGCTTGTTTTACGAGTATCGTAGATACTACTCTAACCTACTATATTTTCCAAAAGCTTAGTAGGATCTGCTTTTGGCGTTTATGCGGCCAATGCGTAAGACTCTTCTTCGGAGAAGAATTCCACAACATTTGTCATCACTGACTTGACTGCATTAACTGCATTAGTAATAACTTTTGCATTTATGTTTTCGATCAGCTTTTAAGGTAGCCAACTGATCAACTACCACATGCATATACAGTTTTCAACGATTAAGTCGAAACCAGTACGCGCCCGAAAATTTTTAAAAGATCATTTGCAAAGACTGGCTCTGCAACTAGAGTTTATCTAGTATAGGATAATTACACAAAGTAATTTTGCCTACACACTTATAATAAAATTATTTATGTATATTGTCAAATTATTTCTTAACTTTTTTCCAAAACCAGTATGGGCCAACTATATCGTCAAAATATAAAGACAAATGCATGAATTTTTGGTAGTAATAAAAACAAAATTCATTATTAATCTTGCTTAAGAAATCCCCACAATAGTAGAAAAATACAACTAAAAATTTATAAAATAAAATTTTATTATTTAATAGAAGTGCGCGCATACAGATCAAAAGCAGTATTGATAAATTAAACTAATAAAAAAATAAACAAGAGACGGAACGAATAAAAAGCCACCATACCCAATTAGGATATTTATCCAAGTGTTTTTAGGGTCTTCCACGAAAGCATCTACGTCTTCCTTGTAAATGAGAAATATTGCAATAATAGAAAAAACTATTGTAATAAGGTATACAATATCAAAGGTTATAAGTATTCTATTAATCAAGTTAAACATAATTATTAAAGGTTTTGGAGGTAACCGGGATCGAACCGATGACATTCTGCTTGCAAAGCAGACGCTCTACCAACTGAGCTATACCCCCATATTAAAAAGATACTGTATCTCTAAATTTAGAATATCACAATTGGAATTAACATTAGCAACTTTAATTATTTGTTCTTTAATATAATCCAAGTTATTACTTTCTAGAAAGAATAGAGAATCAAATAGAAACTGCTCGGTATTCTTGCAGTTGATAGTGGCCTTAATATGTGCTTGCATAATTAAAATTGGTACGCGATGAGGGATTTGAACCCCCGACATTTTCCGTGTAAAGGAAACGCTACTACCACTGAGCTAATCGCGCGCTATTATAATAATACTCTATATTTACGAAATTTTCAAGTAAAAATTAATCACAATTTTTAACAGATGTCACAACTGTAAATTTATATAGTAGCATTGGGTTTTTCTTTTGAACTATCAATTCCTTTTTAGCGGAAACAATTAATTTTTTTAAAGACATTATGCTAACTTGCTTTTGTAGGGACTCTTCCGCTTCCTTCTCTGTTTTATAAAAACCACTCCATTTTTCAATATTGTTATTGAAGTTAGTTTCCATAATAATTAATACACCAAGAAGTATAATCGGTCAGTAGTTAAAAAGAAATTTTTAAACATATAATAATTTATCTATTATTCTTTCTTGCTGACATAGTTGTGGCAAATAATTCTTGCAGTTTTGACTGAATATTTTGGAAGTTTTTCTTTTCCCTTTTGTTCATTTTTGCGCTATCGGTAAGTTGATGTGAATCTACGCATATATATGCATTTATTTCGTCGGTTATTACCTGCTTTGAATATCCTATATTTAATAAATGAGATCTAAACTGCGCAAAAACAGATCTATTTAATTGGGATATAATTAAATTTACTTGCTCTCGATATTGACTGTCTAAATAATAAATGGCATGACACATTTCATGTTTAATAGTATCTTTATCTTTAGGTTCGGCACCAATTAGGTAATATGGATTAGTATCATTGTATGACTCGTATTCATCGGTAATTTTCCAATGAATTTCATCTATTACAAAATCGTACTCGTTGCCCCAATCCTCAAAATTTGCAGACATGAACTCGTCCACAACCGCGCCCGGCACGTTAAATCCAGCCCAATCTACGGGATATGTAAATACCCCATCACCAAACTTTTTGGCGTACATTCTTTGAAATTCTGTTATAGTAAAAGTTTTACCACGAACTTGTTTAAATGGCGATTCGTAATACTCTTGTAAACGACAGAACGTCATTGCAAGATCGTATTGATCTTTTATAGTTACTAAAAAAATTCTCTTATAAATTTCTTTGAGTTTGTAGTTAATTTTCATTTTATATCTACTGAAAGTTAATATTGTGAATTTTAAAAAGCTGGGCAGGAACGACTTGAACGTTCAGCGTCTTTCGACAGAGGTTCCAAAGACCCCCGAGTTTACCAATTCCTCCACTGCCCATTAAATTTTTACTATCTAAGTTACAACTAGTCTTTCTTTATATAAATCACTTGCAAATTGTTCCGGAAGTATAACGTTTAGTGGTACCGAATAGAATAGTGGCGCAATATCTTTAGGGTCATATCCTGCCAAACCACATCCAATAAGAGTAACTAGAAAAGTTTTAGCGGGATTTTGTCTGGCAAAAGTAATGAAATCCTGAACGTGTTTTTCTATATCTGAATATTCAAGCGTTTCTATCGAAAAATCTTTAGTTGGTATGGCATAGGAATTACCATACATTCCAATGCCTTTGCCCAACACTGCCCCGAATTTTTCCCTTGCTAGTTTTGCGGCACCAGTCCCATGAATACCAGCTAGATTACTACCAAAAACAAAAACTTCATTGTTTTCAAGTGAAGTTATGTTATCTGGCGTATAGTCGTAATTTTTACCCATACTAATTTAGTAATATTAAGATAGGCGATAGACTTTTTTGGGCTTACCCCTGCCACCAGAAATTTCCTTCACAATGGTAACCTTACCCTGCTTAAGGGCACTTCTTACCAAATTATGGGCTTCGTATTCCTTGATGTCATTTTTGGAAACAATATCGTTTACGGTAAACTCTCCAGAAGTTCCGCCTAGTTCGTTTAGCGGCTTGGTATGTTTCGATGGGCGCCCCCTTCTGCGGGGCGAGACGTTTTCTGCATTTTCTGTATTCATATTTTTATTTTCTGTTTTTTGTGAAAGCTTGGGTTCGCGCGTGGATTCCTTGGAAGACTTCTCAACTATGACAACATTTACATCGTTAGAAATGGGGAACCTAAAGCTTTTCCAATCGTCTGTAACGCTGTCTCTGCGTTCTCCTTGTACAGAAGTGCTTGACTCGTTGGTAGAAATAACCCTTAGATTTCTCATTAACTCTTTTAATGAAGGTATTTCAAAGCTATCTTCTGGCTCAAGCCATCCGAGTTTCTGTGTTTTTTGTGTATTCTTCATTTATACATGGTAAATCTATTTTTATAGTTTAGCAAGTATTTTTTTTTCAAAGTAATTTAAATTCTTTTTTTTATTATACCCTAGAAAATTAAAAACAACACGCATCTATAGTGGAGTGGTTATTGATTTGGTGTAAATACTTTGGTGATCCAGAAAATGATAAATACCGTAGAGCAGTCAAGTGCTGCAAATGTTGATTTAACTGCCAGTGGTTTTATAACAACTGGGCAAACTGGCGCTTTCTACGCCGCAAACAACCCAAGCGGCTTTATTACTGGCGTTAACCTTTCGAGTTACATCACAACTGGACAAACTGGCGCTTTCTACGCCGCAAACAACCCAAGTGGATTTACTACAGCAAGTGAGTTAGCAACGGGATTAACGGGTGTCGTACAATTGGCAATTGGGTATTCGATGTCTAGCGCAAATGCCGCAGTTAGTGGGTTTGCAGATTCTTTATCAGGAACTTTATCAGGATACGTTAAAACCGGACAGACTGGCACTTTCTATACTAGCAATAACCCAAGTGGATTTATTACTGGTGTATCTCAATTTAACTTTAACAATGGTGGGGATCTAAGTGGTAGTTTGCTTTCCCCAACAGTAACCAAAATCCAAGGTAATCCTATTGGTAATGAAACACCAGTTGGTGGTCAGACCCTACAATGGAATGGTACGGCTTGGGTTCCCGGCAGTATTCCAGCGGGTGGTAATGGCGGTGGCGGTAGGGTTTATTATTTTAATTTCGCACACACAAGCGGAATAGCTCCTACCGGCGGGTTGCCAACTACTGGCGATTTCCCACTTTCACTTTTAGGTACGACATATTACGAAGGAAGTGGACAAGCACAGAGCGTCGACTTAGATCCTCAGCAGACTTACCACTTAATATGCGGCTTTGTGAGTGCTAGTGGTGATCCTGGTATAACAGAGATTCCAGCTGGTCTTTGGGATTTTAATATTTGGGCTAGCGTAAATAGTACGAGCGCAACGCAATCATCAATTAAAACAGTTCTTAATATATATAACCCAACCAACTCAACTTATCGTCAAGTAGCTGAATCAGATGATGTGTATCTTTACGATACTGCAACCCCAGCTCAGTATATAGCAAATATAACTGTACCGCAAACTGGTATTTTGGCGACCGAGCGTTTATATGTAGAAATATATGGTAAAAAATATACCAATAATGAAAGAAGAATTACTTTGTACTTTGATAGTTATCGCCCATCTCACGTTCATACAACAATTCCTAGCGTGGCTGGTAACGGCGTAGTTAAGGTTATAAATGGCGTACTACAAACTCCTGCTACTGGTATTTTTAACGACGACATTGATGCGAATGCTCAGATTCAGCAGAGTAAGATACAAAATTTAACAACTAGTTTGGCCAATCTTTATCCAAGAAATAACCCAAGTGGTTATATTACTGGCGTTGATCTTTCTAGTTATGTAACAAATAGTGAAACTGGAGCTTTTTATCCTAGAACCAACCCAAGTGGATTTATTCCCACGATAAGTGGAACTGGAGTTTCAAATGGTGGCAATGTAATTACTGGTAATTATACCGTGTCATCTATTGTGTATTTAACACAATCGCAATATAATGCGATCACCCCTGATGGTAGAACTTTATATCTAGTAGTTTAATATGATTTACTATGGCCAGAATAGTTTAACTGCGCTATACGTTGGTTCTAATGCTATTACTATTGGCTATCTAGGATCCAATATTGTTTGGTCACCCTTAACTGGAAATTTAACTGGAAATTTTTGGTATAATATTACATCTACTGGATGTGCTTCTGTAACAATAAATAGTTCCAATAATATTAATAATGGGTTATCGTGGGGTAACAATGTTTATTCCGGTATTTTATCTGGAACAAACAAGTATACCTATTGCTATAGTTAGTTACTTAGCTTAAGGTAGAATTAATCTTATTTAAACACGCGCACTTATCAACAAGTGCGATATCAATATTTATCCTTTGATTATTAAGTGCTTCTAGATATAGATTATTAGAATCATTTAATATTTGCATTCTTTCGTTTAATTCTTTAGCGTCTTTTACAATAAGAAAATCGCTGATTTTATAACCACGTTCCCTTGCCTTGTTTATTGTTTTAACACATTTCGCATCAAAAAACAAAATAACATCACACATTAGGCATTCGTAAAATCTATTCGCAAGTCCGGAATACACATCATGAGTGTGAACATCTTCAAAATAGATTGAATATTTGTAATTTTTAAGTGTTTCGTTTCCAGTAGTCCAGTCTAACTTGTCTAGGTAGTTAGCCTCAATACCGGCATTTTGATATTTTAACTGATTTTTTATTGATGAAGAAATGTAGTAATTATCAACCCCATTAAAAGCAATCATGTCTTTATACCTGTGCTTTCTAGGTGTGCCAAAATATATACAATCTTTTTTATTTTTTACTGCATCCTGATCCAGTGGTTTGGAGTAATTGAAAATTAATGAATTTAAATTTGCTACATGCCATTCATCAATCCAATCGTTTAGCTTTTTTTCTTCGAGTTTTTTACCTAAAATCCAATGACGATATCCAGATCTTTCCGTGTTGCAAATAACATTGTACTTTTTATGGTATTTCTTTACCACGTTTCTTAATAGAACGTTATCTTCTAGGTCATAATCATTTACTAAAAACCACAATTTCGCATTAGGGTTATTGTCGATAATATCCATATATGCCTTGTATTTCATATAGGGAGAAGCGTAGCAACAAACAATGTGATCCCATTGCTTTTCCAAGGCCTTGGGTATTTGTGACATGTGTGTAACTAATTCATAACCAAGTTCTTTCTTTAAAATTAGTGAGTTCCTTACATGTACTATGGAAGTATTGGAAAAATTTTCTTCTATAGTCTTTTTCTCACAGCTTTCTATCAATAGAACATTACTCATAATATTAAGTCCAGAACATCTCGCGCTGTTGCATCATCCACACTAGAAGCTCGGTGTCTTTTTGTACGATCTTTGCCTCAATTGCGTTATGCTTTGCGTAACGCTGCTCATAAGTACCTTTCTTTTTATCTGTTGCAACCGTAAGCGCGGCATCGGCCTTGTTTTCTAGCGCCGGACGCTCGACTTCAATATACTTAACAGCGGCTTTAACTTTTTTAAAGAAATCTTTATGTGCATTATTGTCATTCCAATCTACAATTCCATCAACCATTTCATCGTACCAAAAATCAAGTAGTAGTGCAAAGTTAACCTTGCGCAGTGCCTCGCTAACATCTGTATATTGATGTCTAGGCATTGACTTTCGAAAGCGCGGATAAAAAGGTTTGATAAAACGCTTTACAGCGTACTTCTTTTCCCTATAATCAAAATATAATCCTTTAAAAAACGAGTAAACTGGATTCTCCCAACTAAAGCACCATTCACGAACGAACCACTGTACAGGATAAAGGCGTTTAATCTCTTTACGCCATGCGCTCCACCCTTTCTCCTTCGACGTGTTTCCACCGAACAACGAGGCACGGTCGATAGGTAGCGCAAAAGGCTTTCTATAAAGTCCGTAAAGTTCGCGCTCTGACTTTGGTAGCGCAAAGTACTCGTCAACCGAGGAAACTTCTATATATTTAGGGAAGGTAGGCCCAGCGAGCCTCTTTTCTAGGGTTCTGATAATTTTCACATCCATTAATATATAATAATACTATATGCACTATATGTCAATTCCAATTTAAGAACATTTCCCACTCTTTTACATTATGTTTATTTTTAATATAAAAAGTAGACGGTAGTTCTTTGGGGTCTTGTGGCTTTTTAATTAATTTTAAACCAGCCTCTTCTGGAGTTCTGTCCGCTTTTTTTGAATTAATATCTTTATGCGTAAGAACACAATTTGACCAGTTGGTTTTTCCTCCTCGTGAGCGAGGAATCACATGATCTATATTAGCGTCTATTGGAAAAAGTTTTTTCCCCGTGTACTGGCACATACCGTTGTCCCTTTCCCATATAGCTTTTGCAGAAAATTTGGGCCGCTTTCTAGGCACTAGATTATAGTGACACAAAACAATTACTTTCGGTATTTTAATTTTGCCCTTAATTGTCTGTATATAATTATCCGTTTCTTCTGAAACATTTAATTTAATCCAATCATCCCATTTTAATGGAACCATGTTATCTTCGCCGCGAATATCAAGACCAGTGGCATTGTTAGTATACATCATAGAAATTGCTTCTATGGCATTCTTAACATGAATTGCTTGCCAGTTCCTATTTAAAACTAGAACTGTTTCGTTTCTAAGTTTATCGTTCACTGGTAACGCTCGTATCGGTATTGGTAGAATCTGGATCTATGTTTGCTTTATACAAATAGTCCATTTCCAAAACTAAATCTTTCTTAGCTTGCTCTAGATATTCATCTGTTGGATATTTGTCCAACGATTCTCTAAGAAGATTCCCAATAATATCATTAACAGAAATATCTTGTTCACATGAATAGGTTATTAGCATTTCAAGAATTTCTCTAGGCCAATCTTCAATATCAATTTCTATTTTCTTATAAGGACGAAGCTCAATTGAGCCATTGTCGTGAAGCTTAACACTAAATTTAGTTCCTGCGCTCGCCCCAATTTCCTGAAGTTCTTCTTCGGTAAACTGGATATAGGCATCATTAGTTGGTTGTAATGCTTTCTTTATCATAATTGTTAAGGAATTGTAAATGATTTCAACCGCTTTGTCAACTGTTAATTCACCATAATAAGTACTTATTTTTCAAATTGTGCTTTAATTATTTTTACGCTTTCACCCCTATTATCCATAGCCTGTTGAGATATACTAACAGGATCGGTAATATACGCTCTCGTCCTGTAACTGCCTTTGGAGTCATAAGTCCAAAGCTGATTTTTTGAAGGTGGGTATAGATAAGCAACTATCGCATGACCGGAAAGTTTTTGTTTTCTATTATAGTCTATATAACTCATAGTAATAACTTCTGACCATACATTATATTTTCTTAACCCCTCTCTAAATGAAATCGCCGTTGGAAGACAGGCGTTCTGTTCAAATTCCATCCATGCATTAGGATTTTTAGGTGTGCTTTCACAACCCGTTAATAAAATTAAAGCAAAGATAATTTTTTTCATATTCTATTATCCCCCTACTCTATTATCAAAGTCATTCTGTCGACCAACCTCCCAAACTGTCTCCCAAAGAGAATCAATAGTGTGACAGATTTCTACCTTCTTCTTACCAACTGTCTTATAAGCTTTGTTAGGCTTTCCATTCTTTAATAGAGATGGTCTTTCATAAAGATACCAATCAATCCATCCAATTTGTTCATCATTGAAATGAGACTTCAAAAGGACATCAATAACCCTTTCATATGGTTCAGTATAATTCATTAGATCAATACCAAGATCATAAGTCTTTCGACCCTTTTCATGCATTAACTGAAGCTTTAAGATAATTTCTTCAAAGAGTTCTTTTGTCATAATCTTATTCTATATTCTTTAGGAGGATGTGTCAATCCTCTTTATATGCTACACAATTAATTCTTTTATTAAAATCAGAGATGAGATTGGCTGTAATCCTAGAACCATCCTGAAGAGTTACACCAAGCCACCAATGACCATTATCCATTCTTTCTAAATGAAATAACTGAACATCTTCGGCAACAATCTCATCAAGATTGCCTTCACTATTATATCGAAATTCCCATTCAGGATTCATAATATTACCAGTTATCGAAGTCTAGGCCTCTTTGTGTCATAATCTCCCAAAACTCTTTTCTAGCTTCTTCGAGTGCTTCGTAATACTCATCAGGCTTTCCTTTATTGTCTCCAGTGTCTTCTGGATACTTGATCTTGTCTCTTAGGTATTGATCTATGTCCCAAGCAACCAAATACCAGCTAGTGGCATTGGATGCAAGTTTAAAGTCTGATTGCTCTTCTGGCAAATTAAAAGTTAATGTTCCTGTTGGCATATTATGTATAATATTAATTTTTTGGAAGACGTGTCAAGTCTTGTATTTTCTTTTCTAGCTTTACTAATTTTAAAGCTAAATCGCTTGCCGCCTCTTCCCACGTTGGCTCTTGAAATTCATTAGAAAATGTCTTCGGCAAATCTTGTATATTTAAATATTTATCACACTTGCATTGTTCTTTTATATGTTGACATTTATAACACCATGTGCACACACGCTCGCCTTCTACGGGGTCTCCGTTATTCAATTCGGACTCGACAAGATCAATAATGTTTTTGTCATATCCACCCCAATGAAGTGGATACATAGGATGCTTTTGAGATTCATTGTCTTCTTTAAGACTTGTGATCTGACATTGTAAACTCTTATTATATGTTTTTAATTTCTTTTCTCTTTCCCCATACATTAATTTTAATGCTTCAATCTCCTTATTAGCAGCATTGAGTTGATGCTTATATTCCTCCCTCTCTTCGGCACATTTCTTGTAGTCATTCTGAATAATCTGAGTTTTAGCCTCATTAAAGGTTATGCCATAACTACTCCCCTCCTTCTGAAGCAGTCTTTCAATTAGCTCAACGTTCTCAGTCTTTAGATGTCTGAGATCTCTGACTTCCTTGGTAAGCTGTACGTTTTCATTATAAAACTTCTCTGCCTCTTCTCTTAAATGTGCTACTGACTGTCTAAGATTTATTGCATTATTGTGTTCTGTAGTTCCATCTTCTTGGATGGCCTTGAGAATATCTTCAAGGGTCTTATTTTCTCCCTTTAGCCTTGCGTTTTCCTCTAATTGGTTCTCAAGTTGCCTCTTAATCCGTGAGTAGTTAAACCAGTTGTACATATAAATATGTTACTGATATATGATAGCTATGTCAATATTAAAATGCAAACATTAGTGCAGTTTGGGCAACAATGGGTTGATTACCCCCATGAAACTTAAAATCCCTACTGATAATACCACCTAATTGGCAGTCTTTTTTCTTTGATACTTTAAGATGGTACTTGGATTGTAACCTATTAATATCCTCTATAACGTCTCTACTATCATGGTAAGCGCCAATATAGTCAATTAATTTAAATTCTGGCTTTTCGTATGCATACGTGTTTGTCGCCAGTAATATACATAATATAATTATATTTTTATATCTCATAGTGCCAACTCCTCTTGAACTCTTCAAATTTCTTTAGCCAAAGATTAAACTTTCTAAGTCTTTTGGTTCCTTTTTCGCCTTTCTTCTTTACCTTCTTAACTCCTTTTGATATCATCCAAAAGAACATCAGCATTCCAAATGCTAATAGACCCACTGTTACATGACCAATAACATGAATATCATTATGTTGCATTTAATGCTGTCCACCCTCCCATGTACTACCACAGGGCCCACCACTCTCATTAACATCGATCACAATATCTTCTCCTTCAGGTGTTATCAAGGGTATATAATGTCTGCTGATGCGCTGAGTGGATTTTGGAACATAATGGCAGATAAAGGATCTACGAAATCTGTCTTTGGATCTATTTGGCCCTGAGCCATGAATTGAACTACCATTAAAGAATAATGTATCACCTGATTTCATAATACAAGGAACAGCCTTTTTTCCTTTTGGAGTTGGTACAAAATGGTTTGTGAATGACTCTGCTGCATTGGCTTCTTTTGGACATATAATTTCCTCTTCTGCTGTATCTGCTACAAGATACATTCCACCATTCTCTGGATCTGCATCATCGATAGCAGTCCATGCTGCAACACATGTTTGTGGTTCAACTAAAAGATAGAAATTATCTTGATGCATTGCCTGTCCTCTAGAGCCTGGTGGTTTATAGTAAAACATGCTTTGAGCAGCAAGTACATCTTCTTGCATAAGCTCTTTCAAGCAAAAAAGAACAGCTGGATGGACAAGATTTTTGCGTGATACAGAGTCATAACGATGTGGTTGCAGCACTCTCGGAAATTCTTTTAAAGGGTCTCCATTTGATTCATCTTTAGAGACAGGGTAAAAATAATCTTCAATAGTACCACTCTTTGCAATTCGATCAAAGGTATTTTTAATTTCTTCTACTTCAGCTTCAGAAAAGAGGCCTCTTGCTACAGCATAACCATGTTGCTTGAAAGAGGCCTTCATCTCTTCAAGGTTAACAGATTCGGGCAGTGTATATTTATTCATATTATTATTTACACCTCTTTATACTCTACATAACTCTCAAGTATTTTATCTTCGTGCTTAAACTGGATGCAGTTTTTGCCTTCATGGGTATATCTTTGTATAACGGTAATCTGCGACAAGGGAATCCATTGCTGAATATCTTCTACCCAAACTGATGCTATCTTTACACTATTCATTTACTTGTTATAAGCATTACCCTAGTTATAATCTCTTCCAAGTCATCCTTGTCATATCTTGGATGCTGATCCCAATCTGGATCTCCATAATGTTCCAAATACCAATCAATTTCATTGATGATAGATTTAGATATAACTTTAATAAGTTCTACTTCAGCTTCTTCTGTAGTCTCCCAATCTGTATCTTCATAATCATGGTTGATATAACCAGCATGTTGGACTGTATAAACAACTTTTTCACCATACTGATAATCTGTAATAATATAAAAATGACAATCACGATCCTTGTGGTAATCGCCACAAATAGTGTTATACCAAATCTTATTTAATTCAATAATTTTATTATGATTGTTCATTATTAATATCCCATATTAAGCTCTTGGGCTTGTGCCGCAAGTTCATCCAAAGCTTTTGCACGAGAATCAAATCCAAAAACTTCTATCTCAATAGCACCAAGCTCCATTGGGGTATAGTTTATATGTTCACAAGAAACACAGAAGTATCTTGGATCTGGTTTAATATTATATGTAACAGATCTGTCTAAAATTACATCAGGTTCATTTATCTTTACAACTTTATCATGGATGTGACCATGCACATTCACTTTATGAGCCTTGCCAAAGGAACTAGGATGAATTGGGATATGACTCATGAGAATACCGTTTTCTAAACGATGAGTACCACGAATGTCTTTGAAATATTTTAGATAAGATGATGATGGGTATATATCATGGTTGCCAGCAATTAGAATTTTACGAGAACCATTTAATCTTCCAATCTTTTCAATATCGCTTTTCTTTTGAGCAACATCGCCAAGAACGTAGACACGAGCATCTTTTGGAACCACTTTATTCCAGTTTGCTATAATAGTCTCATCATGCTCTTCAATAGAAGAAAATGGACGCAAAGGGTGTCCATTTTCTTTCTTCAAACTACACATATCAAAATCCCCGATGTGCAAATCTGCAATTACGAAAGTTGGTCTCATATTTAAATATGCTACATGTTTATGATTTATTTGTCAATCTTTTCCTTTTACCCACACAATTCCTACCTCTACTAGTATAGGTTTTAGGTGGACACTTCAAGCTACTTCTTAATCTTCAGACTCTTTACATCAACTCCAAATTTCTCAGCAATGTCCTTCAAAGTAACTTCTGTTACTAGGTTTGGATTAGAGATTCTATTTCCTTTTGAATCAAACCAAGCTTCAGATCCAAAAGAGTCCTTGCGATGAATCAAATTATTATTCTCATCATATTCTTTCCAAAATTCAAATCCATCTGAGTTCTTGTAATGAATCAGATTATTATTCTCATCATATTCATACCAAGATTCAGATCCATCTGAGTCCTTGTAATGAATCCGATTACTATTCTCATCATATTCATTCCAATATTCATATCCATCTGAGTCCTTGATATGAATTTCATTTCCTTTTGAATCTTTGGTTACGAGTGGATAATTGATTACAGGTTTGTTTTTCATGTTTTTATATTCTATATGCTTTAGGAGGAGGTGTCAAGATAATAATCAGATCTTCTTATTCCAAACAATCTCAAAGAGATAACACTCCCAAGCAATTCCTATCTTTGTATATGAAGAGCAATTAAAGAAAGTTGGACATACCTTCTTCTTATTAAGAACAGGAAACTCCCAAAGACCCACGCTAAGCTTATTCCAGAGATAATTATTACAAAAATACATCTTAGCAGGTTTTGCGTTCTTTAGAATCTTCTTTGTTTTTTTTGTCAAAGGTTTGGAAACATTTACATATGTTTGATGATTTACTCTAATTTTATTCATAATTTACTTCAGCAGCTTGTTTTAACCAGTCTGAAAAAGCTTCGTCATATGATCTAATTTCAAAACCACCATGGAAATCTTCATGGGTAAGTGATAAATTGTATTTTTTAGAAAGTTGTATAACTTCACTAAGAAAATTAATTGCATTCTCTGATCTATCTTTATTATAGAGGTATTTTTTAGTTGTCATATTTCTAAACCATCTAAATATAAAATTTCTTTATTAAATTCAATCGTTATTTCGTCCCCGCCATTTCTTGGAATTATATTTATGCTATTACCATTTATATAGGCCCTTTGTGCATTCAATATATCAACATTATCAAATAGCAGGTTACAGTCTTCATCAATACCGTCACTAATAGTAGCCCGAATTCTTTTCATTTTATTATTGAGTAAGCGCAGTGTCCTGTGCGTTGCGTCCAATTTCGGAATGCCAAGTGACGGGCGGCATAACCTTATACTTGGGAATTGATCCATCTTTCACAAAAGAGTCGTCGTGCCAGACGATTCGGTTGTTAGGCTGTGCGGCTATCTGGCCTGACCCATCTGCCAGTAGCAGGAGATGATAGCATTTATGCTCTGATGGATACTGGCTGAATCCATTGTCGGTGTGATCCAAGGTGAACCAATAGCTGGCCGGAACCCTGTTGCCATCTCGGTCAAGGTAATGGCATGACATCTCGCGCAAATACTCGTATCTGCACACTGCGAAATCCCAGCCATGGCAATCCCACATTTGCAGGTGTGTGATTGGGTGAGGTTCTACGCCGTTCTCTGGCTCTTCGTGGTATAACTTGTGCAATGGTATCCTCGCCCATTGTGCGCCTGATTCGCATAGGATGGAGAAGTGCAATGCTCTAGATGGAATGCTAGTGACCCCGATTATCACGCATGGCTCTAGGCCTTTGCGTCCATCCAGCCCATGCAGTATGTCTGCGGCGACATATCCGTACAGGTGTTGAGGAGTAGAAGCGTTTAGGCAATAGTGTGACATTTTAAAAAAAGAAGTACTTTATTAAGGTAAAAAGTCCGTACCAAATAATTAACCCAAATACAGCGCTAATTAAATAGGGCCAAAATGGGTTGTTATTTTTATTCATATTATGCAATATTTCTAATAACCCAAATTTGAAGCTTTTGAATTTTTTGTGCAATCCAGTAGAGACCTTTTGAAACAACTCTACTCCAGAAAATTGTCCAATAACCAAAAGTAATTTTATTTAGAGCTCTTTTAGTCCGCGTCCAAGGATGCGCCTCATGTGCGGCGAGTTGGTCTTTCCAATGCTTTTCTCTTGCGGCATTCTCTTCTGCCGTACTTGAGATTTCTCCTTTTGCTAGTTTAATATTGGTAAGTTTCCCAGTATTAAAAACGGCATCAAATTCGATATCCCAAGTATTACCATCTGCATCATCTTTATAATGATAAAAATTAATAGTGCCATGATATGGTACTTTTACGGTCTCTCGGCCAGACTCAACAAATTCATAGGGCCATACCCACCTCTTGCTCTTTCGGGCCTTCTTTTCGTCTTCCTCTGTCATGGTTCTAACCATCTCTCCATCAACTTTATCAAAGTAAAGTCCAGTACCCTTAATGGTGTAAGTGGTCATGGTGTTTTCTATATCCTTTGTTTGAAAGCCCTCTTTAGACCAATCGGTATCAGGAAAAGCCTTTTTGAGTTCTTTGTTTAGTGGAAGCTTGCGCTTAATAAGAATTGTGTCGAACATGCCCATATTTTTATTATTGTTTATTTTTGTTTTTATGTCAATTAATTTTTTTAAATTCTTTTTCAAGATATAAAGACATGCTTTCGTTATCAAAAAGCGCGCTTTGTAATTTAATAGCAACGCCACCGGCCTCTGTCCAGCTATCTATATATGGTTGAAAGTCATCTATTAAAACATTTTTAGAGCCGTCGTTATTTAAGGCGTATTTTGATTTTTTATCTGGAAAAACTGCGCCCTTGAAGTATTTGGAATATTTTGGAACAATGTGTTTATCTATCCATTCTAATTTGCCTTCTATACATTGGTCTACTGACATTTTAGATGGGTGGGAGCAAATGTAAAAACCCCCAAATTTTTCAATTACTTTATTTATTAAAGTGTCGTTAGTACTATATGGTTCAAGATTGGCAAATAAACTTTTTGGCGTACCTAGTTTTTGATAAAACAAATCCTTATCAACCCAAACGCTTTTAATTTTCAGTTTTTCTGAATCTGTTGCGTCAATATAATTTTTATTAATAATTTTATTAGAAATAAAATCAAATAGATTAGCAAGCAAACCATCCATATCAAGATAACATTTGGTCTGCATTTTATGATAATAATATATTTAGGAAAATATGTCAAGCATTATTGTGATGATCTGGACAACTTTGTGTTCTCTTTCTCATCTCGGCCCTCAGTTCACCAAATGTAATAGGACTAGGGCAATTCTCAACAGAAACTTCATAGTTCAATCCTGTCTTTAGATACATCCTTCCAAGTTCTGATCTATTGAGATTACCGTGAACGTGCGCGAAAAGATGGTATGCCCCCTTGCCTGCTCCATTCCAAGACAGTATAGGAAAATGACTTAGAACAATAGGCTGACCATTCACAAACGTCTCTAGATAGTTAGGGACAAATATAATTTCCCTTTTATCATTATGATCCCAAATATTGCTCATGTAGAAAGTATTGTTCTCGCACCTGTCTAAAATCTGCTTGTAGCCAGCCTGATGATTGCCGGGCAGTACATACAGGGTCTTATACTCTAGCCTCTGAAAAAGTTCTAGTAGTCTCTCATCGGCATTATGCCCAAAAATCGTATCACCGAGAAGAAACCCTATAGTGTTTTTATTTGCCTTTTTATTCCAATTCTCTATTAGTCCCTCGTCATGCTCTCTGGAACTATTATAACCCCTTGTCTTCCAGATAGGGACATCCCACTTGGGATCATGTCCATAGTGCATACAGCCCCAAAACAGAACGTCATGGTCTGTACTTGAAATTTTAACAGGCTTGTAAAATAAATCTTTCATAATCTCTAAAGTATATAGAGATTTTTATAGCTGGGCAAGAAAATTACCTAGGAATTATAACAGCTTCACAATCTGCTTTCTCTGTGTCAGTTACATGATGAACTTCATGCTTTCCATAATACCAATGTTCATGGACATTTAGTCTAATAGGAGTCTGATAAGGCTTTTCTGGAGCATCAATTCCCCCTTCATAGCCTTGTACCATAACAAGCATCTCGGGATCAAACTGCTGTAGCATTTCAATTAGTTGTTTTACTTTCATATTTTAATATTACATGAGAAGAGTAACACTTGTCAAGATATTTAAACTCGTATACATCTTGACCAAATAAATCTTCAGAGATGCCAATGAATTCTGTTTTAGATACAGGAACCCATTCGCCTTCTACTAATACATGGGGCGTTTGTTCGTCGTTCATATATTCCAAGTTGTTGTTCCTCCATGATGACCGCAAGTCTCACAGTAGCCTTTATCTGATTCATAATCATCATACTGAAAACATTCCACTAAACTTTTAAAATCACAAGTACCTCTTTTAATTTCTTTTTTAAGTTTTAATAAAAGATAATCAAGAAGTTCGTCATCTTCTTCGGGTTGCTTAACGCCCTCATCTACCTCCCCACTTCTCCATACACCATTGATACTAAACCCCCAATTATAACAGGACATCTCATCATAGACTATTTTATATTTTGGCCTATCATCTTCTAAATCTTCTTTAAAATCACTCATATTTTTCTCCAGTATAGTATTTGTAGATTCTCTTCAATGCTTTAAGATCCTTTGTATTCTCTTTAATGTCTTCAATGATATAAGGTCTTGGATTCTTTATCTTTTTGAGATCTTTAGTGTTATTTGAAAGTATCTCAATAGTCTCAGCCAATGACTTGGCAAATGCCAAGTCTAAATGCTCATCATTAATTTCTATTTGCATAGTCTTATTCTAAATGAATTAGTACGATTTGTCAACTGGATACCATAGAACTTTACCCCATTGGTCAACCTTGAAGGTATTGCCGAGTTTGTCCCGCAAAACGGTTGTATCTTCGGTTGTTTCGATGATAATACAACCTAGTTCTAAAAGGAATTTGACTTTCTTTTCTTTCATGATTTTATTCCACATGCTCTAAGAGGAGATGTCAAGAAAATCTTACCAGCCATAAGCTGTTCCTTGCTGGCCCCACCAGCTACCACCATTCACTATACCACGTTGATGAACATAACGAGGCCCATTGTAGATATGTCTATCTGGATCAATCTTAGCCTCTTTAACAATCTTTCCATCTGGTGCCCTACAAATGCCTTTGCTATCAACCTTATAAACAGTTGCACAACCCGTGAGAGCTAAGACGAACAATAATGCAATTTTCATAATCTTATTCTATATGCTTTAGGAGGATGTGTCAATCTTATTTTCTTTCATTTCATTCCAAAAGAACTCATCTAAAGACTCTGCTTCATCAGCTGTCATTGGTCTTATTCCTTCAACAAAGTCATTATAGGTTTTATTAGATAACCACTTCTCTGGCTTCTCTGTATACTGTGCTTCTTCTCCTAATAGAGAATAGTAAGCCAATTCCAATCCAATAAGCATACCATACATATACTCATCATAGTTATAGTTACCATTCTGCTTTTGGATGTCAATGAGACCTTTGATTTTGTCTGCTGCTTCTTTCATATTAGTCTCTATTAAAGTCATTGAAGATAGCTTTCCATTCATTAAGAAGATACTCTCTAATTGGATTATCTTGGTACATTACATCAATATCTTTTACAATTCTATCAAAATTCTTTACCATTTGCTCACCTTTCCTCTTATACAGATTTGCTACATCTTCCCAATCAACATATTCGTTTGGTACTGGAATTACCATATCCTTATCACAATGAACACAAGTACAATGTACTCTCTGACCTATAACAGGTGCAAACTCTAAAGTTTCTTCATCCAAAAATGGATTAGCAAATATTGTTTTGTGTTGCATATTATTAGACAGGGTAACCTAAATCATCATATCTAGGTGGTAGTATATTCTCTTTTGGTATATATGACGAATAACTCACAGATACATGTTTATGTACATTAAATTGTTTTCCACACTCATTACACTGAAGCCCTCTAAAGAAATCATCATCTGGATTGTAAAAGATTTCATATGACATTTGAAACTCATAACCACAATGAGGACAAACTATTTCATCTGTATAAGAGCAATCAATTTCTTTTTTCATATTAATTAAAAATTACTTCTCCCTCATATACTACTTTCCAAGGTTCTAATTCAAAATCTCTTTCTACTTGAATTACACATCCAGCAATTTCTAGAAATGTTTCACCCATAGTTCTCATATGCTCTGGCATAACAAGAATTTGATCCAAAGCTCTGAGTCCACATTTAATAGTAATCTCTGCTTTCTTCTCTTGAATTAAAAGTTCTAAAAGAGCTTCTCTAATTGCTAATCTCTTTGATGCAGCAACATCTTCTGGTGATGGTTTGGGTATATAAACAGACATCATATTATTTTAAAAGTTCTGGATTCTCAAAGATGTTACCAATTACTACTATTGCAGGTTTGTTGTTTAATTTTTCAATTATATTACTTTTTGCAGTAATATCAATAAAACACTCATATGTTAGACCACCCCAATTAACAATAAAACTACCATTCAAAAATTCTACAACCCCATTACAGTCTTCCATATTACCATCATTTGATATATAACGAACAATATCCCCCTCATAGATCTCAACACCATTTTTATCTTTAACACCAGTGTATTGTTGCATTACATAGTTATCATCAAGTGCATTTCCTCCATGAATATACCACTTACAATCAACATAAATGATATCATTGTCTATATCAATTTTATGCAAAAATCCTTTTCTTTCTGTATCCCAAACTCTGAATTTAAATTCTCTGTTCATATTATTTTAAAAGTTCTCTGTGCTCAAAGATGTTGCCAATGACTTCAAAATCAGGACAGACTTCATCTAATAAGTCATCAGTTTGATTTCTCCAATCAATAATAAAGCTACTGGCAAAATAATCTACAATCCCAACCCTATTTTTAATACCATAGTGTATTTCACAGAAAATAATATCTCCCTCATAAATCTCAACACCATTCTTATCTTCAAGACCAGTGTATTGCTGCCAAACCATATCATCATACAGTCCTTTATACTCTGGCATTTTACTTAGCTTCAAACAGCCATAAACATTTTCAGGATCATACCAATACCTATTAACATCCTTCGACCACATTCTGAATTTAATTTCTCTTTGCATATTATTTAAAAGTAAAGTTTGCAACCATAGCACCAATTATAACAATTGCTAAAATAGCTATCAACCTAATTGTATTAGAATCATCCATGTTAATCTTCTCTTGGATCAAATTGTTCTTTGTACTCTTTAATTGCTTCACTCTTAATCTCTTCAATCCTCTGATTAAAAACATTCAAGAGGTAATTCATAAAGATTTTTGCTGAATCTTCCATATCACCTTCAAACTTCAGCTTATCTTCATTAAAATCTAAACAACCACTTACTTTAGTTCCATTGTCGAAGATAAACTTAATAGTATAATCTGGTTTAAAAAAAGATACATCATCACCACAAGTAATTTTACTCCAATCTATTGTATCAATTTTTAGTTCTTCGTTCATATTATTCAACAGTTATAGTTTCATTAAGTTTACTTTTTAACTATTTTTACAACCAGAAAAGCTAATCCTAATATACCAAAGAATGTACAGTTGTTAATTATTACCTTAATTAATAGTAAAGCATCTTCGTGTGTCATATTATCCCACTTTAAAGAAGTGTAATCCAAGATTACCAATGTTGCATTGTCTGGCAACAAATCTTGTAATCTTTTTAAGATCAGAATCATATGAGTTATTGAACTCATAGTTATGTGTACCAAAGAATCTAATAAAAGGTCTCCATGAGACTCTAAATGTATACTTGGTATTGAATATAACTGTGCTATAATCTATTAAGAATGTTTCTTCCATATTATTTCCTAATATAACACCAAATTGTAGCCAAGTCAATAACAAAAAGCAGAATGACCATAAAGAACATAATCATAGATTCTCTTGTTAATTTCTTAATATGATTAAAGTGTCTCTCATTGATCATATTTTGAGCAGATTTGAATACATCTAGGTTGAGCTTATTATTATCAATTCTCTTATTATGACTATAGAGCTTGTCTTCTACTACATCTTTATTCTGTTCAATATTATGTTCAAGATCCTTAATTTCAGCAAATCTATTTACATTTTGTTTATTAAGCTCATCAATTTTCTGTCCATGTTCAAAGGTGAGATTAATAGTACTATGCAAAGCCTTTTCTGTCTTTTCAAACCTCTCTTCAAGTCCTTCTACATTCTCTTTTGGTACTTTAGCTGATCCAATTACATTAGAAATAGTAGAAGTTGGTTCATTAAAGGAACTCAGAGTAACACCATTTCCTTTTTCATAATTGTATTTCACAGCAGGGTTGTTGAATATGCTCATATTATTTGTTTCTCATTTTATGAAGCTTTTCTTGAAGCTCAAGTCTCTTCTCATAGCTTCCATTATAAAACATTTCTTCAATACACAAATCAGTAAAATTATAAGCTTCCTCTAAATCTTCTTGTAGTTTTTCAATCTTCTTAACTCCAATATTAAGCCACTGTTCTAGTTCTTCCTTTAGCCTTTGATTCTCTTTTAAGATCTTTTCAGATGGTAAAGCATCAGAAGCAAAAGCTAACTCAATAGCCTTTTTGTACCTGTTCTCCAAATCTCTAAAATCCTTTAAAGACACAACAAAAGCTGATTTCTCAAAATCATTTGCTTCTTTATATTCAATATCACTTTCCATATTTCTCCAATGCTCTGTTATAAGCTCTGTCATAAGCATCCCCAATAGGATCAATTACAACATCACCAGTTTCATCCCTACCTACTCCATTACTCTTCAATAGTTTAAGAAGCTCATCAATAATCATTTCATTATAATAAACTTCTTTTGCATAATACTCACCATATTTGCAACCATGATTAAGAAGACACTGTTCAATAGGACAACATCCTTCCTCACCACAGCTTTTACATTTCTTACAATAAGGACTATCAAAATAATCTCTTTTCCAATCTATAAATTGTTGCCAAAGATTTATCATATTAGTCTTTATTTGGAATGTATGGACCTGTAGGAACTTTCTTAAATGATTTGATCTCTACATTATAGTCAATATCATAGTCCTTATAGGTCTCTGGATCTTTGATATAATAAGCTCCACCAGAGGTTTGTGCAAGGAATAAGAACTTCCAATACACCTGAGTCTTTAGAGCATAGACAATAGATTCATTACCAGACCAACCACCTGTAGCAATCTTCAGCCATCCATTCTTTCTATTCCAGACTCCATATCCTCTTTGATATGCCTTCTCAGCAAACTTCAAGCAATTTACAAAATCATTCACAGGCCATTTCTCAATAGCCTCAATAGTATCATCAGATGGATAACCATCAATATCAAAGGTTGGTTCTTTCATATTACCAGCCCTCCTCTTTCTTTCTTGGTGCTGTTACCCATACACCAAGATATGAGTTTTCTTCGTTTATCGCAAGTTCATATTTGTCACCTTTAGGTAGAGTCTTCCACTTTTTATCAATCAGATCATAACACTCTTGATATTTCTTGTCACAAAAGAGATCATACATTTTTGTTCTGATATTGTTTGGTACTCTAAAGAACTTCCTAGTACTAAATCCCTCTACAACTGGATTAGGAACATCTGAATAACTTCCCCAAGTTGTATCAAAATCTCTTCCAGAACCAGAATAACCATCATTTCTCTCATAAGCCATATATTGTCTAAGAGTCTTTGAGATCATATAGGCTTCTTCACCACCATGTCCATACTGACCAATACCCCAAGCTGCATTAGGACTATTAAGGTCTTTGAAGTATACAGATCTAATAAGCTTCTCAATATCCTTATTGTCATCATAGTGATGATAGTTTTCATCCTTTAACATCTTAGACTGCTTATCAGAATAGACTTCATCCATAGCCATATCAATCTGACCACTACGAAGTCTCATGTAACATTCCAATGCTCTATTGATCACTGGTAAATGTCTTTCATCAAAGGTTATAGTTACCTTCTTAAATTTTTTATTCTTCATACTCTTAGTATATAGGAATTTTTAGGACACTTCAAGCCTTATTAGCTTTCACCTAAAGTATTCTTCAATCTAAGAACAAAATCCTTTATGTTTAACATCTGATAATCATCATAAGTCATATAGCTGTCTCCAAATTCATCAACGCTAATATCAGCTAAAATATGCTTTTTACCATTTGTTGTTACAAATTCTTCAATTACAAATTCCTCATCATTAATCTCGAAAGAATATTCTATAGAGTGTTTAATAGCTCCTTTTGTATAATTTTTATCATTCTTCTCATACTTTACCCCATTCCTATCAAGTAAAGATAATACCATCTGTACAATATTGCCTTCAACATTCTCCATAATATTTTCAACCAGTTTATCGAATTTCATATTATTATTTAATATATATTAACTCTTAAATTGAATTCAAAATCTCATCAAGTTCAGCTTCCATATCCTCCTCATACCCTTCATACTTTATACTGTTGATTGTGATAGGTGCATCATAAACACAATCCTTAACAGCCTCTCTACAAGCCCTAAAGATATGCTTATTAAGTGCTGAACCCTTCAGATCATCTTCGACATTAATAATTGTATCGAAGTCAATAATCATCCTCCCCCTTACTTCAATATCTTTCATATAAGAGATCGAAACAAGACAGACATATGCTCTTCCTGAAGCTCAACAGTAACAGGCTGACGAACTTTCTTCTTATAATTCTTTACAGCCTTCTTAGGGTTCTTTTTAGCTTGTGCTTTTGTAGTCATTATGTTTTTATAATATATGAATTTTTAGGACACTTCAAGCTTTTTCAAAACAAGATCTGGAATGCTCTTACCAATGTCCTCTACAGAACCATTCTTCATAATGTATTCTGAGACCTTACCCCACTGATTCAGAACTACTAGAGCTTCTTCCTTCCATTGTCTTAACTGCTTATTAATATCCCTTAGGTCATTAATCTCCCTCTCATCCTCTTGAGTTTTGACCCACAGAGCATCTCTCTCCAGCTTTACTTGTTCTAGCTCTTCAGCAGTATCCCTTAATTGATAGATCTCCCTAAATATATCAAACTCGAATTCCTTCTCATCAATATCATCATCCATATTCTTTATAGTCTCTGCTCCTCTAAGGATTTGATTTATTTTATCTTGGTATCCAATCATATTAAAGATGCTTAAAACAAATTACTTCACCAGAGATCAGATAATAGACATAGAGTGCTGCAATAGTTGTAATGACTGTATAAAAAAGGTACTTAAGTTGTTTCATAATCTTATTCTATATGCTTTAGGAGGAGGTGTCAATTAAAAAGGTGGTTGGTTGTTTTTGTACTTCATTCTCCAGTACCAATAAGGAAATGGTGTACTGTACCAAAGACTAATCCACATCCTCCTAAAGCTCTTATGCCATCTCTCTTCTTTAGCAAAATGCATTCCACACTCAGTATACCAACAGGCAAGATGGTGTAAAGCCTTCTTGGGATCTTTTGCCCACTCTTCTGTATAGATACCAGTGGTCATCAGCTCTTCAATGATTGCTTCTTTCCAGATATTCTTAGCCATATATAAAGGAGTTTACTTCTTCCTATTAGCTTCTAGGATAGGAAGGTTAGCTTCTGTAGGAATATAGATTACCTGATTCTTTGTGTTCTCAAGATTATTAACAAAAAGGTAGCGAAGATATTCCTCATTGTTTTTCAGAGACTCACCAATGATCTTGTTAGCCTCTGCAACCCCCCTCGCCCTTTCAATCTCTGCCTTTGCTAGCAAAGATGCACTCTCCATCTTAGCCTTTGCCTCAGCAACAGCTACCTCTCGGGAGGATTGAGCATGGGCAAGGATTGCCTCACCTTCCATCTTCTTTGAATAGACATCATACTTTGGGCATCCCCACATTCCAAGGGTAATAACTCCAATGAAGAGAATTGCTACAAGTGTTGTTAATGATACTGCTGTTGTTGTTTTCATATTTTTATATATTAAAGGAATTTTTAGGACACTTCAAGCCTAAACTTTGATTTTATCCATTCTATCTGCGACAACATTATTTGTTCCAGAGAATCCATGATCAACAAGTAAACAGGGAATATCATTCATTATACAAGCTGTACAGACTTCTACCTGATCATCAATCATCAAAGTACAATTGAGCTTCTTTAGAACAGGAATTTTTGATCTTCCTGATGTACTATGAATAGCCTTAATAGGTAGATTGTGCTTTTTTACAAAATCTTCTACTTCTGGAATATCTTCTTCTTTTCTATACGTAACCACATGTATATCAAACCCCTCTCTATCCTTCTCTAGGACCATATCAACAATCTTTTGAATAGGCTTTAGAACACCTGTACCTACAGCAATCCATCCTCCTGACACTTCTTCAATGGCTAAAGTGTAGTCAAAATCGAATGCTATAACTGGCCTGTTCATCTGTCTATAATAGAGACTCTTAAGGGATTAGTCAAGCTTATTCACTATTACCTAAAAGCTTTTTAAAGAGATTATAGCATGAGATATAATAATCACACATTATTGGGTCTTTTGAATCCACGGCGTTATCAAATTCTAGAGTATTTTCTGTAATATCTTGTTGCAAACTCTTCTTGAAATCTGGATTTAGCTTAGATTGAATAAGATCTAAAATAGGCTCCATATCCTTATCAGACAAATGCAAATTAATTTCAGAACCATCATATTTTGATCCATAGTTGAAATTGATTTTAACCTCTACAGGAGGATGCCTAAAATTGGTATCAAAAGGCTCACCTGAAAAATCAGAGAAGTAAATTGCTTCTTCGTTCTGTTTTGGCTTTAGTATCTTCTTCATGATTTGTTTAACTTGTTATAGATGTCATCATATGCTCCAAGGTTATAGAGATATTTCTTCTTTTGTTCTTCCTTATTCTTCTTTTCTTGTTCTACGAACTTTCTTTCTGAAGCTCTGTAAAAACTCTCAAGTCCAGTGTCAATGATATTATATGTACCATCTTCTAAGATTTCAAGCACCTGAGACAAACCACAATCAATATCAATACAGAGACCTTTGTTTGAAGTCTCTTCGACATCGATACCATTTCGCATAGGGGTATGTCCACTTACTTGCTTAATACCAGACTCATCATTCCAGTAAGAACCAGTATAGGATTCCCTTATAGCATCTCGCCAGATCAATCCTCCCACACGATGAATACCACCTCTACACCTTCCAGCAGCACCAAGCTCGTTGCTGAACTCTCTATCCTCAATAGCTTTTTGAATCTTCTTAAGCTTTATCTCAATAATCTCATCATCCATTCCATAAGGAGGACTTGAGAACCAAAAAGGATGGAATCCAGCATGAGAGAACCAAAAGCCATTTTCTTTGTGGGCAAGCTTTATCTTGTCCCAATCATCATTAGTCATAATGCGATTGATAGCATCGTCCTTGGCTGGGGTGTATCCTGAGCAATTATAGATCTGATCTCCAAGACTGGAACCGGGCCTTAGGTTAAAATGGGCATAATTTATGTCATGATTGCCCATCAAGTGAACTCGATTAGGCTTGGATAATGACTCTTTAAGCCAGCTAGCTGTTTGACCAGCCTCTACAGCAGAGTCGCCAAAGTCGTCAAAGTAATCGCCTACAAATACAATAGTATGTGTTGCATCATACTTTGATGCAATAGCCTCTGCCTCAACCCAGTGATTGTGCAAGTCTCCTATGGCAATAATTTTACTCATTATTCTAGTAATATAGAATATGTTTTAACAAAAGTCAATATAATTTTAACTATAATGCTTTTTTATCCATTCTAGTATTTCTCTCTCTCTAGATTTAGAATAAGAAAAGCTATAATGTCCAAATATTTTTCTCATTTTTCTTGCGTCCCATTCTTTTTTTGCCCACCATTCTATCCAGTTTTCTACTTTAAATGCTATTTGTGGCGACACTACTTGTTCATGAAATTTTTTCCAAATGCCATGATCCATACAGTATATATGTCCAAGTTCATGAAACATGGCGGAAGCCATTCTATTATTTGAGAAACTTTTATTAATATAAATAACTCGTTTTTGGGGGCATGGCGAACATAGCCCATCAACAATGGATCCGGTATCGTTTTTTAATTTTTGTTGAAAACGTATTTTTACTGAATAGTCTGCACATATATTTCTAAGTATTTTTTGTGCAGTTATCTTTTTCATTACTATTTATTCAAAATGTTTTATATTAAAATATCTTTTCTATTGTACCAATTATTGTCTTTGTCAACTGGCCAGTATACATATTTATGTGGATTAGCGTGGGATTTAAATTGCGCATTTAATAATGGTTTGTATTCATATAGGTCTTGCCTGTAGAGGAGGTTGCCATTAATGTCCTCGACACCTACGTAAATAAATTTAAAGTTATCTGTTTCTGGTATATAAAGATTAAGATTATAAGTTTTCTCTTCTAATTTAAACCAGTCAGAAGTGTCGTTAATAGGAGGGTTGATTCCTTTTATAGTATTCGGATGCAATTTTCTATTTTTAAAGCTTATACCCGCATAAAGTTCATAATCGGCGTGACTTCTTGTGGTTCCTAAATCATATTCACCTAAGTCTACTTGGTTATCTTCTTCTCTTAGCATGTGTCGGAGTCTTTTTTTACTTTCCAGATCCATCTCCCACCACTGTTTTTCTACTTTGCCTGTTTTTTTATTTTCTTCGTTAAAGTCTGTCCAGTGTTTCGTTCTTCCCTCTCTTGTGTATTCGTGCCAAACAATAGTTTTATGTGGGTGAAATAAATCATAACCCAACGTAAAGGAACGTATACTAAGACTAATCTCATCTCCAGCAAAATATAAATTGGGGTCATATTTGTATTCCTTGCAGTGAATACCAAGGGTAAAGTAAAAGTGCCCACTAACAAATCGTGCCGGAATAGGAGACTTAAGCTGATTCCAATCTGAAATTATTTGAGGAAAAAATAAAATAGTGCCAGAATCTGTAAATTTGTTGGCAACCATTTTATATGGTTCAATATTTAATAACTCATTTGTGCTTGGTTTGTACATTCCAGCATAAGAAGTAATAATCGGCTTGGTAGATTTGGTAGACTTCATCATGCCTACTAACTCTTCGTCCCAATTTTGTGCAAATCTGTGATGACTATCTAGTTGCATTGTATATTTTTCGCCATTCCATAGTTTTTGGATAAGGCTTCTTGCCCAACATAATCCCTTACTTTCATACCAAGGCACATCTATAATTTGAAATCTATCATCATCTTTAAATTCATCCAAAGATTCATGCTCATCCCTCTGCCAACAAATACCAAAAGTAAGATTTTCTGGATATTTTGCCTTGTCGAGACAGTCTTTTATGGTTGGTAGTAGCTCCGGATCTCTATATGAAGCTATCTGCACAAAAATTTTGTTAATTTCGTCCATATTAATTATAGATAAACTGCTGTCAAATTCCAAAATAGCGTGTAATATTGTTTATGTCAGCATATTCATTCATTGGAACAGCGAGTTTAGCTACAGGACAGGCCACTCCCTTTACTGGGGAATGGGCAAACGTTGCGGTGGCTAGAAATATCATGCTTGCAGTTTACGGCAATAAATCCGGTACTGTAAAAGTTGGGGTACAGTGTAAAACAGCATTATCTGGATCAGCTGTTTTTCAGACTGGCGGCATCTATGAGGGCATTGACATATATGAATTTAGTCAGGTTGGGTCGGGCTATGCATCGCCTGCTTTTATGGATTCGCCTGTTAGTCATATTAGATTATACTGTAATGAAACAGGTAATAATATTTGGGGTTACGCAAGTCTACAGAATTAAACTACTTATTTTTTAAGTGTTTTGAATTAAAGTGGTCTGTTATAATTTTTTGCCACTCATTCATTATAAATACCGCTTTAGTACCAGATAAATCGTTACTATTATTTATAATTTCTTCGTTTAAGAATCTTTGATGTTCTTTAGTGTCTAGCATAAAATTTGTTAAATATGCGAAAACTTCTTCTTTTGTGTTAAAGATATAAGTATCATTATATTTCATGCTTATATATTGATTATTGGTATACTTTTTCTTTGAAATGTCAAATATTTTAAGAAAAACCGCGTATTGATTTGTATTTTTTATATATAAACCAAATATATTATAAAATGCATTTTTTATAATCTTCTTATTTCTGGTGAGAACTAGGGTTGATTTTGGCGCAGCACAAAATAAAATATTAACAACTAAGTTGTCTAATAGTTCTAGCTGTTCATTGTATTCGCTGCTCATGTCGCTATTAAATCATAGCTAATAAGTGATACGATTTATAAAAATAGTGTAAATAATCTGTAATGAATGTTGTTGAAAATAAAAAGTTGGGACAAGCTCAGGTTTCTAGCTCTTTAAAAAATTTATCTAATATTTCCCCGATTTCCTACTCGGGAAGTAGTGATTATTCGCTTGGTGGAACACTTTCGATTTCTCGTTCTGACGACTTAACGCGCCCACCTCAAGTGGCAGTTACATATAAATCATTTAATGATATTTTTAATACTTCAAAGGTAGCGTTATATGACAGCGTAAGTACCTATAGTGGTACATTACCAAGTGGTAATATAATTGCTGTTAGTGGGAATAATATTTATAAAGATTTAATTTTTTCTAAACAAGATTTAAAGAAGCTTGGGAGTAATTACTTACCCTATTCTATTGAATTTAATGGTTCTCCTTATACTGGGGCTAAATCAAGTGATACTCCATCTGGCTATTTTTCTGAGTTCGTTACTATTAGTGGCGCTGGCCTAAATAGTTTAATAGGGGTAATTGATTGCTCCGGAAATAATATTAACTTATATACATATGCATCTAGTTTAAAAACTGTAAATATACCCGTAACTCCAGCAAGTGGGCATAGAATTTGTGTTTATGGTAACTGTTTTAGTTTAAATACTGGCAATAAAACACTAACACTAATATAATTATGTCGCTAAATACAGAAGAAATTTACAAAAAATTAGGAAATTCATTAGAAATTTCGGTACTGAAAGGCACTAACTTATTCGCAACTGGCGCTAATAAAGCTAGTGTTTCTAAAACCTCAGTTAGACCAATTATATCTGATGATTCGTCTGTATTTACGGCGGGTATTCTAGTAGAAAAGGGTACAAATAAATTCGATTGTACTGTTTTATCTCAAGATTCTAATATATTTTATACATCAGAAATTAGTATTGAAGATACTCAATATGGAGAATATCAGAAATTTTTGATCCCATTGGGTTTAAAATTGGGAGATACGGATAATGAAAATCTTACTTTTAACCCAGTGAGACTAGTGACTGGGCATTCTATAGAATATGGCGCATTAGATTTTAGCGCACGTATTTATCCTAATAATTATTATGGTAAATGTGATAGTGTAATTGATGGTTTATTGTGTGTTTCAACTGGTAGTGAGGCAGATAAAAAAATAGTATTCGTATCTGACCATGATTTGATTACTGGCAGGGCTTTTAGTGGTTTATATACTACTGGTTCATATGCTACTGGTAGTTTTTATTCTGGCGTAACTAGCGTAAATAAAACCGGATGTATAGCAAGTGGTTTGGTTGCCAACCCGTATTTATCGGGAGGATTTTTAAGTGGTTTTAATGATTATTTAAAACAGTCTGGAAATTTGACAGGAACTAACTTTTTTAATCTTTACGGCAATACTCTTGGAAATGTAAATTCCGGAGTTACTTGGGATGGCACAATACCATCGGGAGTTCCTTACTCTATTTTTATATTAAGTACTGGGGGTTTTTCCAGTAAAATGCTAGATCTTTCTATATATAATACTGGTATTCAAAATTTATTTTCTAGCGGAAGTTCTTTTGAGGGGCTGTCCGTATCTTTAAGTGGGGAACTTGATTTAGTATTAAATAATTTATTTTTAAATTCTTATAGTGGCATTGGCAATGGTATTGCTAGAACCGATAGATTTGCACAGTCTACTGCCTATTTGAATGCTATTAAAGATATAGAGGAACAGAAATATTCTGTACAAAATACTTACAGGCAGCTAATTAATACCACCCCATCATCATTAACTACTGGTGAGGATAGCTAGGCAAATTTGTTATGCCACAAGCCGCTGTTAACATAAGGGCAAGAAGAAATTTTTACGCAGAATTTATTGGAGCGCGTAATCTTGCGTCTAATGCTCAATCAGTATTCTCATTAAGGACAGAAAATTTTACTGGTGGGGCAGACTATACCAACCCTTTGGCTGTCAGATTCGGACAATATTCTATAACACCATCATCAATAGAAAGAGGGGCCGTTGATTATTATAATAGTTTATTAACAATGACTTCGCCAACAGAGGAGCAAATGTCAATTATTGGTGGTTTATATGAATTTTATAAAAACAATACCGAAATAGTGGTTAAAGCTTTTTATCGGAGATACCCTGAGAGAGTGCCATCAATTAATACTGAGGGGCAAGCAAGAGTATTTGCACTTAATTTACCTATAGTTCTTCAGATTCCTGTCGAATATACAACCTGCCCTAGTTTGCGTATATTAAAAGTTGCCCCACCCATTACTGTTTCAATTGAGCAATTTTAAAATTGCAAACCTATATTAGTTAATTTAAAAAAACTATTTTATAAAGAGAAAGCTTCTAGCGTATATTTGAAAGGATTGCCTTCGATATTTTTAACTGCCACTAGCATTTTCGAGGCGATGTCTCGTATTTCTACTTGAGCATGTTCGGAATTTCTTAGTCTTTGAAAATTAACAAAACTACGAAAATTAAACATTACGTCTGCCTGTATTTGTGAATTGTATGTCTTAAAAAAGCGCGCCGACTCCTTTGCTCTTTTTCTATCTAGCCCAGCTGCTTCTAATCCAGCCAAGCATTCGTGGTACAGGTCATTGCCAGCTTCTGTATAGGCCTGTAGCTTGCTTTTCCATTCATCTGGCCAGTCATTGGGTATGTAGAATTTATCCTCTTTTAATTCTTTATATCTTGCGCTCTCGGCATTGAGAGAACTAATCCTATGTTTTAATAGGTGAATGTGGCTGGCTATTTCAGTATTAACTAAGAAATGCAAGTTAGACTTCTCAAATGGCGTTTCGTGTCCATTTTCTGCAAGCATCTTTAAAAGATTAGGAATTCTATTCTTTTTCTCTTCTGTTAGTTCTCTACTGGTAGAAGTCCATGCACTACAGGCATTTACTGTATCACCTCCATACCAGCCTATTAGTTCTACGGTATTATTCATTAATTGCAAGCTGTTGATCAATATATTTACCAACGTTTGCTGGTGTATAGGATGGGCTTTTTTGAACTTTCCCATCCTTTGCTTTAACAAGAAATGACCTTCCCGAAAACTCAACGGGCTTTACTGTATAAAGATCTGGATTTAATTGCATTACCTCTTCTTCCGTAAACAGTTTTGTCATGTTTGAATTATGAACCTCTTCCTCAACTGGCGCAATATCTATTCCATAGGCATTCGCCACGCCGTAATTAACGTAGGAAATATCTGCAACCGCATCCGCTATCCCAACTAGGGATACTGGCGTGTTTTGAATTTCTTTGAATTTAATTTTATTTGTCTTAATTGAGCTGGTATCTAGGGGGGTATTAAATGTATCGAGTATTCGAATACTACTTGCTTCGGCAAGTTCCAAAACCTCCTCTAAAAGTAACTTTATTCTTAAAATTCTAATATCTGTAGAAGGTATTGTTGGTATGCTGGGGCATTCTTGACCAAATACGTTCATGAACTCTTTTACTTTTTCTTGGTAATGCATATCTATATATAAATAAATTTTAATAAATAATCAATATAATTTTTATTAATTGTGTAATATATATATGAACTGGATACCATCCCCACCTCCTAATCAAGGGCAAATCCTTCCAGATGGAACTTTTGACCCTATAGAGAATGGCGGATATAGTAGATCTAATAGTTTTCAAGAACGTAAATTGAATTTACAAATCCCATTAAGATGGGATTTTGATATTACGTTAGCTCCTGATGTTGTGGGGGTTGCAGTTACTCAAGCGCCGTTGGTTATTCAACGACAGCAGAGATCAGGTCCTAGTATATCCATAACTGCAGAAGAAAAATTTAAGGTAGTATTAACTCCGGCCACACAAGTTATTGCGGGGTGGCCACCGGACTCACCCCCATTTAATTCTTTTGCTAGTCTTGGTCCCGTAGCTTCGAGTGATAAATGTCCTTGGGCGAATGAAAATGAATTATTAATAAATAATTTTGATTGGGTTAAAAATGTTCGTGATTTTGGGCAGTACTGGCATTCTTTTGAGGCGAAACGTCGTGTACAAAAATGGTTAGACGATTGGTTTATAGTAAAATGGGTTAGATTTGCGCGCGATAGTACAGAACTTGTATTATATGGTGATCTTATAGCTTTGGACAAGTATGGTAATGTGCTTGGTAGTTGGAGTAATTATGCTAACCAAGAGGCAGCTGTTGCAGCTACTTTGTCTGTTAATTTTAAATTAATTTTATTGTGCCATGAATTATGTAACTACACATACCTTCAAGAAGGTTCTATAGGTTATTTTTATCGCCAAAGACCAGATAGTGAGGAGGCAATAAATTGGAGCATAGATGAAAACGGGTACTGGGAAGAACAGTAATACGGTTATATATACAATATATAAGATATATTCAATAATTTTTACATGAAATATACAATTTAATGTAAAATAAATTTATTTGAATGTAAATAAGTATATGTCAATTAGCAAAGAGCAAGTTAACGATTTTATAAAAAAACCAAAGTTAGATAACATCTTATCTGTAGATAATATCTGGAAAGTTTCCGTTCTTGCTTTTATGGCGGCAAATTTGTATTTACAGCAAAATTATACAAGTAGAATACAGTTTGAGCGCATGGATGATAGGGTTAAAAAAATTGAGTTAATTTTGGCACAATTAGAAATTAAAAATCAAATAGATGCCACTCAAACATCTCAGTTACAATCAATTGATTCTAGAATCAGAGATCTTGAAAAAACATCTGCAGTTTTATTGAGATTAATAGAACAGTCAAAAAATTAAAAACAAAATGAAACAAAGGAGCACGGCAGTTAATAAAAGAAGGAAGTTAAGGGCAATTTGTACAGTTTTTGACTTACTGCTCATTCTAAGTATAATTGCCCTATTGCTCACTGTTTTATGTATGATGTTTGGGGCCACAATAGGTGCCGCTATGATAGGCTCATATGGCTTGGCTGGGTTAGCCGCATGGTCATTTCTTAGGAGTATGCTTAATTTTTAAAAGTATACAACATTACCAATTTTTTTTAACGACTGATTGATTTTTGATAGTATCATTGGATCAATTGCTTTTAGTTTAGATATTTCTTCTAGCGCATCTTTGAACATTTGTGAGTTTTCTAGAATATATTTCTGAGATTTTTCGTCAGAGAAAAATACTGCTGTAAGTCGTTCGTTATTAATTAGCGGCAAAAAGAATTTTAAATATTCTTTGTTTCTTTTAATTATTGGCAGAGATCCTTGGAAATTGTTTTCATTTGTAAAAAACTCCCGTGTTTCTTTGCCATTTTTTTCTTCAAACAGTTGTTTAATCTTGCTCTCCAAACTGCCAACTTGCAATGTAACTAATAGTTTTGTGGGATTAGTTTTTTCATCTAAAACGTCGTATATATCGCCCCCTTCATTAAAAACTTCAAGCGCATAATCTAAACGCCTTGGTGACACTAGTTTTTGAGCGTCTTTGGGTAATCCATCCCACCACTCAATTGCTCCATGGGCAATTTTAGTTCCGAATTTATTATTAAAATAATCGAAATCAGGAACATAGGGAACTTTGATTTTAATTTGAAAGCGGTCAATTTGTGCCGAATCTAGATTTTCCACATCGTATGTTTCATCCTCGTCATCCGAGGGATTAATTGCCGCCCATACTACTTTTAGATTAGGAAATTTTCTGCCATTAATGCTTTTAAACTGTATTAATTCCATGGTAGCATTTCTGACTTTCTTGTGGCTTCTGTTATACTCATCGAAGAACATTGCTTTTAAATTAGTATTGATCATTTGTTTCGGCAATATAAAATCCAAACAAGGTTCATTATTTATTTTCGATTCTTTGGGTACACCAATTAAATCTGTCCATGGGTCTAGGGTACTAGAAGAGAAATATATCCAGTTATTCTCGCCAAATTCTTCATTAAAGATTTTTTGAATCAATGCTGTTTTACCAACTCCGTGCTTGCCCTCTAGCATTACATTTTTATTTAATTTTAAATAAATTCGAAGTTTGTTTTCTAATTCTTGCGAGTTTAGCATAAAGGTATATTATTTCATTTTTGTATAAATGTCTACTCAAAATTTTCTAAAAGGTATGTTTTGCACCCTCTCGGAATGTATCTTTGGCAATTATCCTTGGTTAAAAACCAGCTCCATTTTTCTTGTTCTTTATCAGGTATAGGAGGATAGTCTCCATAACCATCAGTCAAAACCCAAACATAAGGATTTGCGTTCTTTTGCTTATATACAAAATCACTAATACACCTAAAGCTCGTGCCACCAAAGCCAAATAATTTTTTATCTTTCATGTTGACTTTGTATACTTGCGTATCAAAACAATAATACTCAACATCGAATTTATCTTTATTAATACTGTTAGCTGCATCAAAGAAGCGTTGTGCTAGTCCTTGACATGAGCCACTTGTGTCCATAAAAAAATAAGTCTTGATTTTGTCTTTATTTGTTTTTCTTATACTAAACTCAATTTCAGATGGCAGGCAAATATCAGATATGATATTGTACATCCTTCTATCTCTTAACGCCCAATAAGAGTCGGTTGTTTCTTCTTTTCCAAAACTTTTTTCAAACCGTTTAATAATTGTTTCCCATTTGGATTTTTGTTTTATTGGTTTCTTTTCTAGTTTTTTTATTAAATTGCCACTTTGCGATCCAGCTATCTTATCGCTATTATTTTCGTTTTTGCTATTCTGTTCACTTCTTTGTGCAATATTTTTTAAAATATCTGCTTCCTCGTCAGAAAGTGAGTTTATTATTTTTTGTGCGAAATCTTCTGGAATATCTAGTCCCGAGTGATTGTTCACGTAAGATTGTGAGTTTTGTGGAACCTCTATGTTTTCTTCTATAATTTTATTTAAATAGTATTCAAAACTATTTTCCCTTAAAATTTCTGGTTTATTTTTAAATATAGAATTAAACCAAACATATTCATTTTTCGGATCTATTTCTATTTTATTAAAGCCAAAATACTTTACAAGTGACTCGTTTACTACTATATCCATCGCGCAATTAGCTTGTTCAATATTTTGCGCTAGTTTTTTCTTCCCGCGTTTGCCGTGAGAGTTAATTACATGCATACACTCATGACAAATAACAAATTGCTTTTTTCTTTCTGAAATGGATTTCCAGAAATCTTCGTTAATTAAAAATTCCACACATTTGCCATCGTTATTAAAGCTAACACACGCTGTGTCGATTTCTTCTGAAAAACATGGCTTTATTAATCTCCAGAATTGGTAAAATATCGCATGATAATTTACCAAAGAATTTAAAATTTTTTGATATTCTTGGAAATCTAATGCTTTTGACATTTTAATGTATGATTTTTTCAGTTCTGGTTATTATAGAAATATATCCACCATTAGGTAATGGTCTTAGGTCCACCCTGCACTGATCTGTAAATCTTTTTTTACTATTGTACATTCTAGTATTGGCATCATTACATGCATTAAATGATGTTGAACCAAGTCCAATTATTGTTACTTGCCTATACTCTGGAGGTTTGATATCAGAACAAAAAGCTGAACTCGTTCCTAATAGGATTGCTAATAATATTGTCTTCATGTAATGAAGATAGTATCATTTTAACATTCCGTCAATCTTTTTTTGTAGATTGTCTGCTTCGGTATAATAACCAGCATTTGCCAAAACTGATGGGGTATAGCAAACATATGTCTCGTCTACAGAGGACATTTTGTCATTTGAAACCATAATTACCATGCCCAAATTAGGTGGCGACGGAATGTCTAGGGCGCTATTGCTTTTTTTTATTAAAGTTTCTATAACTAGCGTGGCTAATTCCATAGGGTTAGAATCCTTAGGTGCCGTTAACTGTTCTTGCCAGTCACAACCTTCAATTGTCCATAATGCGTTCATTATTGCATTATAAGTTAATATTTATTTAATGTCAATTAAATTAAGCGCCAACCTTCTTACTGGGCGACCAAGACCACTGGCATGACCAGTATCTTGCTTTCCATTTTGGACCCGGATTGTCACAATTATGTCTTGATCTAAAGTTTTCTCTGCGCTGTGGTATGTCGCGCTTAATTTCCATATTTGGGTCGCCGAACCTTACAATAACAACATTACCACTTTCATTTTTAGTATACACCGCAAATTTTTTGGGGCCATTTGGAGTTCTGAATGGCCTATTTAATGTAACTTTACTGCCTTGGTATTCAGCGCCTTGAGCTTTTTCCCAAGCATCTGGTGAGGGACGATCTTTATCTCCAACCTTGGCTGGTTTATAATTTTTCCCCTCTCTTTTTTTCTTGCGTCTTATATTCTCCCAAAGACCGGGCCTTTCTTTTGCAATGTCGTATTGAAACGTATCCGCCTCATTAAGGGCAATTTCTTCATTACTTACATATTCGCTCTCTTCTGGAATATAAAGATTATCAACCGTAAGATCTTCTGCGGTCATATATTCTTCAGTTTCATTCTCGGTTTCTTCGCCGGATTCATTTTCTGTTTCCTCTGTATCTTCTGTCTCCATGGTGTCCATGGTGTCCTCGTTTTCTGTTTCGGATTCAGTTTCATCCTCGTCGGACTCGTCTGTAAATAGTATGTAATCAGCAACATCCTTAAGATTATCATCAATAATGGCTATTTTCCCCTGTAGCCAAGGCTCTGTTAAGTTGTATTTGGCGTTCTCGTCGGCTTCCAATGCCATGAAAATAGAGTCAATCCTAGCTTTAATTGATTTCAATGAAGATAGCGACATACCGAGAAATTCAGCTTGATAGTCTTCAATGGTATCTTCAGAGGCTTTGATTTTATACTCATCCTTAATTGACTGGGGAAGTGCTTTTACAAAGTCAGCACCTCTTGATCTTACCTTTTTTACTAGTCTACGCTTAAAATCATTGTAATCCTTCCCCTTGCTACGTCCAAAGCTATTAACGGCATCTTTAACGTCAGCTGGCGTTACGATGGGGAAACTTCTTTCGTTTGGGTATAGGAAATCACTATTTTTTAATTCGCTACGCTTTTTGCCCCCATAAGTTTTTTGGGCAGAAAATAAAACTTCATTATCACCACTTCCCACTACTGCGGTTGCTTCTTTTTTTGCACTGTCCCACTGTGTATAGCAGATAGCAATTCTTTGCTTTTGATCTGGAAAGTCTTTAGCTGTTTGGTTGTCGCCAATACAACGTGATACGAACTCAGAACGCTTTTCTTGTTTTTTGGGACTAGGAAGTGGCATAGAGTTATAGTATATAATTACACTTTTAATTAATAAAAATCAATATTTATTTTAAATCACGCATATTCTTGTATATCTTACAGTCTTGCTTGATGATCTTGTCGGCAAAAATTGCATCACTGCCCTTTAATCTGCCCTTAATAGCTACTATATCGCCTTCCTCTGGAAAACTACCTCCATTATCATACTTGCATTCATCTAATAACCCCTGCTTTCCATCAAATAGTAAACAAGTAATTGTTCCCGTGTCATCTGCGACTACCGCTTTATAGAATTTATTACCATTCTTAGATTTGGACTGTTTGCACTCAAGCACTTGTCCAACGGCTAAAACCTTGTCATTTTCCTTTCTATTTTGTTTAATATACTCTATGGTATTGAATTCATTATTTTTCTTTTTAAATAGTCTTGTTAGGTTTTGGCTATAGCTAAAACCAAGGCAATTTCTTTCGTAGAAATAATTTGTTACGTCTTCGTTTCTACTATTTAGCATATAGATATCCTTATAGGTATTATATTTACTTTTTATAGTTTCAAAACGACTATCCTTAATCTGAGCTTTGTCATTCAATAGCTTAATAATTAGCAAGATATCCTTGTTATCAGTGTCATCATGTACATCTTTAACTAAACGCTTCTCTCTATCAGTTAGTAAATTATAGGTTTGTGCCTCAAGAACTAACCTAGTTCTTTTCGTTTCTAAATCATCTAAAGAACCAGCCTGTATCAAAGAGGAAAGCACTCCAATATTTAAACCTGCCTGTTTTGCGGCAACAAAACAGTCGATCTTGCTATCATATTCGCCACGGAATTTGATTAATTTTTCCATCGCGCTATCTGAAACCCCCTTAATTGCGCTTAGTCCATAACGAATATTATTTCCATCTATTTTAAATTTCATGTCAGACTTTAATAAGTGTGGGGGTAGCAACTTAATTCCAAAATGGGGAAGTTCTTGCTGCATTTTTCTAATTTCCTCCATTGGGTCTGGAAGACGCTGGCTAGCATTTAGACATGCTGTAAAGAATTGTAATGGATATTTATACTTAAGATAGACGGTAAGCGCGCCAAGGTAAGCCGTTGCCATTGAATGTGACTTATTGAATGAATAGTCCGCCGAATCGCTACAAACCTTCCAAATAGCCTCTGCTACTTGCTCACCGAATCCATTCTTTTCACAAGTTTCAAATACTCTATCCTTCCATTTGGGCATCTCATCACGCTTCTTTTTGCCAATAACTCGTCTAATGATTTCCCCCTCATCTGCCGAAAACCCAACGGCTACCAGACTTTGAATAAGTTGTTCTTGATAAAGTGGAAGATTTCTACTTTCCGCAAAAACCTCCCTCAATTTCTCGTGTGGCGGCTCACCTGACATGCAAACATATTTATCTTCATATGCTAGCGCGCCAGGTCGAGCTATAGCGTTTACATCGCTAAGTTCCTGAATATTTGCTGGTTTGATTTTTTGACATACTCTATACGCGCAATCAGCACTGATTTGATAAAGGCCGTAGGGTTTTAAATTATCGCTTTGTAAATGTTTATAAACATCAATATTTGTATCAAGCTCGATATCTTCAATTGATTCTGGAATATTTTCGAAAATATCTTTAATAATTTCATTGCTTGTTAGACCAAGAAGATCAAGTTTAATGCCAAATTTTGCGGCAGTGTTCATTTCGTAAGAAATACTTATCTCACCTTCTTTATTTAATTCTACTGGAATAAATTCGTTTAATGAAGAATAAGATATGAAATATCCACTAGCATGTGTTGATTTACCACGAATCAGGTCTCTTAACTTAAGGGCTACTCTATAAGACTCGGGGTACGAGTCCGCCCATTCTTTAAACTTTTCGCTATTCTTGTAAGAGTCCTCAATATCCTCAACTACTCCAAAGGTTTTGCCAATGGTGTCGGATAGGTCAGAAGCCATTTCTTCTGTAGCTTCATTTATTATTTTAAAAACATCTTTTACTAGAATTTTACCAGAAAAAGTTGAAAGTGCTGCAATTTTAGCAACCTTGTTCGGATAGCAAGATTTTAGCCATTCAATTATCTCTTCCCTAACGCCACCCAAGTTAATATCAACGTCTGGAGCAAGATCTCCCTGTATATATGTCACACCATCAATAATTTCCTTCTTTGCTCTTACTCTCGAAATAAATCGTGTAAAAAATAGTTTTTTATCTATTGGGTCAACCCCTGTTACCCCAATCAAAAAGAATATTAAACTACCAGCCGCACTACCACGACCCCAATCAATGAATGCGCCCATTTGTCGTGCTTTGTTAATTACTCTCCAAACCAACAGGAAATAATCCACAAATCCTAGATCCTGAACAATTACGAATTCTTCTTGAAGTCTCTCGATATATTTAGGCCATAAATCTTTATTTACCTTATCTCTAAAAGAAATCCAACCTTGGTTAATTAATTGTTGTAAAAACTCATCATTATTATTTACAGGCTTCGCAATAATATTTTTCTCGCTATCCGTAAGATCAATGCTTGGTAAGCGAACCAAGTTGATGTTATCTATTTTTATTTGACCGAATTCTTTAAGAAATTTATTGTTCATACTTCGATTGAAGATAATGGTAGCATATTTTTTTAATAATCGCAAGATTTTATAAAAAGAGATTTATATGTATCAAATTTTCTATGCAATTTAAAGGATAATTTTTTTTTATAAATATAGTCTAAAAATATTTTTTGATTTTTTTTGTGTAAAATCTCAAACCTAGAAAAACTAGTAGTAGATGTTTTGTATCTATAAATGTTATATTTAATATTTAAATTAGTACTTAATGTAATTAAAGCGTCCCATTTTTGATGATAAGATCCACATATTGTTAGTGTCTTTGAAATATGCCCATCGGCATCAAACCATCCTCTAAAAAAATGGTTATGTAGTTTATGCGGAATCAAAGAAAGTATTTTTACTGGGCTTTCTAGGGATTTATTGCAAAAATCGCTATTTTGCAAAAATATTGCTAATTTTTTATGGTTAAAATAAAACATGGTCTGGGGTTTCCAATTAGATTTTTGTGGTTTTTTTTGATGTATTTTCCACCTATTATCAAATAGGTTTTTAATATCTATAGCGTCCTCGCGCTTTATCGTAAGAGAAACGTGCCCCCCTCTTGAGGTGCTTTTTACTGTGCCATCTCCCCAAATAAAACCCAATAAATAAGAAATATTTTCTGTATTTATATGAATAAAATCATTAATATTTGAATTATTTTCTCTGCAATTGGTTTTTATTTTAAGCTCACTAGCTACTCTCCTGATGGAGTCGGAACTTCTATTTATATATTCTTTAACTTTTTTACAGCCGCCGTTTGGGTAATGTATCCTAATAATTTGTTTTTCGTAATCAGAATACTTCATGTAGTTATATTACACTACATTGTGTGCCAACTACACCTCGATGGCATATATCTGTTTCATAAATATTTTAAATACTAACGAGTTATCGTACAGTGAGTCATGCGCTTTATTTTCATCGTAGTCAATATCATACACAGAACAAAGATGTTTAACAGATGTTTTTAATCCTCTTTGTCTAAAGTTTTGCATTTGAAAATTCCAACCACTACGATCTTCGGGTATTGATTTAAGCCCTAAGTATATACCCTTTTGCATTGATTGTACATCAAGAATTCTATCTACATAAGAATAATCAGTCTCTAATCCCGCCGCCTTTCTTAAGTTATTGTGTTGATAAACATCGAAACCAAGTAGGTTTGCACCAATAATTATATAGTCTTTATTGTAAAGATATTTATCAAAATCAGTAACAACCTTTTTAGGATCTTCTGACTTTTTTGCCCAAGCCGCCCTATCAAAGCGTGTTATTTTGGCGGCACCATCAGACATCTTTAAATCATCCCAATAAATAAATCTATCTTCATTTTTTATAATTTTATTACCTTCTGCAATTGACCAGCTTAATTGCCAAGGCCTTGAATTTGCCAAGTTTAAACTTTCGGTTTCAGTGTCGAAAATTAAATATTTCTGTTTTTTCTGAAAGCGTAAAAGATTATCTTGCATTGTTCATTGCCTCCATACAGAATTCATTGCTTCCAAAGTGGGATAGTTCCGGCTTCTGAAAGTTTGATCTATTTAAAATACATCTATAAGTCATATAAGCATTAAAATCTGATTTATTATTATAATAGATAGTCTTACTTTCTATCTGGTCATACTTTATACTTGATTGTATCTGTTTTTTTACAATACTGTCAAATGGTAAATTGTTATTTTCTATTGAAATATATGGGCTTGTAAAATCTATGTCCGGAATACAATAGTGACCATGTAATAAATTATTGAATATAAATGAATCGTAAAATGGAATTAGCATTAATAAATTTTTAGTCCAATTCTTTTTTAAGATATTATAATCTAACCGTGGCTTACCATTAAAATTACCAATAGTAGTTGAGATATTATGAAGTTTAACTAGATCGGTAAAGCTATTGCTTTTAGCGAAAATAATCAACTTGCCTTCAGTTTGAGTAGAGGCATCTGTTTTATCTTCTATATTATTACATACGCTTACTCTAAAACCATAACGTAAATTTAGCCCGGCATTAGACGCGTTTTCATATGCTTCAACCATACCGCTTAAATTATTATCTGCAATAAAAACATCTTTAATATCGTTATCTTTACAGATATCAAATACTGAATCTGCTCGATTCAATTTCCTATCGCTAATATCCGTACCCTTATCAAGGGTTAGTATGGACGTTAGAGAATAATTTGATCTAAATATTGGTATCATTAACCTTGATTAATTAGTGTAGATATGGAGTATTCTCTAGAAATATTTAATCTAGGACTATCAATATGATCAACGATACCATACTTTTTAGCCTGTTTCGCGTTTAGATATAAATTACTATTTTTATTACTTTCTACGGCCTTGTAGAAGAAGCCACTAGCCTTTCCGCAATTTTTATCTAGAATGGAAAATAACTGTTTATTAAGTGCGAGAGCATGGTTTGTATCAATATTCACATCACTAACCTTTGTTTGGCCAGTGCCAGTGAGAACTTCGTGAACCATGATGTGCGCATATTCGCTTGCGAATCTAAGCCCCTTTGTTCCACAGCTTAGTAGGATTGCGGCGGCGCTCATTGCTTTTGAGTCTACTATTGTGCATACTTGCTTTTCAGTGCTCTTTATGATACTAACCATTCCAAGAACAGAATAAACTTCGCCACCATAACAATCAATAACTATTGGTATTATAGGTTGATCGGTATTCCTGTCTAGGTTCCAGAACTCTTGACGAAACTTTCTAAGGCCGTGCTCGTTAATTTGGTTTACGCAGATATATTCCATATTTCTATATTATCAATATTTTTATTAGAAGTCAAATGCATCTTTTTGTTTTTTAACTTCCCAAGCCGGACACCCTTCGTATCTCCTTTCCTCGACAGTAAAACCTTCCTTAATATCTTCTGCGTTAATATCTTCCGAGGCAAATACTGATTTAATTATTTTTTTATCTTTATCAAGTAAAACTTTATAATTCATTGCTTCAAGATATGGGCACTTCCATCCAGATTTTGTTTTACACATCCACTTTTTACTGAACTCGTTTTTTGCAAAATTGGATTTTGCAGACTGTTCGTTAAATGATTGTAATAAATTAGAAGTATATTCTAGATAATGCTCAAACCCATCAAGTTCGTTATCTGAAAAAGCTGGAGAAGATTTTTCTGGATCATTTGGGTATCTCAAGAAAAGAAATTTTGCAATAATTTCCTTATATTGATTTGGATATTTTTTCTTAAGGGCTAGGGAATACATCATTGATTGCAGATTACTTTCAAGTTCTGCGGTATCAAATGTTTTTTTACTGCTTTTATAATCTCTTACTATTAATTTTCCATCCTTGTCTTTTACAAGTCTATCAACAAATCCTACAATTCTATATTTTGGACTTTCGTTTGTAATATCAAAAGCCCACTCACTACCTATAAATCCATCTATATTGATAAAATCAAACTTTAAACCAACTAAAATCATTTGATCTATACATTTTAGATTAGTAACTTCTGGCTCCTTCTTAAGGGGCTTTACCATTTCATCTAAATCTAGTCCAATTTTTCTTGCGGTCTTGAATATAAGATTCCAAACAGAGGGAACGGCCTTGCATGTTTCTTTTTTTATTATTTTTTTTACATACTTGTGATGCCTTGGGTTTGAGAGGATTTCAAATATTAAGTGGGCAATAGTGCCCCTCATTGCACCAGAGTTATTTGTTTGCGGCAATTTTAATACATAATTCGAATAATAACTCCAAGTACATGACTGAAGGGTTTTAATTCTACTTGCAGAAAGCCTAACTAGTTCTTCGCTCATACGGCAACTTCTTCTCCGTTGATTAGGCACTTAATTCCTAGTTCTTTATTTAACAATAATATTGTAACTCCCGCCTCGGCAAACATTTCTTCGGCTTTTGATACTGATTTTGACCACTTTCCATGTGACAGTGTTGGGTATTGCTCGTGCAGTACCACAGTGTTTATTCCGGCCTGAATGATTGCTTTGGCACATTCATTACATGGCATTCCAGAAGTATAAAGCGCAGAACCCTTGGTGGCAATTCCATTTCTAGCCGCCGAAAGAATAGAGTTATGTTCTGCGTGGGTAATATAAAAATATTTATCTTCTCTGTTATTTAGTCTCTCCTCGGTATCTTTTACTCCTCTTGGGAAGCCGTTATATCCAATTGATATGATATTATTATCACGAACCAGTACGGCACCAATTTTAGTGCTAGGGTCTTTGCTTTTCTGAGATGCCAAATATTGATGGCGTATGTAGTATTCTGTCCAGTTCATATTATTTTAAATTGTTGTACCAGCTAATGTTTTCCTGATCATTCTGTTCACCGAAATCATTCTTGATAGGGTGCGCGATTTTGATTTGATTTTCGTCAAAAAATTCAGTAAGTTTTTCCTTGATTCCTTTCGCTGCTTTCTGTCCGGCTTGGTTTGCATCATTATTAGTTGCAATAATAATACTTTTTGGATCTAAGCGCAATATTGCTTTTATTAAACCATTGCCTATATCAGTTCCAAATGTTATCCCTATATTTTTGATTCCAGATTGCCACAATGACAACATGTCTCCTATGCTTTCAACTAATATAATTTCATTTTTATCGTTTATATATTTATAACTAAAAACTAATGGATATGCCCAGTCATTCTTTTTGCCAATATGTTTCCACTTGATTTTTGAACTTCCAGATACATCTCTTCCCGAGAATCCTTCTATTTTTTTTCTAGAATTAAAAATTGGAAAAACATACCTATTTTGCATTTTACCACTCCCACATATTCCACTCTGGAATACTTTTAAGGTATCATTTTTTATTCCTCTACCATTCCAATAAGAATGATCATCCTTCAGGGATAAAATATCATCGCTAGAATAGTATTTTACCGTTTTATTGAATGGGTCTTGATCGTCTATTGATGCGAAACAGGATGAATAATACTCTTTTGTTCCATTTATTATTTTTTCTACTTGTTCGTAAGATTTTAAATTTAATGTCTTTTTCAAAAAATCCTCAAGTGACATTGTTTTGCTAGTAACGAAATCATGAACAGTATTTGTTTGTAAATAAACAGCAACAGAAGTTGGGTCATCGCCACCACGATATTTCGCAGTACATGTTAAATATGTACCATGGTTTCTAGGCTGGCAACCAGCACTGCGCAATATGTCTATTAGGTTCATAGCAATTCTTCGCCATCTTGTTCTTCCTTGTAATCTCTATCAAATATATCAACCTTTACGCCAGATTTTGAGTCAACAATATCCTGCAACGTTCCCTTTTCCTGAACATCGAAATTATTTACATTAAACGAAATAAAGTTCTTTTTATATTTGAATTGATTGCCATCTTTAACTTTGATTAGATCATTATGCCCATGAGCATTTTTACCTTGATATCTGGCCGCAAGTTCGATCATCTTATGTGTTCCATATTGAATTCCATCTTCAGCCTGTTCCTCTAGAGTCTTTCTTCTAAAGATACCAACGTATGCGGCAAACCACTGTAGACGATCACTCTGCGAGATTGCCGAACTATCATCAGCGCCATTTTCCGCACTTCTATTTAGCTGACATGCTGTTAATAGTGGTATATTCAATCTAACAGAAAGATTCTTCAGCGAGTCAACCTTGTCGCCAATTAACTGATATTCCTGTTTGTTTTTATCGCCAGTTTCGCCAGTAAGCTTGATGTAATCGTAAACAACCATAGCTGGATTACCACGACCAACTTCACTTAAATACCATCTCTGAATAATAGATTCAATTTCTTGAACTGGTTTTCCAGCCACCTGCATATGATTAACCCTGCCTTGAATTAGTGAGAGTTCTGTTTTCTTGCTATTCCATCTGGCCAATAATTCTTTATTATTTTTAAAGTTACCAGTTTCCAAATACCACATCGGAATACCTGTTATGCTACTAGCGATACGAAATTTCATTACGTTAGTTTGCATTTCCGTATCAAGGATAAGTGCTCGCATATTAGGATTGATAATAGTAGATTTAGTTGCTATATCATTAAGAATAGTACTTTTACCATGCTTTGGCCTAGATACCCAAGCATATAATTCACCGGGCCTCAGTCCACCATACATTTGATTAAAATGTTTATATGGTGTCATATAACCAAGTTCCGCAACTGGCGCGTTGGCCCTCTCTTCAATTAATTGTTCTATATTGGCAAACAAATCCTCTGGTTTTACATCTAAATCATAGGCGCTAATCTTGTCATTATACATCTTATCGGCAAGACTGATAATTTGATCTGGATTTTGATCTCCAGAGTTCAACATTGAGTCCTGAATTTGGGAACAGGTGTCAAATAGTTCCCTGCGAATGGTAACTGTTTTCAGTTCTTTACAGGCCTCAAGAAGAGATTTTTCACTTATTTTGATGAAAGTTAAGCCCTCGATGTAATCGAAAACATTAAAATCCTGTTTATTAAATGTAATCCCTAAATTCTTTATCTTCTCCGAAAGAATAACTGCATCCAGAGGATGGTTATGCATTATTTGGTTTTTTATTACATTAAAAATAGTCTTGTGCCCATTCGTAAAGTCTTGCTCATTGATAAAATGAGAAACGTCATGATATACTTTTGGATGTTTTATGAATCCCGCAAGTACATGTTTTTCTACGTTAACGCTACGAATTTTTTGCTGCATATATTTTTTGTTCTATAAATTCATGGTAAACCTTTTTTACATCATTTGCAAGATCAGAAAGGTCTTCCGGAGCATATGTTGGCCAAATTACAGAGTAATCTGCGCTATCTTTAATTAATTTATCATTAATTGATTCGTCCATATTTGCTGGTGGAACAATATCGCCATTAATGTCCTTTCTTTCTATATGGATTAGAATACCTTTCATTTTTTCTTTAAGCCAAAAAACTTCGTCTTCTGGATATTGCAGATATCTAACATCTGGAACTATGCAAATTTCTGGAGACTCTATTTCTACCTTTTTAGTGAGAAGGTTAGTCCAATACTTTCCTTCTGATTGCTGTCTTTTTACTTTACCATACCAAACTAGCATTTCTCTAAAAATAGCCTTTTCTTCTGTCTTGTCAGTCCAAACGTCAAGATTAAGCTTTGATGATATAAACTCCTTACAGTCATGCTTTAGTGGTTCCGCTAAAGAGCTTTTAATTGCTTTAAAATTATTTTGTTTTAAAATTTCTAAAAGATTATTGGCGAAACTGTCTTTTCCAGATCTGGCGACCCCTCCTATGCCTATATAAAAAATACTCATATCTAAAGATATGATATCTTTGTCGAGAAGTAAATTAAATTATTTCTATGTCGAATTTTTCTTTAAACCACTCTATTGTCAGGTCTTTAATTTCGTGATCAAAGATCTCTATAATCTTAAAGCCATTTTGTTCAAGCCAGTTATATTTTTGTAAATCTCTTTTAAATGATTTTTTAAATGCAGTTCTATTCTTGTGAAAGAAGGGTACAAATTTATCGTGCTGTTGTCCATGTGTTTCTACGGCAATTTTCTTGGTTAGATTCAGTAGGTCGCACCTCATTCTGCTACCCAAAACTGGAAATTCTTCACAAACTATGTTGCTACCCCAGTATGGCTCAAAAAACTTTTTAACATTTGTTTGCGCCTTGCTCCTGCACGGCTTGTCCCATTCGGCTAAATATGGGGTTATATTCTTGTTTACATATCTGCCGTATAAGTTTTTAAACTTCATATTTAATAACCTATTTTAACTTCGGCGTATGAACTATCAAACCATTTTTCTTGTAAGGCTTTCTTGGCTAGAAATCTTTTGTAATTTGCAGCATCAACTTCTTTTCCTAGGCAGGGGTCTAGTTTAACTGCATCTACCAGCTCGAATGTTTCAAGATTTGCAACGCATAGGTCATTGTATTCTTTACTCTCAATTATATCTGCGGTTTTTTCTTTTCCAATTTGATTTGAAATTTCATTCAATAAAGCGCTAAAACTATTTAAATGAATGGAGTTTTCTGTGGATTTGATCATCTTGACTTGATAAACAGATAGAATATCAAAGATGTACCCTTCTGGCAGTGTTACTTTCATTTTTTTAAATTTATTATTAGTTGCTGTATTTCTTGATGGTGTTTTCCTTCACAAATAATTGGCGAATAAACTGATTCATCTACCATGGTTGGATCTATGTACCAGTCTTCAAATTCTTTATTGTCCAGAACTTTAACATCTTTACATATTAACTTTAGCCCATTATGTTTAAAAATCTCTCTAGATTTTGTTCGCATATGTTCGTCGCCGGTATAGGCATCATGTTCGAATGTAATGCATCTTACTTTATAAGATTTGAAGTTAAAGCTTTCTAGGCATGTTAGTGATGCCCCATGATCCAAGTCTAGTGATATATAATCAATTATATTTGGGGCGTTATTTTGATTTAAAATATCACAGATATTTTCTTTTGTCAAGTCTGCACAAATTGCTGGACTTGCTCTTTTTTGTGAGCAAAGGTTAACAAGATTCGGATCATAATCTACTAATATGCCACTCCATCCCATTTGCTCTAAAAGGGCAGTGTTATTGTATTTTACTGGTTCATTGCACCCTAAATCTAAAAAGTATCCATTTGTGGAATACTGATTTATATGAGCGGCAAAAACATCTTGACTCGCCTGAGAATTGGAGTTCATAGCAAATTATGAATAGAATTTATAATATTGTCAAAATTAATATTACTTGCACTGTCTGCTTCTAGAAAAATAGCATTTGGATTAATGGGAGTTCTATTTTGGAGCGGCGCACAATGGGGATACGAGTTGGTGGAGTATAGGCCTAATGTTTTATGTTTATAGCCAGACATTATCCAGTTCATACCTGTATCTGCGGTAACTAAAAATCTACAGGATCTTGCTACTCTAACGTCTTCAAAAATACTTCCACCCACTGCGGGTAAAGTTGTATTGAGTTTTTCATGTGATGTCAACCCTAATTGAACTGTCCTTAATCCTAAGGAGTGTATATATTCAATAATTTTATTACTCAAATCTTTTGGTACATCCCTTATCGCACCGGCGCTTGAAAAGGTTGTGAATGCTACATAGTCATCATATTTTTCAATTTTATCTGGCAAATCAGTTAAATCTATCTGCAGGTTACTTGGGGGTGTTAGATCATGCATTTTGCACACCGCACTTGTATGGTGCTCATATAGATACCATAAATTATTTTTATGTTGGGGCATTGGATTGAAAACTATGTCAAAATTATTATTTTTAATATACTCTAGATCAGCATTCGACGGCCAATTGTCGTAATTCTCCCAAATTTTAATTTCATCTATAAGGGAATTGTTTTCAAAAATTGGCGCACATGATTGATACTTTTTATTTATCCCAAAAACTAAATGCGATCTAGGATATTTTTCTTTAAATGCTCTACATGCGATTAAATTCATGGCTAAATCGCCAATTTGTCCTTGATTAAATCCTATTGCTTTCATGATATTTTCTCTACAGTGCCAGCTATTAAATCGCGTCTCTCTATATTACCATTCTCGTCTTCCCTGACGCTGTATCTTCCGTTATTACAGAATAACATTTCCCAGTTATGGTGAACTTTATAGTTATTTTTTTTAAAATGATTTTGTGTTGATTCCTCGCTCCAGAATATTTTGTGCTCAAATGGTCCCGGTCCGCCATAGGCTAAAGTGGGATTTTCTAGTATAGTATTTTTATTAATAAAATGAGCGCGTTCTGAGTATCTATCATTATGCCCCGCACCACCAGAAAGGTCAATTGATGCATATTCGCTCTCGCAGGTTTTTATCATTTCGTGTAATTCTTTTTCTTCAAAATCTCTGCACATATATTGATCATTTTGTACGTACATACAATAATCTGTATCACAAAAATTAAATAATGTGTTCGTGCCATGACCGCATCCGTAATTTTTCTTGCTGAGTATAAGCCTATCTATAAGATTAAGATTGTAAAATTCTCCTAAATAATCTTGTGTTCCGCCATTGCTAAGAAGCACGACTTCATAATCATTAAAACGAGTAAACTGTTTAATAGAAGACAAGCAAGCAGCTGTTTCAGACGGCTTGTTAAAATCCATGACAAGAAATGTCAACTTATGGTTAAAAAGATTTCTATTTCCGTAGTCCATAATTATATTATATGATCAGAGTAATGATTTAGGTTATTCAAAATAACTTCGGGAAAATATTTATCAATATTAACGCGAGAGAATGGTGTCTCTTTCTTATCAAGTTGCTCAAGATGAATAAAAAACCTATCACCCGATTGTTTAAACTTTTCAAAGTGTTCTTTGAATTGCTCCAGTGATGGGAGTTTTGTTTTGTCAAATGGCTCTATACATGAAAGACTTTTCTGGTAAATTTTTTCATATCCACCTAGCCAGCTAAAGTGCCATCCCGCATTTACTATTAATGGGTAATAATCTTTACTGTTCCTAATTGATTGGCAGCTATGCTGTTTGAATGTACTGAAATTACATGCCGTGGTTCCCACCCAAGATCTGTTTGAGGCTTTTAAATTTAAAAAGTATGCAAAAAAATCAAGCTCTAAAGAATAAATTAGGTCATGATTTTTCGGGTCTGAAAAAACTGTTTTTAAAGCCTGTATTGATTGCTGTCTGGGTATTTCATCAAGATCAGAAATCATTATTATATCTCTGGCATCTGGGTGTAGATCTATTACCGCTTTTTGAATGTAGTTTCTTTGGAAGTTCTCCATATTCCATAAATTATCATCATTATTAACGCATTCATTTTTTGGTATTTTGATATGCACTATTTTATCTTGGAATTTAGAAAGTTTATGTTTATTGTCTTCAAAGTAAAATGGTTTATCCAGAAGACTCTGTGTTACGGCCGCCTCTACTAGTACAAATTTATCTACATGGCTATAAAGTTCTTCTAGCCTTACCTGCAGAAGATCTAGTTCGTTAAAAAATGTGAAACAATCAATTATCATAATTTAGGCAGTCTTTCATTGGGTATCAATACTAAATGTTTATGTGTATTCGGGATGGGATTCCAGTCTGCATCTTGCAATATATTACCATGCGGATTATCAATAATTGAGTATTGGTAGTCTTTTAAGTTATTAAAGTTAAAACCGCCATCCTCAGGCCACTTCCAGTGAGGATTATTTTGATAGTCATCTTTATTATTTTTTGAAGATGCGTGTATTTCTACATGAATCGTCGGGCGCTTATTCTCGAAAAGGAAATCAAAAGTATTTAATACGATGCTTTCCATGCCTTCAATATCCATTTTAATAAAATCTGGTAAATCTATATTATGTATTTTTATAAAATCGTTTAGTCGTGAATATTTAATTGGCTGCTCTCTATTTCTTTCTCCGTGAATTCTAAATTCTGAACAGTCTTTAAAGCGAGTGTTACAGTCATAATTTTTATCGTTAAGCGCTATGTTGTAGCAATGAATATTGTTGTGTCCTGAAGTATTATTCAATAAATCAGAAAAATTTAATGTAGAGGGTTCAAATGTAAATACTTTTCTTGCGCCAAGATTTACAAATTTAATACTCATTTCACCAATATATCCGCCAATATCATAAACTATACTATTGGGTTCTAAGTATGTTTGATATAAAATGTCTTCGATGTTATTCATGGTTATATATATTTTCTTTGTATTATTGTATTTTCTATTGTATTTCCGTATTCGGGAAACATGCTTGATGCTGGATGTAGGGTTGAATTAATTACTAATTGAGATATCGCATTTATATCGTAATGCATTGGTAGTACATATTTCTCAAATACTAGCCACCTTAATAGGTGCGAAGGCGCGGGATTAAATGGTTGTTTACAGTACTTAGAAAAAACATAGGTAGGTTTTCCGTAGTGTAGTGGGAAATATCTCAATCCAGAGTCTACGCCAATAAAGGCGGAACATGCCTCGCTTAATGCAAAAAAATCTTCTAGTGAGCAATCTGTCAAAGTAAAGTTTGGATATTGAAGATCTGAGATTTCTTTATAAAAATCCATATATTCGGTTTGACACACCGAAACAACCTGCTTACCAGACGCTAATAGCTTTTTAAGCAATGCTATAACATACCACTGTTCAACATTATGATCAGAGTTGGGTCTTGGGTAAAGATGTGTAAGAATATAACTATCTTTAATATCAGACAACTGATTATTTATCTCTGGTCTTGGAAAGAAATAAAAATATCGTTTCCAATCAAAACTATAATTTAGCCAGTCAAGGTTGTCTATGCACAGGTTATAGAAGTAATCTGAGTCGTTAAGTAGTTTAATATATTGATCTGGTAGATTATCTAGATGGCAGTTATAAACCTCTTCTCCAAACTGGCTTTTTACTTTAAAATCTTTACTTTTTCTACTTTCAATTACTTTGCAATTATTATTTGTATAAATACTTGGCCAAGCATACTTAAGCAAATTTATCTGTTTGTGGTTATTTTCAGTATCTGAATAGAAATTTAATTGAGCATTAGGGTGCTTTTCCCTGATGGCCGCGACAAATCTATTAGATAGAAGATGATCTCCGATACCTAACCGCCCTCAAGACGAATAGAAACAGTGTGCTTACTTGGGGGCAATTAAACCACCCCCTTGTACTTGTGAAAAAAAATCTTCCATTTTAAGTTTTTTTCTGTTTAAAAAAATGTTTGCATCTTTATATAGAAAGTTATATATAGATAGTATATCTTCTTGCGAATAAATGCAAGTATTATATAAATTAAAATTTGTATATTTAGAGATAGAAACCCTTGGTCTTACTCCTGTAAGCTTTTGTATATGAAACTTAGCTTTTTCGTGCCATTCTTTTGTACTAATGATAGAAAATTCCCCGTTAATATAATTTCTTTGGTTTTTTTTAATTTTAAAACAGCCATCCCCATCAAACATTCCTCTTATATAGTGCCTAATTAATTCTTTTTGTAGATTTGGGAATTTTAAATTTACGGTCTTGTCTTGAATGCATCCAAAAGACAATAAGTCTTCACTGATTTTTCTTATGGGAACATAAAGTTTGTGCATGTTTTTTTTGCCCTTCTTTCCGGGTGGACGGTTTTGTAACGGCCTATCCCCAAAAAATAGAGAACTTATATTTTTTAGTATATAACCATCTTCTTCTTGTAGAGATATTTCGATCTTTCCTCTTTTTACATCGTTATAACCATCTGCATGAAAGAGCCCTAAAAAATAAGCTTTTTCTTGGGTATCGATGCTTGTAAAAATATTTTTATTAGTTGGATATAATATATTTCTTTTTTGTATTGCTCCGTTCTTTTTAAGAACGTAATAAATTTGGTCCTTTGTCAGTCCTAATTCTGAAGAAATTTCGTTGTATGGCTTTCCATCTAAATATAAGGATTTCATAGTGCATAACTGCTTTTCGGTGGGATAAAACGGTTCTTGTCTCATTAAATGATATTACACTCCTTCCGATCGTACAGTCGTTATTATTTTGCTAGTGCGCCCTTGAACTTATTGAATAAGTAAAGACAAATTTCTTTATTTTCTTCCAAGAAAGTTCTTAACTTTTCCATTCCTTGGATCGTGCTTGGTACTGCTTGCCCAGTTTCTTTTGCTACTTCGTCTATTAATTTAGAATCAAGATTAATCCATGCTCCAGCCTTTTTTGCAAAACCCCATTGAATTAGCATGTCAGATACTTCGTATTCAATCCAAATGCTATTTCCACCAGTTCTACCATGGCGAATTGGGTACAATATTTCAGTTCCTTCCTTCTCGTTCGTGGTCTTTCGGAGAAGAATTTTTGCCCAATGACCAATAATTTTTCCATCTTCAACTATCTGGTCTGCTTTATACCTAGGTTGGAACTCGAAAATCCAATCAGCATAATGCTGTAGAGCATTGCCACCAGAACTATTTGTAAGTTTTGGATCTGTTTTGGCGTACGGATTAATTTGAACATTAGAACGCACCTGTGAGATTAGCGCGCAAACGTGTCCAAAAGTTGATAGTGGCAACATGATCATTTTTAGAAAATGCGAACTAATAACTGCTCCAGCGGCGACTTTTTGACTATCTTCAAAGCCCTTGGCGGCATCGTTTTTAGCGATAAGCGCATCCATGCTATCAATTAAAAAATAATATCTAGATTCGTCTGGATTATTCTTAATTAATTCCAAGATAATACTTGCAACATTTTCATAAATATTAGTACGCAATACGAAGCAAGTTCCATCAACCCAATCTTCGGCCTTGTCTACAAACTTAACTCCAGATACGTTTTTTACATTAGAGTTAAGCCTTCCTTCTGCTTTAACTAGAAAACCCTTACCCTTTGGTACCGTATCTAGGAAATTCTTCATAATAAGAAGAGCGGAACTGGTTTTTCCACCACCACTTACTCCAGTAAAACGTAAAATTGCTGGAACTTCTAACGATCCCCCCATCTCTGAATCCAAGAGGAGTGAGCCCGTAGATACGTTAAAAATTTTTTCGTCTTCAAAGTTATAGTGTTCACCTTTCGTGCTCTTTAGAAAGGATGCTAATACGGATTGACTTGAGTTTGATTTTACTTCTTCTTTTGCCATAAATTTAAAAATTCTCGCACTGTCATAGGTGCTTGTACAGTTTCACCTATTTTTCCCTGAAACTCAATATTATTATTTTCCAGAACAAAATTCTGTGGTTTTTCAGGTTCAAAAATGAATTTTTTGTATTCAGTATTTAACATTTTCCTTCCTTCGTCGGAAAGGAACCAGCAAAGACTATTTAACTGAAATCTTAATGTTAAAGAATTCCAGAATAAATCATTTGGAAAAATTTTTAGGAGAGAATTTACTATCTTCATCTCTCTTGGCCAGACTATACTCGCGTCTGGTTTAGTAAACTTTAAAACAAAATCTCTTTTATTTAGACTCGTATTCCGAACAGCCTTCGCAGGTTTCTTTTTGGATTTTGAAAATTTCCCTCTTTTCGCAGAAGAATCCTTTGTCTGTATAGTTTCCCCCTCTACAGGCACATCTAGTAATAAGTCTTTCCTGCTCATCTTGTGAGCGGAATTTACAAGTGCTAAGTTTTTCTTCTCCATTCATAAGGATTATGTTACATATTTACACTATTTTCAATAACTAAATCCCTTTCAACCATTCTTTTTATAAGTTCTTTGAAGGAAATTTTTGGAACCCATGCTAGTTCAATTCTTGCCGTTGATGAATCGCCCCAAAGTAAATCAACTTCCGCTGGACGATAAAACTCTGAATTAATTTTAATTAAAATAGACCCATCCTTATCAATAAATTGTTCATCTATGCCATCACCTTTCCAGTTTCCTTGGATTTTAGCGTTTTCAAAAGCTAATTCAATAAACTCTCTTACTGTATGTGTTTCTCCAGAAGAAAGTAGATGTTCCTTGGGCTGTTCTTGGTTTAACATTTTCCAAATACCATCTACAAAATCAAGCGCATGACTCCAGTCACGCTTTGCGTCAATATTGCCTAGTTCTAACGGAGCAAATGGAATATTGTTATTAATAGCATTTTTAATTCTGGCGACTCCCTTTGTGATTTTTCTGGTAACAAATTCTACACCACGACGTTCTGATTCGTGATTATATAATAACCCCTGAATTGCATATAAATTATAACTCTCACGATATACTTTTACAATATGCCTAGCGGCAGCTTTAGCTGCGCCATATGGACTTCTAGGTTTTAACGGATGGTTTTCATCTTGTGGCGAGTAATCAACATTACCAAGTTCTTCGCTAGAGCCTGCATTATAAAACCTGCAATTTGGTGCGTGTTTGCGAATTGCCTCTAAACACCTAATAATCCCGACAGCGCCAACATCGAATGTTTGTTCTGGAATTTGCCAACTGCTACCAACAAAGCTTTGTGCTGCTAGATTAATAAAATAATCTGGATTAATTTCTTTAACAATGGAATCTATTGATTGACTGTCAGATAAATCTCCCGTAATAATAGTTAATCTTGGGTTATTAAGTAAGTGTGATATGTTAACAGTATTTAAATTGCTACTTCTTCTAACCATTCCAAAAATATGGTGATCAGTATTTTCAAGTAGATAATCAACCATATAACTACCATCTTGACCAGTTATTCCTGTTACTATAATTTTTTTAACCATATTTATTATAGATTATTACCTATTGTAATTCAAATAAATTTATTTATCAATATTTTCGTTAAAATGCTTTTCAATTTTTTTTATAATATTGTTATATATTTCTTGGTAATCTTCTGTTGTTGATGCTTCTTCTCCCTTATTCTGTAAAATGGAATAAAATATATTAACTGGAGAATTTAGTACGTTATTAATTACGTTTAAATCTTGTTTAATTATATTTTCTATAGCAAACTTCTTCCATTCTTTAAAGAAAATACTCTGTATTTTTACCTTGCTATCAAAGTCGTTTTGGCTATTAATTTGTTCACAAATTTGTTTAAAAACAAACAATAACATCGACCATTGCAGGTTATCTAGAAGTTTTTTTTCTATTAATTCGGAAATATCCTCAATTTCACTATTGTTTTCTTCCATTGTACTGTTATGCTTCGCAAGATTTGCACGTCATTATAGAGCGAGCTAATTCTTTTGCGGGATTGCTAGAGCGCTGATAATAAAGGCTTTTAATTCCGTTTTCCCATGCAAAGATAATAAGCTCATTAACTGCTTTTGGTGGAGTTCCGGCAGGAATCATTAAATTTAAACTCTGCCCTTGGTCGATGAACTTCTGGCGAGAAGAGGCCTGAATGACAATCTCTCTTTGAGATGTTTCGGCAAATGTTTTGAATACATCCTTTTCTTCTTGAGTAAGGAAATCGAGATGCTGAACAGATCCTCCATGAATTAGGATGGACTTCCAAGTTTCCTCATCATTCTTATCCTTGGACTTGAGAAGATTCTTAAGATAAGGATTCTTGTAGGTGAATTTGCCTTTTGCCAGATCCTTAACAAAGTAGTTAGATTCAAGAGGCTCAATACTTGGAGATACTTGACCAAGAATAAAGGAGCTTGAAGTAGTTGGGGCAACCGCAAGAGTTGTTGTGTTTCTACGACCGTATCCCTTGAGAAGTTCTGGTTCACCAAATATTCCAGCAAGCTCGGAACTGGCTTTGTCCGCTCTCTCGCGAATTGTTTTCCAGATAGTTGAATTAAGAAGCTTTGCTTCCATTGATTCAAATCCGACCATCTTAGATTGAAGGAGGGAATGCCAACCAAGAACGCCAAGACCTAGTGCGCGATGATTAATTGCAAAGTTACGAGGTGCATCCATGAACTTGATTCCTTCTGTTTTATTGATGAATTCTGACATAACAGCATCCAAGAAATAGATCATGGTTTCAATTGCATCAGTATCCTTCCACTCTTCCCAACGCTCAAGATTCATTGAGGAAAGGTCACAAACAAACGACTCTTCTTCGGAATCTGGTAACATAATTTCACTACAAAGATTTGAGTGACTAATATTTAGTTTTTTATCCTTGTAAACTTGTGGTGCCTGATTATTTACATTGTCAGTAAAAAAGATATAAGGATATCCAGATTCAAAACGTTTTTTTAGAACTAATCCCCAAATTCTACGCTTTTCCTTGTCTCCATCTACCATAGACTTCATCCATTCGTCAGAAACCGTTACACCAATAGAAAGATCTTGAATACTATTTCCTTCAGAACGAATCTTTAGAAATTCTTCAATATCAATATGGTCAACTGGAAGATAGGCCGCAAAGGATCCACGACGGACATTGCCCTGAGAAACTACATTCATCAGTTTGTCAAACATTTCCATAAAATGAACAGAACCAGTAGATTCTCCGCCAGATGAAATTGGTAGGCCTCTTCCACGAAGAGCGCCAAAATAAGCGGAAGTTCCGCCACCATTTTTTGTCATCATTCCTACTTCGGCAATCTTTTCTAAAATACCCTCCATTGTATCAGGAACGTAAGAACCAAAACACGATATAGGGAGTCCGCGCTTGCGACCAAAGTTTGACCAAATAGGTGACGCAAGTGAATAAAATCCACGGTGCATGTAATTTTCAAATTTTTTAGCAAATCCTTTTTGACCGAGAATTTTTTCTGCTGATTTGGAAATATCAGAGATTCTCTGCTCTGGAGTCTCGCCTTCTAAAAGGTATCCTCTTTGTAGGAATTTTCTAGAATCTTTATTTAGCCAGTAAATATCGCCGTTAATTTCAATGCTCATTTGTATATGATATACTTTTTTATCAATTAAAACAAGTCATCTTCGTCAAAAGATTGATTTTTCTTTGAATACTCTACTGGTCTACTGTGAAAAAAATCAGTCATATTATTCCCCAAAAGCTCCTCTTCAAACCATTTGGTTTTTTTTATCAATTCCATGTCAACATCAAAGGCTTTTTTAAAACCAATTTGTAACAGAGATTCATTAATTCTATTTTTAATAAATTCCTTTAAAATATCTGCATTAAGCCCCTCTTCTTTAATTCCGTTTACCATCCAGTCCACAATTTTAGACTCTGACTCAAACGCCTGTAATGCTTCCTTGTTAATTTTTTCCTCTAATTCAGAGTCGAATAACTCTGGATATTCCTGACGAATAGTATTAATTAATTTAATACCAACTAGTGCATGAATATTTTCTTCATTGCGAGTATACTTTACTTGCTGATCGGTATCTTTTAGCACATTTTTGAAGCGCGCAAACCAGTTAATTACGTAAAACTGGGAAAATAGGGAGACATTTTCCACAAAAAGAGTAAAAAGAATTAAAGCATATAAATACTGTTTCTTACTATCCTTATAGAATCTATGGGTATATTTTCTTAGGTATTTTACACGGCCTTGTATCCACTCTAATTTAAGGTTCTGTTCAAAGATCTCTTCCAGTCCCAATACGGAAATCAGCCTTTCGTATGCGTTATTATGAATAACCTCTACATTGGCCATTACATAACCAAGATCTTGAAGCGATGGGTGTGGGAGATTTTCCCCTAATTTTGCCCAAAAGGTCTTTACAGCTACTTCTATCTGCCCAATAGCCGATAGGGTGCGAATAATAATTTCCCTCTCTTGGTCAGAGAGATTTACCTTAAATTGCTGTATATCTGATTTAAAGGAGAATTCTTTATCTGTCCAAAACCCGTTGTGCATTGACTCGATAAAACTATCTACCCAAGGGTATAAGTTTGGTTTTCTGGAAATCTGTTCTTCAAATATCATATTATACTATAGTGTTGTAGTAATATTACAATATATTGGCTAGTATTGAAAATAAAAAATGAAAAACTTAAAATTTTGGGGTAAGATTTAAAAAATTTGATTGTACTATTGCATCTTTCTGCGCTTTTTCCAATCTTTAGAGAATTCTTTCTTTACTGGGTCGTTTTTTTTACCACCCCTTCTTTCGCTCATTTCTTTAGACAAATCCATAATATCTCCCAATGTGCCACCTTTATCTGTTTTTTTAACAAAAGCTTTTGAGTCATGTGGATCTATTTTAGTGTCAAAGGCAAATAATGTTGGAAAATAAACACGATTCCATTCCGTGCCATTCTCATCTATATAAAACTTTTTATCATTCATTCCAAATGATAATTCTATAGTTTGTCCAGTTTTGGGATGTTCAAAAACGTAATTTGCCACAATTTTACTTTTCTTTTCTAATTATATACGCACGTTTGGAAGATCTTACCAGTTGACCATTTGGCATTCTAAAATAAGATGTCCCATCTTTAAACACTATCTGTTGTAAAGATTCTGATGCAGATTTTATTAATTCTATATCTTTATTATTTGAATTGTCAGTATTTTCAGTTGTCATAGCGATTTCATTATTTCTAGTATTGAATCTACCATTTTTTTATAGGTAAATTTATTTTGAAGTTCTAGACCATCGGTATTTACAGGGTTATTTCTAAACCTTTTCTCAACTTCTTCTAGTCCATTGATAAAGTCGTCTTCATTCCAGTCGAAGATATTCCCTTGATTAATATCCATGCCCTCTTTAAAGAACATGTTGTCATATACTGGGATTTTTCCAGATGGATTTATTAGAACTGTATTTTTATCTGTCATCCAGTCTTTATAGGCATGAGCATTTAAACCTACGCAGTGCTTGCCTAGGGCCACGCTCTGAAACTCTGGCAGTCCCCACCCTTCGCCGCCACTCATAGCAATTGCTATGTCATTATTATTAATAAATTTATTATAAGTTTCATTTGGGCCAATATATGGAATAAAATTTATATTCCAATATTTTTGTCCATTCAGTGCTTGCGTGATCAGCTGAGATTGCATGTTGGGGTCTAAAAACCTATTAAATATGTTGCAATTTAACATATACCCCTGTTTGTTGCCATACTTTTTCACCCAAGAGGTTAGGATTTTCAAGTGACGTTTTCTGCTTGGCTCTAATTTTCCAAACATTCCAAATTGAATTATATCATTATTTTGTTCTTTTTCTGTTAAATTAAAATGGGTATCGTCAAAAGCTAATGGAATAAATTTAACATTTTCACACCCAGCCCAAAAAAATATATCTACAGAGTAATTACTGGATAGTAAAACATTGGAATTATTTTTTACAATGTTTATTTCTGTCTCGGTTGGGGAATCTAGTTCGTAAAAACTAAGAAGAACTTGTTTGTCTGAAAAACTTTCTAAGCTACCAGATATGTGCCATAGTTTGAATACTGGAACATTTCTATTATGCTTTTTATTAGAAGAAAGAACACTTTTTTGTATCCACTCGAAAAAGTTAGAATCGTGTTTTTGAGTAGATAAGTCTATCTCTCCAATTGGAAATAGGCAGACTTCCATCCCACGAGAATATATTTCTCGCAGGATGGAAAGACTTACTTGCCCTAGAGATGTCGAATTAAGAGGTAGGTGTAGGGCTATCTTCACAAGATTAGAAAGGAATCTCGTCTGACTTCTCTGGCTTAGCCTGCTTAACAGGTGCGGAGTTGCTTGTGCCGACTGGGTTATCAAAATAAACCCTATAATCAGGCTGGTTAGAACCCTCTGGCTTATTAGAGTTGCTAAAAATAAGCAACTTGATTTCCTGACCGTCCTTGGTCTTTACGCTACCGTTTAGGTAGGTGGTACCACTCTTACTAACGCGCTTCCATAGTGCTCCAGCTTCTTCTAGCTTCGGCTTGTTTGATGTGTTTGTATTTTCCATAACAATTCAAATTATAATATTAATGTTTCACGATGTCAATTTTTTTTTCGCTAGATCTATGAATTTGTTGTGCCAATTCAGGGCTGTTTGAGGCGTAACGTTAAGAATCTTAGCAACTTCTGCATAATTCAAAATTTTATTTTTATTTGATAAATACCTGTAATAGATAGCATCTTTAATATTTTTATCTTCAATCTTGTCTAAAAGATCTATAATAGTATTGATAGCTTCTACTTTATTTGAATCTCTTGTTTCGCAGTTGTTCTTATTTAAGAGAAATTCAATTAAATCTTCTTCGGAGTTTACATATTTTGATATTTTATTTTTTAAGTTCAGACAGAAATATTTAACATTATTTGCCAACCATGTAGAAAATTTAGATCCCATATCTGGCTTAAACGATAGAGCTGAAGAGTATATTATCCAATCTTTATTATCACTAAGCTCATTAAACTGGGCAGTAGACGCATTTAAGATTTTTTTTCCAATTGAGAAGCATATGCCACTATGCCTAGATATAAGCTCAATTAGACTATCGTTACATGATTTTAACTTTATCTGTTTAACTAGATAATTATCATCCACTATTTTTTTAGATTTTGTAGTTTTCATTTAAACTAGATTAGTTATAAACCTTTTTATACTTAAAGTCAATTTAATTAGATTTTTTAAATATTAAAAATAATAATAATTATATTACGAACGGAGTGAGTAATAAACATTTACGAACAACGTGAGTAAATATTGTATGTGAGCTTGCGAACATGCAATCAACGAATATATACCTATATATATATTTTTTTATACCTATGTCAATATTAATTTTAATCTTACTCTGTATTTTATTTTCTTCTATATCGCATTTATGGTTTAATACTGACTTTTTTCCTTTCTACGTTAAGCTATTTAAACCGCTCTGTCCAAAGAAGATTTATTCTTGGTTACTGATACAAGAATATTTTAACCGGCCAGTTAATGAGATGAACTACTCTTCTTATATAGAGTATTTATCTGAAAAGAAACAGTTTTCAAAAAATTTCACAATAGTCTTTCTATTGAAGATTTTTTCATGCCAGTTGTGTTTAGGCATGTGGCTTTCTATTTTTTCAGTACTGTTATCTGGATCTAGTTTACTTTTTATTGGTTTTGCCTTTGTTTTAATTAGGGCCATAGATAGTGTGTTAAATTATTTTTTAAAAATTCACTAATTCCTATTATCATCTTTTAATGAAAAGAATAGAGTTTTATAAACCACAGAAATCTGGAAATGGCACTTGTGCAACTTTTGAGAACGTAACTGCAATAGATGACCAGAAGAAAAATGGGTTTTATGTAAACCTATTAAAGCAGCACTCATGGAACGACTCTTCAAAGACAGGGTCATTCAAGGAGAATGTAAATATCGCAGAAAAACATAAGAAAATAAAACTAAATGATTTAGAGCTTTGTAATATTCTATATGTTTTAGAGTCAAATTCTGAAAAAAAATTCTCAACAGTACATAAAAATGTGGATAAGACCACCCCAATATTCTTCGAGCCATATATCAAAGATGGGGCTTTTATTGGTCACGTATTAAAAATAGATGGAGTAGGAATAGCTTTTAATCTTGTAGAGTCAATCAAATTAAGAGAGTATATTAAAGCATCACTGCAAAATCTATATTCCTGATATGACAAATAGAAAGAAGAGGGTTCTATTCCTTAGCGATTATGCCGGAGCGTTTACTGGATTCGGTAAAAATACTAAATTATTATTAAAGTATTTATACAAAACCAAAAAATACGAAATATGTAATGCCGCACAGGGCTTACCAAAAGATGGCCCACATAATGATAGATTTCCTTGGAAAACAGTTGGAGTGCTCCCAAGCGATCCGGCAAAAATTAATCAAATACAAAAAGATCCAAACCTAGGCAGGATGACTGCTTATGGTGACATGGAAATAGAAAATATAGTTAAAGAATTTAAACCAGACGTAATTTTTTCAGTAAATGATACTTGGGGATCGCATTTTGTGGTAGAGAAAAATTTCTTTAACACAATACCCACGGTATGCTGGAATACTTTTGATTCGCTCCCCCTACTTCCGGATACTGTAGAAAAAAGTAAAAAAATAAAGCATTATTGGACATGGAGTAACTTTGCTACAAAAGTATTTCATAAATACAATCATTCACATGTAAAAAATCAATATCCTCTAGTTAATACAGATAACTTTTACAAGTTACCAGAAAGTAAAATAAAAGAAACTCTATTAAAGCATGGTCTACCAGAGGACTCATTTATTATTGGTTTTGTATTTAGGAATCAATTAAGAAAACTAATTAATACTCAAATTGAAGCTTACGCGCAATTTAAAAGACTTAATCCAGAGGTTAAAAATACATTTTTATACACCCATACTCACTATGGGGAAGGTTGGGACATACACAGACTATGTGAACAATACGGCGTAGATAAAAAAGAAATCTTGTGTACATATATTTGCAAAAGAACAAAAGAATATTTCATATTGCCATATACTGGACAAGACATTGAAAACCCCAAAACAAAAGAAAAAACACTAATAACATCTAATTCCGGCTTTGGTATAACTGATGAACAGCTAAATGAAATATATAATATTTTTAGCTTTTACTCGCACCCAGCCACTTCCGGAGCTTGTGAGTTGCCATGTGTAGAAGCAGCGTTAACAGAAAAAATAATAGCTACTTGCGCTTACTCGTTTGGAGAAGATATCATAGAATTAAACAAGGGCTCAATAGGATACAAGTTTAGTTTTTATACTGAACATGGTACACAGTTTTTAAAATCCCAACCATCCGCTTCAAACATGTCACAAGTTTTCAAAAAAATATATGACATGAATAAAGACAAGAAGCGTGGTCTTGAAAAACTCTCAAGAGAGTGGGCGCTGGAAAATTACTCTATAGACGTTAATGGAGAAAAAATAGAAAATTTTATTGATAGCTTAAAAACACTAGAAGAAAAAGATTTTGACTTCGAAGGTTCGAAAACTAAATCAAATCCTCAAGCTCAAATTATTCATATTGAAGATAATAGGGAATGGATAAAACAACTTTACTGCAAGATTCTAGGTAGGGAATCTATTGAAAATAATGACGAAGGCCTGATACATTGGGAAAAGCAATTATCAATTGGCGCACAAAGGAATGATATAGAAAAATACTTTAGAAATGTAGCCATTAACGAAGAAATTAAAAATAAACCCATTCAGTTATCTGATCTTTTCGATAAAGACGAAGGACTTAAAAGAGTTCTTCTAGTTCAACCAGAAAGCTTGGGAGATGTTTTCCTTGTTACAGCGCTATTCGAATCCTTGAGAAAAAGATACCCTCAAGATACTTATAAAATCTACATAGCAACAAAGCCAGAATATAGAGACATCATAGACGGCAACCCATTTATTGATAAGTGGATACCATACCATGAAATAATGGACTCGGCACTAGCAATGGAGGGCAGAGGAGAAGATAAGGGTTATTGTGATATTGTTTACCATCCATATTTTTCAACTCAAAGATTGTTAGATTATACACACAATGGTATTGATAAAATTGATTTAGATATACATAATTAATATCAATAAAAATGGAGGAATTATTTTGCACCTACTAGAAACATACGCCCTATCTACAGCAAGCAAGATAGGAAAGCCATATATACTTAAAAAATATTTTCCAATAGATGCGGAAAAATATATAACTATTCAAAATAGTAGCGGAATGCCCGGCAAATGTTATGATTTTTTTGAAGAAGTTGTTAAATTTTTAAAACCGTTACTGGATAGTAACAATTATAAAATAGTACAAATAGGAGACGAAAAAGATAGAAAAATATCCGAAGCCTTAGATTTAACTGGTAAAACTAATATAAATCAAACTGCACACGTAATATCAAGATCCTTACTTCATTTGGGTAATGATAGTTTCGCGGTTCATATGGCCAGTGCATTTGATGTCCCAACAGTTGCTCTTTATGGAATAACAACTCCAGAAATAGCTGGGCCATACTGGTCGAATAAAAAGATTAATTTATACTCAAATAAATTCAAGCCAAGCTTTAATCCAAATGAGTCTCCCAAAACTGTTAATAATATAAAAATAGAAGAAGTCGTTACCGCATGTGAACAACTACTATTTGGTAAAAAATCTATAAATATAACCACTAATTATATTGGTTCTAGATATAATGATAGAATCATAGAAAGCATACCAAATCAAGTTATAAACAAAGAATTCTTTAAAGATACTATCTTAAATCTAAGGTTTGACTATTTGGATGATGTAAGTGACCTTTCTAGTACTTTTTATAATTTATCGCAAAGAAGGTGTGCCATTGTTACTGATAAGGCCATAAATATAGAAAATTTAGAAAATGTAAAACAAAATATCGAAATAGTAATATACGATGTTAGTAAAGATGTTGATATTAGTTTTATAAAAAAACTAGAGAAGTTTGGCATAAATTATGTCTGTACAGTTGATAAAAGTTCTGTAAATGAGGATGTTATAGAAACAAGAAAATTTGAATTAATGGATTTTTGTAATATTAATTTATATTTTTCTACTCCTGAAAACTTACCGTTAGAAATTAAAAATGAAACCCTATTTAAATCTAATAGAATTATTTTAAGCAATGGTAAAATCTACAATAGTAGAAGTGCCCAGCTTAGCGATATACCGATTGTCGCGCCGAATGCGCCAATAAAATACTCTGATATTAAAGATAAAAAAGAGTTTTTAAAAGATATTGATTACTGTTTCTTATATACTGAAAATTAAACTTGACTTATTTAGAAATTTTTCAGAAAATATGTAAATGGCAAGACAAAAGTTATCAAATACAGAATCAATAGAAAAAGATTCCCCCCTCAATGTAGAGCTAGAAGCTCCTACACCTACTCGTTACCTAGACAAGGTAGACGGATTTTCTAGAGATAAAAATGGATTTATACAATCTATAGAGTATGGGTTTAATCCAGATAATACAATTAATTGGCGTGGAATGATTAAGCCTGAACATCTAGTTCCTAACAGGGATTCCTTTAAAAATTCTCCAGACATAAATCTAAAGGAAATAGACGTATCAACACTTCCAGACAACAAGCTCCTGATTTTACTTGCTGGTATTAAAGAACTGGCGCAAATTCGTGGTTATGAAAACGTAGAATATGAGGTAATAGAGGCTCGTCCGGATTACGTTGCGGTAAAATGCACGATTAACTGGATAGGCAATTATGAAACCAGAAATTCAAAAGTCAGTTTTTCTGCACTAGCGGATGCCCATTGGGATAATACACATAATTTTGCAAAAAACTTTTTAATGGCAATTGCTGAAAATAGAGCATTTGTTCGTGCTGTTAGAAATTTCTTAAAAATTAATATTGTTGGAAGTGACGAAATGGGTGGTAAGAATTCCCCAGTTTCGAATACTGAATACGAGCCATCTACAGGCCCAGACCCAGTATCACTTTTGCAAAAAACAATGAATGATTATAATATATCATTCGATAAAATCAAAGATGGGGCAATAAAAAAGGGTATAGAAGGCGCAGAAACATGGTCATCCTGTGATGATATTCCCCCATTATCTATATTTACTATAGTTAGCGGAATAAAAAGTAAAAATAAGTTATCTTAATGAAATCCACCGGAATTATTGTTCAGAACACTAATCCTACAAGTCAATTAGGAATATCTAAATTCGAAACTTGTTCATTTAGAACAGATAATAAAATTATTAAAAAATCTTGCTGTTCAACAAATAATGTTTCTGGCTATAAGTGTAATTTAAGAAATATTTTTCCACTTTCGTATATACAGCATTGCGAAAAATGCGATAAGTATCAGCCTTAAATTAGCTTACCACCAAATCTTTGACCAAGAGTAGATACAGTGCTTTCACAATCTTTTTTACATGTTTCATTAAACCTACTTTCGTCTCCCCCATCCCAATAAAATCTATCACAACATCTTGTTCCTATTTCTATAGAGCCATCAACAGAAACCAAAGTTGGCGTATTTCGCGAGAAACTTGAACCATAAAATGGTATTACCCCATAAGTTGAAAACTTGACGCCACCTAATACATTTATATTTCCCGCATATCCTGCGATTTTAGACGACATAGATAAGGATGAAGATTGTAATAAAATAAATATTTTAGGCCAATATAATCTTTTGGCAAAAACTATATCAGACATATCTATTTTTATATAGCCACTTGCACCAACGAATGTATGAATTGGACCAGCTGAGCATAAGACTCCTTCATTAACCCTTACAATTGAACTAGTTAGAATATTTGGAGATATAGATTTATCAATCTCTACTGTTTTTTGTGTAACACCATTTATAACACCTTCTCTTTCTTTTCTTATTTTTTTTCTATAAGTATTTATAATTTTCGTATAGCCATTTAAATTAGCGTTATTACCAGACCCTCCAAGATTTATATTAGCTAAACCAGCATTTGCGCCAATTATACCCCCCGTGTTCCCACCTCCTTCTATAAACTGAGTGAACGGATCATCACCACCAATAGACGAAGAACCAATACGTACTCTATAACTTCTAACGGTCCAATATAATTTTACCATCTCTCCCAATGTTAAACCAATTGGCCTATCGCTACCAGATCCAGTCAAATAATTTCTTTCTGGTAACTCGTCAGGATTATATGGCAAATGGCCTAAAAAATTTACATTAAAGCTCATTTACAGAATTTATAGAATTTAAATGATTTGAGCCACCTAAATATGGACTTGGAAAAATAATTGGCACCCCACTCATCATGGAGGCCAATAAGATTATGTCTGTACTTAATATTTGAACAGGGGAAAAAGATGCTCCATCTGTTGGTAGTGGTTTTGTGCCGCCATTTTTATTCGTATCATCGCTTCTATAACCAATTAATGAGTAACATTTAATTTGACGTTTTCCATCTACTAGTTTTTTTACTCTGCCACTAGAATCAAACTCGTCTGTTGGGTTTATCCAGAACATATCTGGATAACTTTTCCATAAATTTGGATTATTCTGATTTACATTTCCAGCCTCTGCTCCAACCGTTGTACACTTAATCTCGGCACCACTTACTTGAAGATTAGGTAATATTGTAAAATCTATATATATTTTTTGATTTGCCTCAAATGCTAATTTCTGATTTAAGCCCTTTATTGGTATAAAACTGCCAGTATTATAGCTAAAAGTAGAAAAACAAACACCATTGCTAACCATATAACCACTACCCTCTCCAGTCCAAGGAACTATTTCAAATGGAATGTTTCTAGCTTCTTCTTGTGGAGTACTTTTTCTTCTAAAATAAGACATAATAATATATAAATTATAAATTTTTAATACCAAGTAATCTAAATGTAATACCAGTACCAGAAGGCCCAAAGTTCTTACCGCTAATAACGATATCCGCCACATCTATCTGCTCATTATCTAAAGTATTTAAAATATTAGAGTAAAAAGATCTAAGCTGAATTACAGAAGAATTATTACCTATCGAGTTAGATTGTATAGAGTTATAGTAATTTAGCCCACTTAAAAGATTATTATCCCTATATGAAATAATATTAAAGTTCATTCCAGTTTCTATATCCCAAACACCAGTAAAGGATCTTACTCCGGTAAATTTATTAATATATCCTGTTATTGCACCAGAAGCGTATCCAGTATAATAACCTGTTGAAGCAAACGATACAGATGCCATTCCTGAAAAATTACTAGATGGAGACATTTGTAAATAAGAAGTTTTACCGCCAATTAATGTAGGATTTGGGATATTAATACCTGAGGTATTTGATGTTAAAGTAATAGAATTTCCAGAATCCCCAATAGCTATTGAAGTTAAAATTATTCCACTAGGCCCAAAAGCTGATCCAGTGCATAGAAAAACTCCCGAATTATTATTGATAATATCAACTAAGGCAGCTCTGGTATTAAAAAAATCTGGTGCCAAATAATTTAAAGTATCATCATTATATGATATACTCTTATTATTAATAGATATAAAATCAAAATTATTTAATTTAGTATTATCAATATAAACAACTCCAGTAGATTGCTGAAGCCCAGTTATTAATGGGTAATATGGATAATTATTATTATCAATATAATATCCACTTCCAGTAGCCATAAATGATTGATTGTAATATCCATCATTGGAAAGGCCTCCTGTAATACCAGTTAGATAAAAATATCCAGTTACTCCAGTTTCACTATAACTCACTCCAGTTAATAATCCAGTAAATTGTCCACTGGTTTTACCTGTTACATAAATATTATTATTTGAAAATAAACCACCAAGTGAGGTCGCCTTATCCACAATTGATTTTTTTATAATAGTTTCCTCCGTAGAAAAAATACCACTTCCAGTAATATTTTTTGTATAAGTTTTGTCAAAAACCACTTCTTTAGTTCCAGTGTCGTAAAAATAATAACCATCAAAAGTATGCGATAATAAGCCAGTTCCAGTAAAATTTCTAGTCAAAAATCCCGTAATATTACCAATATACTTACCGCTTCTATTTAGAAACTTTACATTCCCTTCATTTACTGTTGGAATATATTGAATTTCTTCATTATAAGCTCTATAAACACCACTCATAGAGTCTCCACTAATAGTATAGTTATAATCTCCACTAAAAATAAGTGGTACAATATCACCTATATTAACAGTATAATCAGCACCTATTAAACATGATGACTGTCCAGAATGAGTGGTGATTCCAGTTTTTAAAGCGGAAAATAAATTTAAATTTTTGAAATAAACTTCATTTTTAGGTATTGAATAACTTTCCCTTCCTGCTGGTATTACGCCACTGAAATTTCTTGCAACTATTCTATATCTATCAAAATTCAAATTAGTAATATCATATCCACTATTTGATAACCAGCAATTTAAATATTGTCCAGTTGGATCTAATACCCATCCAGTTCTAATATAAGATAAATATACATCTTCACTTTTTCCCTTATCTCCAATATTATCTGCCGTTACTCCCGAGCATAAATAACAATTGGTATCTGGAAAACTATATTTAATAGCTATCGTAGGAACGTTTCCCTTGGAACACGCTTCCGAATCTTGTACTAAATTTAATTTTAATTTTTCAGACCATTTTGCGCAAGGGTCAACCAGATCGCTCCCACTGCACCCATTTACTCCAATTGGCCAACCAGTTGGGGTTTCAACTTTTATATCTCTAGATACTTGAATGGGCCCTCCACACTCTGGTTTAAGGTTTAGTGTTGATAATTGCGTTAAATCTAAAATAGTTTTAAAACCACCACTTATAGGATTTTCCACAAGAGTAATTTCTTCATTAGTAAAGTCTTGATCTAATGACGCCATGCCTTGTCCAGAAGACAAGAAGTTATCATTTTGCATGTTTAATTTAATCGTGTCACCCTTTCCTGTAAGAAGTTTATACAATCCACTTCTACGATCCAGTACTGCCCACCTACCATCAAGAGATCTCATAGCATTTGTTTGGCCCTGTATTTCTATAACATCTGGAATTAAGTAATCAAAACCATTTTTTATGCTTTTTGTATAAGTTTCAGAATACTGTGGACTCCTATCCACTAAACTAAGACTGAAATTAAAACCTGATATATAATTTCTAAGAGATTTAAATCTAATGATATTATTGTAATCTTCCTTGCCACTGTATTCTATACCAGTTAGTTTTTCGAATTGCATTAAACTTCCAGTTATATAAATCCCACTTGACTGCCCAGACAAACATTCATATGGATACCACACTGGGTAAGATCTTCCTAACCTATTATTAAGTGCGGAATTTAAACTGTCAATGCTATTAAAATCGTTTGGATAAAATAATGAAAATCCAGTTGTTGGATAAATTGGATTATTATTTAAATGATAAGCTTTATACAAACCAGTATAGTCATAAGTATATAAAGAAAAAGACAAACTGTCACCACTAATGAAATTGTTATATTTAATTTCACCAGTTCTAGTTGCAAAAAAATCAGTAATTGAAGAATTCTGTGTTACAGTATTTTGAGAAGCCGCACCATCGAAACCTTTAAAGAACGGATCACTTTTAAATCCAGATTTAAGTCCAGATATGTATTGATCATATGCAGTACCAGAAAGTGCTCCAGTATAACATATAACAATATCTTCAGGTGTCTCAATATCACCACACTCCGTAGGTTTAATACAGTAACCAGAATACGATGTAAAACTAATGCCAGTTGATTGCGAAAGAGATGGTATCTTTAAACTTTTTAAATAATTTAGTTTATTTTGTTCTTCATACCCACTATTAACTACTATATTATCAAAAGTAATTTTTTGAACAAGTTCTACGGCATAAGAAAAAACATTCTTAGATAAACCTGACATATTAACACCCGTAGAAACATCATAAGCAGCCCAAATTTTATCATCCGCTGACAGTACTGAATAAGTTGGCGGCTTAAAATTTAAATTTTTTACTTTAACACCTTGCCTAACTAGCTGTTGTGGAGAGAAAGTATCTTTAATTTTAAAATTTGTACTATAAAAATCTTCATAAAAATAATCTGACACAATAACACCAGCATCTCCAGTAGCGATCCCAGTATAATTAAATTTTGCAAATTCTCCACTATTTTCTAACCAAGAATCTCCACTTTTATATAGCCATAAATTTTTATATACCTCTATTGCCGTGTCAGTTGGATAGCTATACCTATCATCGTTTTGATATAATATATTACGACCAGATCCATTATTATATATAGTAGATACTTGCAATGGTGAAATTGTTTTATTCCATATAGCAACTTCATCTACTAATCCACTAAATGGATTAAACATAATGTCTCCACTAACAAAACCGCCAAGACCGAATCCAGTAAATAGTCTATCAAATGTACTTGAATAAGAACCGGCCAAACTACCATTCCAGTACAATTTCATGCCAACATTTTGCTGCGATGTTAACACAACATGATTCCATCTATTTGGTAGCCAAGGTTGATATTGTGCAATATTAGCACTCTCCACCCCATCATATACCCAACCACCTAATCCAGTATTATCTTTATCAGCTAAAACTAGCGCCTGATTTCTTCCAGTTATTCCAGTTCCAGATATGGTACCAAGCGTCCAAATACAAGAAAGTTGATCAATGCCGCTCATGTTATAAGCATTAAACCAACAAGAAATAGAGTAATTATTTGGACCAACAACTATTCCAGTAGAGTTAAGGTAGTTAAGTCTGGAGTCTGAAACAAAAGCTGCGGCAGCGTTATTAATTCCACTTGCAGACCCGACAAAGCCTGATTGTAATAAAGTATTATTTTGCCCATTAATGCTATTGGGCCTATTTCCGGCAAATTGATTTAGTTTCCAATAAGCAATCAAATCATTAGTTAAAAATCCACTATATATCCCACTTCCACTTCCAATAGTTTGACCAAGAGAAACTATAGCTCGATTATATTCAGAACCTATAGACCCATTATTAGTAGCTATAATTAAGTTATTTCTTAAAAAATCTCCAGAACCAGAGGTGTAAGTAGAAATAAATTCAAATTCATCAATAAAATCTAAATTGGTAGTATTAAATACCTCGAAGGCATATTGCCATGTAGGAGTTGGCGTTGGGGTTGGGGTCGGCGTGGGGGTTGGGGTAGAAGTTGGGGTTGGTGTAGGCTCAGTAACATCCACTAAAATAGCTAAATTATAAGTGTTACCAGCCGAAATACCACTAGCCAATCTTCCAGTAACTAAATTCGGGACATAGTTCTCCAAAGAGTCGCCAGAACCCCAAGCATATAGATATCCAGTTTGATTAGTTGCCATATTATTCCTTTTGCCTTATAATATTACACTTGATATATTATTTTTTTAAATTTATATGATTAATAATCATAGTAATAAATGCCCAAACACGGCGGTATTGGCTTTGGAGGAGAACCGCTAGATTGTGGCGTACTAGTTAATAATAAGCCATGTGGATAATTTATATCAATATCCCTTACTCCAGTTAAACCTGTTGGGAACGGGTTTGGGAAAAGGCCTTCCTCACCACCCCATATCTGAATACCTGAACCTGCTCCACTATGAAAAGTAACTGTACAGTAATCATCTGCATAGATATCATAAATATCTGCTAAAACTGTTGGAAAACTTAATTGACCATAGCTATCGTCTCCCCATCCAGTAATAGTATTATCATTTAACAATGCCACCGCGTGTGTCCATCCAGCCGAGATTTTTTTTACGCCAGTTAATGAATCACCTCCATATACTCGATTATAATAATCTATTCCCCATCCAGTTATTTTATTTTGTAATGTAATTGCCAATCCGTAGTATGAATTTACTGATATAGATTTTATTCCAGTTAGCTTCGGTACAATTTTTTCAGAATACATTTGCCCACAACCAGTTACAGTACTATTGCTATCTAGAATGTAAGTAGTGTATTGATCCACCGCTATATCAACAGCTGGATAACTAAAATTTGGAATATTTTTTTGTCCAAAATCTGAATCTCCAGTTCCCCAAGCCAGTACTTGTCCATTGTCAGTAAGCGCAATAGCGTGTTCTATTCCAGCGGCCACTTTTTTTACATTGTATAGCCCACTAGCAAAATTAAATTTTTCTATAAATTTACCTCCGTTTGGTAAATCCAAAGTCTTATTGCTATTATTTCCCCAACCTATTGCTTGTGTTGTTATAATCATATATTATGGACATGGGCACCAATCGCCACCACAGTCTAATGGTGCGTTTCGAGTTAAAACTGAGCTACCGATTACTAGCGAGGCGCCAGCTGCGGCCTCTTCGCCTTGTAGTTTTTTATTGCTAGCATAAACTCTAGTATTAGATGCATCAAAAGCCTGCGCTTCGACACTAGCATAAGTCGGTGTCCATAGCGGCATTGGACTAGGCCAAGATACGGTAATGGTATCTTCCGGCCCATTTAAGGTGCCGACTAATACTGGAGCACATCCAGCAGCTGCCGAATTTCCCGGTGCGGAGGCATACCCACCAGTTCTATAAACTCTTACAGGATAAGCAATCTCGTCACAACCTGCCGGTGATGATGGGTATGGAACCAATTCGACATCAACCACGCGCTCATGTGGTCTCCAATAACCGCCATCTCTATCAAATACACCGTCGGGACAGTTCGAGTCTAATGGTATGTCAAATTTACTAAAAGCAAAATTTCCTCGATGTACTATTAACTGTAAAGTTCCTCTTGAAGATGGTTTTATAAAAGACACTGGATATCTATATATAAAACTAAAATTATTATTAGTTCTTGTTATAAGTGACTGCATCCCGCCATTTCTTCTATCATAAACAATTCTTCCGCCATTAACTAGGTAAACTCTATAATCCACACTAGGATCACCCCCCATAATCTCTCCATCAATAACCCATGTACTACCACAAACATTAGAGTTCTCACAACAATATGCTTGAGATAGATTTACTCCATATTCAAACGGTGTACCTCGACCATTTATGGTGGGAAATTCTGGACACTCTCTAGGTGGTGGTGTGGGTCGTGGCGGATATACGGTTGGTGGAGGATTAAATACGTTGTCACAATCCGGACATTGTGGCGGTTCTGGCGGTTCTGGCGGTTCTGGTGGTTCTGGAGGCTGTGGCGGCTCTGGAGGCTCTGGAGGCTGTGGTGGTTCTGGGGGTTCTGGCGGTTCTGGTGGCTGAGGCGGAGGGGGCAATATATTTGGATCTATAAGCTTAAAATCTATAAAAGAACTATTATTGTAAGGATACACCACCTCGTTAACTGGTGTTACAGTTTTTGAGCAATTGCCGGACTCATCATCATATAGTGAAAAGGTAGCTGTTGTTCTTGCATAATTAACCGAAGGATGTTCAAATATATTACCAAGTTTATAATTTGTATTAACTTGAAGGGATAAGGTTCCATTGCTAGTTTTTTCGTATTTACTGTTTGGGTAAACTGGTATAGCAAAATACTTAACGCTTTCATTAGGTTTTAGTATATAATCAAATATAAAACCACTAATTCTATTTTCATCTGAAAGATAGGGCAAATTATTATTTGTATTTTGAAATTGGGCAACCAATGTTCCACTTTGCGTATAATTTGTATATCCAGTTCTATTAACTTGAAAAGCAATATATTGATCTTTCTCGCATCCAGTATAGTCGCTATGACTCAAATAAATATTAGAAGACATTTGGCTTGGCACTATATTTTTAGATCTTAATTCTAAAGTATGATAACCAGTAGAAAAATTTTGAGTAACATTTAATCCACCAGTTTGTCCTAATAAATTGTTATTATAATTTATGTAATACCCACCACTCCACTGCGTACCAGTTCTCGTTTTTTCATAAAAAACATTTCCAAAACCTGTTTTAACAACTATTTCAGATGGTGCCACTTTATACAATATATTTTTATTATAAAATACACCCGTAGTACCAGTAAAAAACCCCAAAACCCCACTAACGTTCATACCAGAATAAACGCCGGAAGATATAAAATAACCTGTTTCAAAATTTAAATAATTCAATTTATAGAAATTAGCATATAGCATTTCTCCAGTTGTTACTGATTTGAAATTAAATGACAATGGATATTGTATATAACTTTTACCTGTAATTTTAAAATTAACACTAGTATAATCTTCATCATCAAATAAATTATACTTACCAGATACGTATGTTATGTTTTGATATTGGGAAACTTTCTTATAGCCAGTTTCTTCCGTTGTTAATAATGGCTGTTTCCAACCTAGAAAATCTATTCCATAGCCTGAAATTTTGCTATTATCTTTTGATATATAACCACCGGTAAAATATGGTTTTTGATATATATTATCATATACACCACTAGTCCCGCCTATGGTTGTTCTTTTATATTGATAACCACCAATTCCAGTATTTTTTTCATAAACAAATTCACCGCTATCAACAGGTAAATTATATAATTTAACTATAGGTGTAAAAACTCCAGTTTCATCTTCCAAAGAAATGGAGTTAGGTATTCCAGTTACAGGAATTTCAAAATCTAAATCTATTTCGTCACATCCAGCAAAACTTTTTCCAGTGGATATTATTTGTGAAATTATACCTGTTGTGAACTTAGTTTCATCAAACTTATCTTTAATTGGATTAAAATTTTCTATTAAATTAGTATTCCCACTAACCATTCCACTAAATGGCCTTGAAAATACATAATAACCGGGTTCATATATTGAACCGAAGTCGCCCATAAACTTGCCAGAAAGCCTTTCTCCAGTTGCAAAACCATATCCAATTAGGCGAATTTTATCTGTAAAATTTCCAGTAACAAATATTGTTGGACTGGTTAAATTAATAATTTCCAAATCCTTGGAAGCAAAATCACCAGTAATTTTTCCAGTATATGGCACGAATCCATTGAAATTACCACCACTAGATATAATTCCATATACAAACTGATTAAATATAACTCCAGAAGCGTTACCAGTAATATTGCCACCAGTAACATTGCCACCTAAATAAGAAATGTATCCACTATAATTTATATTATTTGAATAGCCAGTTGCTAATAGGTCAGTAGTTCCTTGTATATCACCAATACCAGTAGCCAATGTACTATAAAAACCACTTACAATCTTATCATCCGATATTTTATATAAAGAACCTAATCCGGTTCCAGTTCCAAATTCGTATTGTGAATTTAGCGCGTTTAAACCACTTAATAATCCAGTTATATTTCCAGATAAATACCCAGTACCAGAAATAAATCCTGATACTATTCCAGAATTTTGAAATCCAGTAGACTCTACATTTCTATAATAATTTCCAGTTATTCCGCTAACGTAATTCAAACCTATACTTAAATCAACACCAGAAGGATTTCTGAAAGATATATTATATAAATTATAGTTATTATTATAAATCGTATCATTTTCTGGCCCAAACGTAAGATAATATAAATCATCAGTAATTAGTCTACCAGAAATTTGAACGTATAAATCTTTTTTACCAATATCGCTATATATTGATATAGGTATATCTTGTGTTGCGGTATTGCCAGTTAACGAATTAACAATAAAGAAAGATGCGTTACCGTTAGCTGGAACAACTAAATTTGTTGCACCACTTAATGTAAAATTTCTATTATTTGTACTGCCAGAAAATATAGTAAATGGACTAGATCCACTATTATATATAGTAAATGGAACTATCTCTCCAGCATAGAATACCAAGAATGGATTGTATGAAGTTTGTGGCGTTTTTCCTAAAATTGTTAAATTATTTAAATTAACACATTGTCCACTAACATCTTTAAGAACCACCTTATTCAGATCGCCAGTAGTATTTCTCTCTAAACCCAAATATAAAGGTATGTTATTTTTATATAAATCTAATGTTTTTGTACCAATATTTCCGGATAACCCCAAAATTTCATTGTTCAGATATGAACCAACTACTTCGTTCTTTGGCGAAAGAATCTTACCATTATGAAGAGTAAATATATTACAATTACCACCGATCCCAGAAAAAGATGCCGAAAATTTTCCATAAGTGTTTGCAATTTCATATGAAGAACTCCAATTTATACTTTTTTGTGGATAGATTGTCCTATACCTTTCACCTGTAATTACCATAATAATTATTTACACTTTTTATATACCCGAATCTTTTAAGAAATTTATTTCGTTTGTTGTGGGCATATTACCATTCAGACTACCAACTGGTCTAATTTTGTCTATTAGGTTCTGCATTATATACTCATCACTTGGTGGTTGTACAACCTTATCTTCAAATGAATAAGAAGTATATATACCATTATCTGACACAGTTATCTGTATAGAAGAGAGCCCGTCACTAACATTATACTGAACTGGCATTAAACCAGCTACTTTAAATGACGCTGTTTTTTGCACTTCTATCATTTCATAGCTAGAGTTATCATAAATAGAATCTACATAATTTTTAATATCCCCTTCTGGTATTATACAATTTTGCGAATTACCTCTTACTAAATTTAAGTTATCTTCTCTAATTTCTTTAAAATTATAATCAATTTGTGCTACATTAGTACTACTAATATCTCTAGTTATAGTATATTGAATTTTTGGTATTACTTTTGAGAAACTTGCGGAAGCGCGTATATGAATATCATATCCCGCATCTCCATCATTAAAATTACTTAAATCACTCAAACATTGCGATGGGGTAAATATTTCCATGCCCGGCAGCGTAATTTTGGCACACTGATTACTTTTTAATCCATACTTACCCAGAACCTTGCTTACTTGATCGCCATTTGTAGATTCAATAGACTCTACCTTATCTGTTTGGGCCGGAGTATCTAATGGGTGCGCCGATGCACCAATTTTTACTGAAAAATCATTTAATTCTCTGGCAAAAAATAATTTAATATTTGTATTTTGCCTTGCTTCGGGAAACAGTCTGAAAAGAAAGTTAGGTCTTCCTTCAGTATTCCCAAAAACTTTTGGCAAATGCTCCTCGTACCATTTGAAAAGCGAATCGTAATATTTTAAGTCATCGCCACTTGGACTCCATTTAGCATCTCTATTTAACAATAAAAAAGAACTACTTGCACGAATTTTTTTATCTTTATCGCCACCATTCGCCTGAGTAAATGGATCTTGATTTTGCTGTTGATCTGACTTTAAATCGTTCTTTAACCCAGCAACTAAAGAACCAGACTGGTGCCCAAAATTAAAAATATCTAATCCATTAAGATCTTGACGCGCTGGATACCATTGAACGCCGCCATCTGGACTCTCCGCGTCTATCTGAGTTCTACTATTACTCGCTCCGGGTACTGGGGTATTAAATTTTTTATGCCAGAATTTACCCAAAAAATTCTTAGCCATATACTCAGCATCTGAAAACTGCTTTTCAGCTAACTCTTCATTTACTTCGGCAACAAAAAAGTAATAAGACGGGTTAGTAAGCGGATCTCTATTGTTTTTCTTGTCAAAATCCTGAAGATTTTTTAAATCTTCTTTTGCTAGCTTTTTTTTGCACGACACGAAATTAGCACTACCATTAACAGCAGAATATACATCAAGTATTTTCATATTGCCAAACTGACTCAATATCTTGTTCTGCTGAGATGGTAACTCTTGACTATCTTCGCCTTTTTGTATTTTATAGTAATTATTGGCTGTATCGGCATTTAATATTGCGTAATAACGAAACCAAACAAAGGCATCTCTTACAGATCTGCCATAATACGATAATGCCGCCTCAAGTTCTTTTAATTTTATAAACTCAGTCCCATTCGGGTTTTCTTCGCTATAAACACTAGGATCTAATAGATCCTTCATAGTTAAGCACTTTAAATTTTGGAAAGATTGGCTTTGAGATAATTCGCATGGATAGTTTTTTACAAGGCCTTCTTTTGCAAAGTAACCTAATAAACCCCTACTAAATGTATTTTGTTTACTACCACCATATTGCAAATCAATAACATTACTAATTCCTTCTAACTCCGAAATTGCGGGAATTTTTAATGGGTGTTTTCTATCTACAAAAAACAACTTATTAACTATTGGGTCCCAATAATAAGCCAATCCCAAATCAGAACACCATGCGCCTAAAACATCCTTTAGTTTTCCAGTATGTTGGGCACGAAACCTATTATTAATATTAGATGGCGCATCGTAGGAGAGTGGTAATTTACCTAATAAATCATTGAATGTATAATATACATCCAAGATTTGAAAATCTGCTAAAGACTGATCACAGGTACTTTGATATTTATTTTCTGGAGTATTGGGGCATGGATCACAAGGGTCTATAATAGTTTCATTAAGTTCTTGATAACTTACAGTAGAATCATAATTTTTATCGCATGGATGATACTCTTTTCCAACAATAATCAAATTCTTTGCACCACCGCTCTGAAGGCCATGTCTTTTATAAAGGCCAACATACCATCTATCTAAATCTGCACTTTTATCTACATACTTTAAATTTAGTATTTTTTGATCTGGTGATTTGCTTATATCATAACTAACTAAATAACCATTAAAAACAAAAGAACCTATGCTAACTTTAGCAGTATCTTCGAAAGTTAGCTCGTTATCAATATCTGGATACCGACCATTTTCACTCACTACGCTAACAGATAGTGTAGATGGTGATGATCCATCATTAAAATCCCAAGATATATTATAGGGTAGCCCCCCATAAAAATTTCCCTTGATATCACTAACTGTAAGAATTTTTGTAGGCATTTTGTTAAAAAAGGTCGTTATTATTATATAATATATCAGAATTTATATCAAAAATACCGCTTCCAGCATTACTGTCAAAATTCGGCAATTCTAAATAATCTACCCCAACATTTAAACGTTTTCCAGACAAATATACTTCCGAATAGTTAGTATAATATCTATTTTCAGCTTTAATTAAATTACTATTTCCAGTGATATTATAATCAAATATGGCTGGCAGTAATAACAAATCTCCAGATCCGTAAGAAAAAATCCCATTATATTCATCAAAATATAAACCCGATGGGGTTACAGCGTAATCACAATTAATTCCAATATTTTCAATTTTTCCAGAAATCATTTTCCTGCCAGAAAAGAATAGCCTACTATTGGTTGGCCAATCAAGAATAAATCCAACTCCAGATGGATAATAACCAGAAGCCATACAGCCCGAAGAATTAATTAATCTATATGTAACCCAAGACCATATGTTTAGCGAAGAACCATTACCAATTGCTCTTATTTTACTAAAATTATTATTCAATCTAGGTATAATACTTGAATATCCACCAGATATATTATTAATTAATGCTATATTAATCCCACTTTCAAGTCCACTTATCTCACTTAAAATTTGTAAAGATACTGACCCAACCCCAGCGCCACTAGCATATATAAATATTAAGGAACTTTCCCCTGAAGATACGTCAACCCAATCACCAGTAAAATCTACTGACTGTCCAGTTGCTAAAAATCCAGTTTTTATTTCTGCAGATTCAGAATAACAGCCGCCCAAACTAAAATCTTTTATATATAAATTAGTATTATAAGCGTTTTCAACGCTATCAATTATAACCATGTCATTATCACTAGAATTACTACTAAAAAATACTTCATTTCTAGAATTAACCAAATAATCATTTGATATATTATTTTTTATGTCATATACAGAACCACTTGTAATATTTATTCCAGAAATTTTTGCCAATCCATTTTTTGAAATATAGTAAAAATAATTAGCATCATAATTATTAAAAAAAGAGTTTTTGACATAGTCATATTGGCCCTTTAAATTTGTTCTATATGTATAATCATAATTGCCGGTTGGAACGCTTATATCAACAACCGCATTATCTTGCATATTGTTTAATATATTTATTTTTGATCTACCAAAAGAATTGACAAAATTACTGTTAAAAACAACATATCCACCACTATATCCAGTTGACTCAATCACCCTTTGTCCAGAAAGAGGAATTATTCCAGTACCATATTCTGTACCAGTAAGTGCTATTTGGGAATAGCCAGTATACTCAATACCAAAATCATCAATAAGAACACCAGTAGCAATAATTGAATAACCAGTTATATTAGAATAATACTCAGTTATGCCAGTAGAATATCCAGTTATTTCATTAATAGTGACCTGTTCGACATAGGGAGTATCTGGTATAAAACTATGTGCAAAACCAGTATTTAAGTATACAATATCATTTAGATATACATAAGGACTAAACAGCATAAACTGCTGCATATAGCCAGTGAATCTTTTATTATAGTTATAACTATTTACTACATTGGTATTATAACCTAAGTATATATTTTTAGGATCAAAAATATAATTACCATCAATTAAAAAATTATTCGAATTTAGTTTGTTATAAAAATAATTATAATCACCAAATGAAATTTTATTATTGGTTACCGTTAAATATACAGAACCCTTATCCGATAGCGTGGAACTAGAAGTGAAAACCTGAGGGCCATTATTTGTATAATATTCGAAATATAAAGCGTTATTAGCAGTGAAACCAAATTCAAAGCCCTTGTAATAGAATCCCGAGCCGTTATTTCCGGTATCTACTGTTGATATTAAAGTGCCTCCTCCACTAGCCAAATTTTCATAAACTACTACATAAGTACTATCTGATAAATTAATATCATTTCCAGTATTTGTTATCTTAACAGAATTACCAGAAAAAAATCCATTTCCAGAATTATTCCAGAAACCATTTAATGTGGGAACTATCTGTCCGCTAACTTCCGCACCAATTCCACTAATATTAGTAATAGAATTTCCAGTTAAATTAAAATCAAAAAACACCCTGCAATTATCATTTGCAACGCTATTATATAAGTTTAAAAAATATGGAACTGAGTGATTTGACATTATATTGAAAAAATTGATGTTTCTGCGGTATCGCTTATAGTGAAAGAATACGTATATCCATTATCTTCTGCTCGCAAATTTCTTTCAACTCTATCTTCAACTCTTAATCTATTGCTAAAACCCACAGTATATAAATTTAAAATTTCTATTGCCTTGTTTCTTACTAACGAAGTTTTGTCATCCGAAGTTTCAAAAGTTGCACTACCCTGCACTGAAATTTGTCCACGACTAAACATATTTAAATTAAAAGCACCATTATTGCCATCAAGATATTGTATTGGATTGTATTTATTTATTGAAGGGGTTATTGACAAATTCCATTCAAAAGTTTTAAAACCAGCTGGTGGAATCTGACTGTTATCAAAACTTGACTGGATAGAAATAGTTCCATTTATTCTATCTCTCTTAACGCTATAATTTTTAGCGTTGGTATTCATCGGTAAACTGGGATTAGTTACATTTTGTAAATAAAATTGTTGGCATAGTGGTATTATATTTAAATTATTTAAAGCGGCCTCTGCTTTGGCCAATCTACTGGATTCTGGCCCCCTTGCTGTTAAAGTTCCATTAAAACCAACCGAAACCTGATCGGTTAGAAATTCGTTATTAATATCTATATTATAATCGAATTTTATATCTTGAGGATCACTTGTGTAACTATAATTAAAATCTATCTTGTTATCAATGTCGTTCTCGTTAATTGAAAAACTTTCTGGCTCAATATTTAAATAAGTATAATTTGTTAATTTAGTAAAATTAGTTAATGTTATATTATATGGTTTAAAATTAGCAAACTCTGCTCTTAACTGCGCCATTGTTTTACATGACCCGCCATCTAAATTTCCATTAATAGATGCGGTATACAAACCTCTCTCATCATCATAATCAGCATCTACATTATAAGATATTATGCTAGAAGTTCTTGCGCCTTTTCTTAAAAGATAATCAATATCAATGCTGTACTCGGAATTAAATCTATTAACTGTTTCTGAAATTTTTCTTGGACACAAGTTAGATTGCGATGGCGTAATATTAATAAATTTCGGCAGAATTAAAGAACTAACCCCAGTTAAAGATTGTACATAAGACCTAGCATTACTTAGGGCATTATTTGTACCATTTGAAGTATTAAATCCTCGCGCTGAAAATGATCTAGTAATTGCCACTGTTCCATCTTGCTGTTCCGTATATTTAATAGTAGAGACCGGATCTAACACCCCATATGTACCCGTAAATAAGTTTTCCGAATAAGATGTTAAATCTATAGTAAAATTTAACATACCAACATAATTAGACTGATCAAAGTCAATAGAGTTTACTTTTATATATTTACCACTAAAAAGAGATTGCCCATCTTGTTTGATTTCAAGATTTTTAAAATCCTCACGAAAACCAGAAAAAACCTTGTTTTGTTTAAATATTAAATCTGAATAGGAATCAGAGCATATACCAGTAACCATTCCCTGTAATGTTATCTTTTTTGACACGCCCCATCTCTGACCATAACTAATAAACTCGTCATCAATACCTATGAATGGCGTAGGTGCTACGCCACTAAAAACATCAATTCCATTGTAAAAAACCTTTACCATAAGTACCAATACTTATTTACACTTTTTTGAACACTTATGGCAATGAAGTTATCGATGCATTTAGAGAAAAACTTCTTGAAAATGGGTTATAAGTATAGCTAACATCAGATAAAAACTCGCTAGAGCTATTTAATGGCGATATATAAGACTTAGCGGCCGCCAAGTAAGTGCCCAAACTGGTTGTAGCCTTACCATTCAAGTTTACAGTATAGGAAATTGTATTTGGTAATAAATTTGGCTGTTTTTGTAATATTTCCTTATAATTAACAATATTAAAAGTACTGGCCAAGTTTCTATTAAAAGTTTTACTAATTGTTATTAGAGCTTTTCTTACATCTATATTGCTACCCAAATTAGAATCGGAATTTGTATATTTTACAGTATAATCTACTTTTCCAGCAACCTTGTTAAATGTAGTTGACTGTGTAACAATTTTAATACCATTAACATAAGAAGATAATCTTGAAGATATATTTGGACTAATTGCTAGCCAACCGTTTCTAGCATTTTGATATTTTACATCTATAATATGGTCAAAACCAACAACACTTCCCTGTTCTGTCAGTGTATATTGCCCAGCTTCCGATTTATCTACTGTAATTTCATATTGCCAATAGTAAGAGCTTTGAATTCTTTCTGTATTAGAGAAAACTATAGTATAACTAACAGTGCCCTCAAATGGGGCCGCTGCCCAAGATTTAGTTATTGGATTTGTAGCTAAAGTATTATTACTAGCAGTTGGTAGGTAGTTTGTAAAAATAGTATTACATCTTGAATAAGCATTAGCAATATCAGCTTTTGCCTGAGTGTTTGCAGTATCAAATGCAGTTGTTGTATGTCCAACATATTCAGCTTTTTCTGTTATTTTACCAACGCCAGCGTTATCAAAATCAATACTATGACTTAAACTTAAAGAGTAAACAGAATTAGAGTCTTTATTTATTTCAAAATTTCTTGAGAATTGATACTCATTATTAATACTATCATAACTTTCATCGTAGTATTTTTTAATCTGCGAATCGTTGTATTTATTTCCAACAGTATTAATTAAATTATTATTGTTAAAGAAGTTTTCGGCCATTGTTTTGGCCGCTGTAACTGCGTCCAAAGAATACGGCCCCTTTAAACTAAAATTAATCGACTGCGAATAATTATCTTTATTTAAGTTACGATCAAACGTACTAGATTCCGAGAAGTTCTCCAAGTACTTGGAATAAGTAAATATTAGTCCACCATAATCAGTTCCCAATAAACTAGAAAAATCCCCTTCTTCTGGAATGTCTATATTGACAGTGTAAGTTTTTGTTCTTACGTCATTACCATTGGCAAAACTAATACTTGTTATTGTACCAAGTCCAAAATCATTACCATTAATTACTATTGGTTGCCAATTTTCAGAATCTAGTTCAAAAGATTTTAAATCAGTAATAATGCCAGTAACACCATCAGAATTTGTCAGGTCTAATAATAAACCTTCTATAGCTAATTTTTTAACTGTTCTATAACGAACTGTATCTGAAAAAAACTCAGAAGTTCTGGAAACAGAAAGTAATGTAGCATTATTAAAGTTCATTTATTAAGTGATGTTAAGACCAAGAACGTTGAAAAGAGGTTTTGGTTTTTTGGGCGGCGGATTTAAACTTGGATCCTTAGTTACGGTTGCGGCTGCTATTGCCTCTACTTTGGCTAATCTTCCCTGTATAACATCAATAATTTCCTGATCAACACCTTGAAGCTCTTGTTGAATTTGTTGCCCCTGAGCTTGTGATGCGGCATTTATTGCGATTGTAATTGGAGAATTAAAACTAAGAGATGATTCGCCCGCTTGTGCTTGAGTCATATTTCTTTGAGTTTCTTCTTTTTGTCTTTGTATAACATCCATTTCCCCCTGAGTACTTAGCATCATACCCTGATATGGATTTGCTAGAGGGGAACCCGGTAAGGTCTGAGCCCTTTGTGATTCAAGTGCGGCATCTGGCATTGTGAACCTTTCTCTATACATTTGGTTAGGTGCTGATTCTAGTAAATTACGCCCACCCATTAAAGCCGCACTATTCATGCCAACAGCTGGATTAAATATTGTTGACAAGTCTCCCCCTTTTTGTACTTCTTGTGCCGCCATGCCCGGAAGCTGCGCACCTTGTCCAGCTAACCCTCCCAAAATACTTACCATATTAGAAAGATAGCCATTTGACATTCCTATCTGCGTTGTAAAAACATCTCCTAGACTTCTTATTCCGTCTGGAATTTTATTGACCTCTTCTGTAGCCGCGCCGTATGTTGCCGATAAAGCAGCGCCTTCCGGACCTAGTTTGCTTATTATATCAGATTGCTTGCCCCTAAGTTGTTCAACTCGCGCGCTTTGTATATTAGCATCAGTTGGCTTAAATGCTATACCAGCCTTAACCTTTGCCGCCTCCATCAAGCCCTGTTCTGAAGTAAGCGCACCAGTGGTTTGCCTAACGGTTCTTGCAGCCATTGCTGGATCCAAACCAACTTTCGCTAAATTAGCCTCAATTGACGCCTGTTGTTTTTGACCAATTTTAGCCATAGATTCTACCGCCATTTGATACATTGGATTGCTTGTGTCTATAGTGCCTCCTGTGGCTTGATAGGCTTTTATCCAATCGCTAGCGGCCTGTCCCCTTTGTTCGTCCGTAGCTGTCGTGTCTTTTTGTACGGCAATAAAATTATCTGTGGCCTCTGTAAATTTATCTGACACTGAATTGTCTCCCATTCCGCCATCGTTAAACATCTGATCCATCGTTCCACCCAATTTATCCATTTCCTGAATAGTTACTTTAATTAACTCGTCCAGACGCTGAACAGTTTTGGTAGCAGCATCTTTTTGCGCAGCGAATAGTAATTTATTATTACTATTGAATGTTTCTCTAAGTTTATTAAGCTGCTCCTCATCTTTAACCCCATTTTCTTTTAATGCAGAAATCATTCCCTCAGTATCATATTGCTCTAATGGGCCCAAGGGCCCTTGTATTGTATTAGTTTTAACTGACCCAATTTTAGCAGATATATCTTGAATTTTTTTTGAAAAATCTTGATTGCCAGTCACTCCAGATAAGTCACCTAACTGACCTCTTATATCATTATACTGACTAAAATCTTTAACTCCAGTGGCTGTTGGTATTGCTTTTTCGAACGCTGTATTCAAAGACTGTTTAATGGCCTCATCTATGTCTGCCGCAGATTTAGTTTGCTGTGCGCCAATAGTATCTTGATATATATTTTTTGTTTTAAGGTTTGATGCAGCTTTTTCAAACCCAAGTGCCTCTAAAATATCAACCTGTCCAGTTGATTTTGTTCTTTTAAAATCCGAAGCAAATTCTGCACCTGAAGTTGCAATGCTTGTTCTCGTTGCAATATCCATACTTGATATTACTTTTTTCAACTTGTTTTCAAAATCTTGCAAGGCTTTTACGGCCGCCTGATTACGATCCACAAAACCCTTGGCCGTATTCCTAGCCCCATCTAGTCTTATTCTTTTTTCTTCTGAAATTGCCTTGGCTAAATCTTGTGCAAAACTCTGCCAAGAATTTCCAAACTGTTGTTCTAATTTTCCAGCTTGCTCCTCAGTAAGTCCTAGCGCACCTCTCAATTTACTTAAATCAATAGTTGCAGATGATAATTCATCACCCATTGCCTTAAGTTCAGCGTCAGTCTTTCCGCTAATAGCTTGCTTTGATATTTGCGCACCAAATTGTTCTTTATTAATTTTTCCGCCAATAGCGGCTTCAGCAATAGAAGTTGACTGAACTGCCGCTCCTTGTTTTGCTAGTCTATCACTTAAAGTTTTTAATACATCAGTTAGATTTTTTTGAGTTTTTGCGAAATCAAGACCACCAGCACTTATAGCCTTTTGTGCTTCTGGACTTGCATTACTTGCGATAGCTCTAATTTCTTTTTCTAACGCTACGGCCTCTCTAGAACCAGCATTACCACCTTGTCTTAATTCTTGCAGTTGTTCTAATTTTGGAAGTACAGCTTGAGTAACTTCGGCAAGCCTTGATTGCTCTTCCGATGTTTTTTTGGTGGATGCCTGCAATTCTGGAAGGTTTGTCCTCGACTCATTTAACGCTTTAGTCCAAGCAGTTAATCCGCCGACAGCCAAACCAAGCGCCCCACCAATAGCGGTTCCGACAGGCCCTAAGGCGCTACCAACTAAAGCCCCAGTACCAGCGGCAGATAGGGCGGTTCCAATGCCAGTAACTGCGGCAGATTTAACTCTACCTTCTTTATTTGTGGTATCTATAGATGAGGCAACGGTTTCAGCTATAATCGGTGCAAAAGCCAACGCTGTTCCAGCAGCGCCAGCACCAGCCTGTAGCCTTGATGCGTTACGGGCGCCACGACTCAGTGTTTCGGCACCACCAGCTTGAATTGTTTTTAGTTTTGCGCGCCTGTCTTTAATTTCTTGGGCAAGCTGATTTCTTTCCTGCGTCTGTGTTGCGCTTAATTGTTTTGCCGCCTCACGCCTCTGGGAAATTTCTTCGGTAGTAACCTGTATTAAAGCCGCTTTTCTTGTGGCAATTTCTTCTTGATACGAGCGCTTGACATTTGGAATTTGAAAAGCTAGTAGTGTTGCAAAACTTGTAAGTTGCGCGCCAACAGCTGTAACAGTTGAACTAATACTAGTACCATCTCCCTCTGCAAAATTTGGTATATATCCCTTTGCATAACCACGATTTGACATCGCGCGTTTATCGGCTGAGGTAGAGCCCTCGTCTCGCTTGTTAAACACGCCAACACCCATTGGATTACTAGAATTTACTAGCTCTGGATATTGTCTGGTATATATGCCGCTCTTCGGTACTCCAGCGCCAATTTCGCGTGATATTGATTCGTTTAAGGCATTTGCAAAGTTAGGAATATAGCCACTTGCAAATCCGGGCTTTCTTCTTGCTGGCTTACCGGGTGCTTTTCTTTTCGTTCGCTGTTCGGCACTGCTTCCAAGTATGGCATCTCTACCACCCCTTTCTTTAATAACTTTATCAGCAAAACTTAAAAGATTACCAGAAGATGCGGATACTTTAAAATCAGCAAGATTTCCAGCATAACCAAATAATTGTTTTAATTTATCAGCGTTTTGTCCACCCCTTACGTCAAAATCTCCCATATTTGCTGTAGATTTTGCCGCTATATAATCTAACGATTTAGATATAGCAACTTCAAACGCAGACCCAACAAAACCCTGTAAAGCGCCATAAGCACCCCTAGACCCACCATCTTTTTCACTTAAAAAACTCTGACTCAGAACTGATTCATCAACACCCTGACCAAGTGGTTGTAAAGTTTTTATATAATCAGCAACTGTCTGTAATCCTTGTTTTTTTATCAACTCATTTAAATTACCAGCTGGTTTTACTGCGCCCTTTTTATATCCACGGACTGGTATATCCGTTACTAATATATCTCTATTATTTTTTCCAACTGAACTTGCGTTCGGAAATGTTCCATATTCTGGAACTAACACGCTTGCATTAGAGTTTATACTAGTTTTTGCATTAGATTCTGCAAAATTAGGAATATATCCACGACCATACATTGGAATAACAGCAGAATCACCATTTTTACCAAATCTTGGTATTTCCACTTCTTCACTATTCTTAATAAATTTCTTACCACCAATAGTTCCTCTACTTAATTGCGCCCTTGGGTTTTTAGCACCTAATGCTTTAGCTTGCGCTTCTTCCATTGCGTACTGATCAGCAAAATTTGGAATATAACCAGCGGCTTTCGTAGTTACTGGGACTTGACTGCCCTTTGGAACTCTAACACCAGCGCCAAATAAATTTTTTGATATTTGGGAAGTTAATGCGGCCTGTTGCTGCATTTGTGTAGTTTGTTGCTGAAGAACTGTTAATAAAACCTGAGAAGCCTGATTGACACTCATTGCCCCACTCGCCATTTGTTGATACAGCTGTGGATTTTTTGCTAATATTGCAGAAATACTAGCTTGAATACCTTGCTGTTGAGATGCCGTTGCGTTTAAACCTAGCAACTCCTTCACACTTCCTGCTGAAAATTTTGCGAAGTCTCCAAAAAGTTTTAACAAAACACCACCAACAAGTGCCAAACCGGGACCAGCGATAATATCTCCTAGCCCCTTTAAGATGCCATTTCCAATTTTGCCGCCAACACTTTCGCTATCTACATTATTTAAAGACTCTAATAAACTATTTCCTCCACCAACTAAATTTTCTAGCGCTGGGCCAAAAAGAGACTCTCCAGATTTTGCGGCAAACTGGGTTGCATTTTGCTTTAGGGCGTTAACTTGCGCAGCTAAAGTTTTGTTTAATTGATCATTTCTTGTAATCGCCTCGTTTGTCGCAGTAGAAGATATTTGAACTGCGTTATTATAAACAGAATACTCTTTACCCAAATCAGATAGGGCAGCTTTTAAAATGTTAATCTGGAAAACACCACCGACAGCTTCAGCAACCGAAGCCTGTTGTTGAGAGCCAAGAGTATCATAAACCTTTCCAAGATCTTTTAATAAATCAATAGTTGATCTTAGTTGTCCACTAGCATCCGTAGTTTCGATACCGAGACTACCAAGTAAGTCAACAACCTTACCACGCTGAAGCCTTGTAAAAATTGTCTTAAACGAGTTACCAATAACTGCACCACCACGGGCAGTTGTCTGCTGTGCAGAGGTAACCAAACCAATAAGTTCATCTAACTGAACACCAGATTGAGAAGCACTGCTACCAACACGACTAATTGCTTCTGCCAAGTCAGCGGAACTAACCGCGAACGCCGCATCAACTGTTGCAAACTTATTAACTATTTGCGTTGCAGTTACAGACTGAGAGGCGAAACTGTTAACAGCTGCCGTTAATGCCTCAACGCTCTTTACTGTATCTAAACCGCTTAATCTTGCTAAAATCAGGGCCTCGCTTGTACGTTTTAGCGTCTCCTCTACACCAAGGCCCTGACGTGAAAATTCTGTAGCGGCCTTTGCGACTTCCGCAAACGACTGGCCGGTATTTTTTGCAACATTAAAAAGAGAATCGCCAAATTTAGCTATTTGTTTATCAGATACATTTAAAATTACATTAATATCTGCAAGAGATTTCTCTACTTCAATCGTAGATGTTATTAATGATTCGAAAGCCTTATTTAAACCATATAAAATAGTTGCACTAGCACCGAAAGCAACAACACGCGCGTTTGCCGCATCCAAGGATTTATTAAATTCAGAAAGCTGTCCAGTAATTCTACCTAATGGCTGGTTGCCCTTAGTGCTTAAATTTAAATTAAGATTATACTGTTGATTAACTAGTTTTTGTATCGCAGCATATGCTGGAGATACATTAGCATTAATATTAACTGTTGCTTGTGCGGGCATACCTTGTTCCGAGTATTTTTACTCACACTTATTTACACTTTACAACTTATCGCGCGCATTAAGATATTCGGATTTTTCGAGTGTACCGCCACTTTCTTCGGCCAACTGTAATAAACTTTTGCCGCCAATTTTTTCAACCTTTACTCCCAAGTCCTTTAAATCTGATTGCGTGGCGCCAACATGACCAGTTACTCTGGTAGAACTATTTTTTAAGTTTTGTTTACTTTTTGCGCTAGAACCACTAGATTGTGAATCCACCCAAGACACAAGCCTTTCTGGATCAGACAGTATTTCATCATTGATCGGTTTGCCACCCTCAGCAGAATTTTGTATTATATTTTTAAACATTTTACCATAAATAAGTAAATCTATTTGATACTTTGTACAAAGAGCCGTCGCCTTACCCCAAAAATTCATGGGAATACAGTCTGTAATATAAATTAAATTTTGAAAAAACATACAAGCAGATACTAACCTGATATTTTCTAGACTTAATCTTGATATATGTCCATTAAAACCCGTCCGTATATCCTCCACAACGTCTTCAGATAAATAATAATAATCATTCTCTGACTCGAACACCCTTTCTGTCAAACCTTCGTTTTTATAGGTTAATTTCAAGATTGTTTCATCATAAAATTTATCGTTAGCATACTTCTCCAAAGTATAGCCCACAACCTCATTTCTTTGCTTATGATAAGTAAGTAAGACCCTCTCATTTCTAACTATCTGTTTTTGAATATCTTCTTTTTGCGATTTATATAATAACTTTTCTTTTGTTTTATGTAGGTTTTTAACAGTCTTTTTTAAGAAATCTATGGTAACTTCGTTTTGTGACGACCACCACCCTTCAGCAATAGCTCTTTCTAACTTCTCCGCTTCTGTCTCTAGGCCACGATTTTTTGCATCTTGATATATTATATCATACCTATCATATATACTAAAGTGCTCGGCTTGACTTGGGTGTTTAAAGAAATAGTCTATACCATTTATCGTTTTCTTGGAAAACCCACAGGCTATTTCATTATAAATCCTGCCGTACTCTGTAGATTTATCCACATCGCTTAAGAGTTACCTTCAGGGGTGGTATTTTCCAACTCCTTAGTTTCGGTTTTATCTGGCTGTTTATTAGCGGCCTCATCTAGTTGCTTGAAGTCTTCTTCGGTTTCTGCGCGGCCTAGGAACCATAAAGTAATTAGGTAAGAAACACGTCTAATTGATGATTGTAATGCCTCGTCGTCGGACTCTTCAATCTCATCATATCTATCAAGATTTTCATCTAACGTATTCTTGTCAAAGAATTTAGCAAAATCAGTGCCCTTTTCTTGATAAAGTAGATTTGTAATCCACCATAGGATAGTGCGATTTCTAGCCTTTGCTTCGGCAGTGTTTTCAAAAATATTAATCTGCGCGCTTTCAAAAGATTGAATTTGCCTTCTAACCTCATCTAATTCTGTTGTTAGTTTATTTAATAATTGCTTGTCTTCTTCCGTACGAACACCATCGGTCTTAATCAAAAGAGACTGAATGTCAAAAGTCTTATCACGAAATGCGGTTAATAGTTCTCCATATACTTCCCTATCTTGCTCGCTTATGCTTCCACCACCATTTGACAAAATTGTATTCCAAGCGGCCTTTGGTAAAACGCCAGCTTTTGCAAACCTAGAAACTTCACTAGCAAAAAATAATTCGCCATCCTCACGCAGTCTCCTATTTGGTTTAAGTAGAGCAAAATTTAAAACTTCCTTATTAGAGGTTCCGTCCGAGTTTTTTACTTCTTTTTCGGTACTAAATTTATAATACCATTTCTTGTTATTTTGTTGCATATAATATATTATTTCTGCTTGAATGTGAAATCAAAATTATCTAACTGTTCTTCCATATTACGAATGCAGTTATTTCCATAATCTAATATACGCTTTCTGGTATATTGAAAATCTTCTTCACTTATCTTATCTTTATTTTTTAAATCTTCTATTGTGTATAGAAGTGACAAGTAAAGTTTCTTAACCTCACGTGAGGTCGCGCCAATGACAAAATTATTAATATCAAAACTCATCCTTTTACCTTTGTTACCTTATTATACCAAATATAATTACACCTATAAAAAAATAATGGGCACCTTTTACGGTGCCCATTATAATTATAGTTTAATTTTTATTAATTAAAGGTAACTTCCAGAGATGAAAACGCCCCTATTTAAGTCTTGAGGACCACCAATCTGCACCTGATACTCTGCACTAAATGTGGCATTATCACCAATCGAAGTGGAAATTGATTGAGAATTTACTTTAGCTCCCTTTAGGGTATAAGCTAGAGAAGGTGTCCCCAAAGCTCCACATGCTGGCTTTCTCATAATAACAGATAAGTCAAAAGTTCCAGTCTGACAGATCATATCTGCTAAATTACCATCCTGTAAATCTCCAAGAATTGCTTCTACAGAAAGAGTAGCCTGTACTGGGAAATCAATTTCACGAGAGAAGGCGAATCTATTACCCAGTTTCTGTAATGGAGTTCTACCTAGGTCAAAGGCTAATGAAAAACTCTGAACCTTTAAGTCGTCGATATTAACACCAGTTAAACCATCAATATTTAAAGTAATATCTCCGGGCTGTAGTGCTGTTACTTGTGAGGCATTATCATTAGTGCTTGCAACTGGCAACTTGAAAAACGATCCTGTAACTGGCTGACCATTAGCTGCATTAATAGCTGGAATTACAGTTGATGCAGTAATATCTGAATAAACTCTAATATTTAGGGCCTCTAAGTCAACACTGGTAGTTGGGATATCACCCACGGCACCTTCTACGGAATAGGAGGTAATGAAAGCATTTCCAACACCTATAACTCCACTGCGTGTTCCAGCATACCCAACGGCATCATTTCCTTCGTCAGCAATCAAGAGGAAGTAATTCTTTTCGTCACTTGTCTTGTTCAAGATACCCGATAAGCAAGAAACTGCTGTCTGCGAACCGGTTGTTACAGTTAATCCAAGATATTTTTCATTACTGCCATCTGTAGGATAGTAACTGAAACTAGAACTTACGGTTGGTGCTTCAACTTCAACACGGTCTATAGCAGCAAGATTTCCATATTGGTTAACATCAGTGAAGTTTCTTGAAAAGTCTTCATCAAAAGATTGAACACGAGTTAGTTGCTTGATAGTACCAACTCCAGTATGTTGACCTGTAGCGCTACCAGTAACTTGCCCCGCAAAGAGTGATAACACATTATATATTGTACGATTTCTTGGCATAAAGTTTTAAAAGGTTACTATTAATTACATTCATCTACCTAAAATAGACACTATAGAATTAATTAAATCTTGGGGTTCTTACGTCAGATAGCTCGAAGTCAACGATTGCCGCCACTAACTTGCTATTCATTTTTTTATTTTCTGTTTCAGACAATCTAGAAACAGTCACCCTATCCACGTAAACCCAATCATTTTGTCCAGTACATAAATCAAAATAATTATAACTAGATAATCCAGATTTTAAATCTCCATATATATTATATGGTAATTTTTGCGGTGATACTAGTGGGAATGTTTTTCTAGCACTATCCGCCATAATAGAAATTGCACCATCTAGCGAATATATGTTCTCCGCCAAAATAACACACCTCATAGAACTCATCGTATTATCCTGCCCACCAAAAGCAAATGGTTTATTTTGAATACTTGTATTCTTAAAGAATATACAGGGATATGGATCATCATTCCAAGCTAATGCACCAGTAACTCTAGTTACTTTTGGCATTGGATCATATCTTTTTTCAAATAGTAAGTTTTCTTCTTTTTCATCTGTATAGTACAGATTGAATTCCTTAAAAGAATAGGCAATAGATAAGTTTTGTAAATTTTGAGATACCGTATTATTAAATAACACTCTTCCTCTATTAAAATCTAAAGCAGTTCCACTTATCCCCCTAGGAATAAAAGTGCCATTTGAAAAAACGCCGCTAGGAATCAATGCGTTCTGTACACTAGTGTCTAGAACCCACTGCTTAAAAGGTGAGCCATAAATTGTATTTTGTGAAAAAGTTGGGTCTTGAGATAAATATAACTTACCACTAAAATTCTGAAAGGCCTCTCCCTTATAAAGCATTTCATGGTCTAACCATAAATAAAAACTAGATGTTAAACTATTTAAATAAGTAGGTTTCATTTTAGTCTTTTTACGAAGTTTTCAAGCATACTAGAAAAGTATGGCACGGGCTTAAAACCCGTACTCCTTACACTTTTTTCGGATTGTGCTCCAGAGCCAGATCTTGATTTATTATATTTACCATAAAGATACTGACCCAAGCCAGATATTGATCTTTCTACATCATACAACCAACTCCTACCAGCCTCCCAAGGCATTTTAGTAACCGCTTCAAACTCTGACTTTGCAGGAATTTTAACGGCAAAAGTAAATATACCACTATCACTCGCCTTGAGGAATTTGCCCAATGTTATTTGACTTATTAGTTCACGAACTGGTTGTACGGGATTTGATTCTCTATTAAAACCTATAAATGAAAATAAATTTCCTATCCCACCCAAAGTGCCCGAAGAATTTGAAGTATCTGGGCCAGCCTGAATTTCCTTTGTAACTGGATGATCATTAAAGTCTTTTTGTAAATTGTTTTTATTTTCTGCAACAATTTTCTCTGCTTGTGTCTGTATATATGCCCTAAGTTCCTTATCGGAAAAAATTTCCCTATTAAGTTGCTTGAGATTTATCGTACCCTTTGCCATTATAGTGACTCCTCTAAATATAAAGTATAGAAATCACCAGTAAATAGACCATGTGATTTACCTATTTTATTTGCACTAACTAAACTAAATGCCCTGCCATCTATTTCTATTTTTTCCGCACCACTTATATAGGCAACAGCATCGGCCTGAACTTTGATTCTGCAAGTATTTCCAAGTATGTTTTCTCTTATATCTTTTTGGTCGTGTGTAATAGCTTGGTCACTCCACTTTATGCGCGCATTAAAGATGCCACTTGATGGAACAAAAGACTGGTCAATATCTGGCTGTTCTTGATATAAAAAATTATAGTTTTGAGTTGTGGATATAATTGTCCTATTTGGTATTTTCCATACGATAATAGGCCTAGAAAAAGTATCATGTATATTAACAAATACTTGACTATATGCATTTTTTTCGCCCAGTGTTAATAAATCCATACTAATATAATTCCCTATAATAATTTCTATTATATTCTACAATAACATAATTATTTAAAGCCACTGTATCGTCCCCAACCACCTGATTTGGAGTAGCTTCATACTTTAGATACATTTTTACAGATTTATCTAAATTCTGCTTGGTGTCGGACGCAATACCCCTGAGAGTTTTACTGACTTCATTTTTATTTACGCGACTTATTCTACTATCTCCCTCCGCAAGCGATGTCCAGTCTCCAGCCGCTGTGCTAGCGCTAATTGCCGTGTCTCTAGCCAGTTGTGAATAATAATTATATTCAAATACTAAAGAATAAATTGCTAACTCATTATTGCCCGGCTGTGGGGTTATTGCATATCCAGTTACCCCAGTTACTCCAGTTATATATTCTGAAATATAATTTGTCCCAATTAGGTTATTTAGTTTACCTAAATTTGAATTATCCAACACCCATCCACTTACTCTACTTAAAGAATAAGCGGTAGGTTCCCCAATCTGCCCATAAATACTATTTACAAAGTTGTCTAAATAATTATTGCTCACATACTATTTTACACATAATATCGTTGCAATCACGCACCTTCTCTAAGTATCTTTTGCGCTCTTTGGTTAATATCGTTAATTGTCTTAGATAGCCCACCAATATCGTGTGGAGTCATACGAGTATTCCAGCGTTCAAATTCCGTACATAGCCTTGAAATTAAAACCCTGCGATCTTCTATTGGAACTAATCCAATTTTATAGGCATGAGTCTGCAAATCTGTTTGATTCATTTCGGAAATCTGATTTTTATAATCTTCTATATTTGTAACTGAATACAAGGACAAGCACTCACCCATAATCGAATCTAAAGAACCAGCAATCTGAACTTGTGGTTTCTCATCGCACTTTCCATCTAGTTGTGCCTGTTTATCTAGTTTTACGGAGTTCTTTTTAGTTTTGCTCATATATATTATTAACTGATTAATATTAATTATCAATTTTAATTACAAAAGAAAAAGCCGCCATTTCTGGCGGCTTTTCTTTGATAGTTGTTTAAGTCTTATTAGACGATTAAACCGCAAACTGCACGAGCGTCAGTTACTACACGGCCCTCTTCAACATAACTGTAGAAGCCAACCTTCTGACTGCGAGCTAGGAACTGGTCATCAGGAAGAACCTTAACCTGTCCACGTGTCTCACTCTGGATGGAAACTGGGCGTAAGAAAGCGTTACGTGTGGAATCCACACCAACGATTACCTGACTTGTGGATCCATTGAAAGTACTTCCACCGTAGGAAGTTCCACCAGCGAAGGCGGCGAATAGATCGTTGTACTTACGTCCAACACCTAGTTCTAGTAACTCATGGATTGTAACACCAAAGATCTCACTTGTTCCAGCACTGCGATAGATTTCCTCACGGATACTATCAGGTAGTGCAATGGCTGTGTTACTCTGTGTGGATCCAGTAGAACCAGTACGAGTATTCATTGGCTGATAAGCAAACCCACGGATCTGCTCCTTGACCTCTGGACTTACGAATAAGTCTGTTAGACCACGACTCTGTAGTGCGGAAGGTGTTCCACCAGTGTAGGCGGCATTCAATCTACGAACTAGTGTCCATAGCTTGTTCATGTCGTCTAGCTGATATGTACCAGCTGTTCCAGTGCGGATGATGTGCTTCTGGGACTGAGTAGAAGCCTCGGCAAGAGCCTTAAGGACAACTGCCCACGCATTACGCTCCTGCTTAACAAGAAGCTCGTTGGCCATACGCTCTAATCCAGCTGCAACAACGTCTAAACGTGCTCTGCGGACATAACGCTTCTCCATGGAGATTGCGCTATCTAAGCGATATGTACTAACCTTCATCTCCTGAGTGCCCTGTACGAAGTTAGTTGGTAGGCCACCACCGACTGTCTGACTCCAGACACTAATGGTTCCTTCCTGTGCTCCATAGTATAGATCTAGAGGGATTGATGGAGAATCATCTTCATCAAACTCAATATCACGATAAATAGCGCTAGCAGTACCAGTCTGTAGTAGCACTTGCTGAACTACCTGACTAATGAAAGCTGCGAAAGCTTCCTGAGCCTCTAGGGCTGTTGATTTATTGTCCGAGGCAAGAGCCTTGATTAGCTCAACCTGTTCTGGATTTTTTTCGAATTGGATTTTCATATTTTTAAATTTTTAGATATTATAGCTCGATTTTTAGAAGAGCGAAACCTTCGTCATTCTTAGGGCCAAGGAACTTACCTACAGTTGCATTACCATAAGTAACAACCTTGATCTCGCCATTTCCGGAATCGGAAACTGCTGCTCCACTGCCGAAAGCTGGTGTTCCAACGACGGGGCCAACTAGTACAACACCCTTTGTTAGAATTGGGGCTGCCTGTCCACTAATAATTACGTCCATTTCAGCGGCCTTACGGGGCTTAAATAGAAGTTTTTCGCCATTTTCATCAACGCTACGAACGTCCTTTAGAAGAAGACCAACAATCTGGCCCTTTGCTGCGCCAGATGGTGCTGGAGAAACTGTCCAAGGAACTCCTAGGTGGGATGAAACGCTATTTCCAAATACGGAAATGTTATCAACTAAAGTTGAATCTTTGAGGTTAATACCCTGTCCATCGGCTACGACGACAGTGCCCTTATCGACACTTGCGCCAGAGACAGCGAATAGGTTAATAACATCGTGTTCACTATAATCACGGAATGGTTTTAAGTTACTCATATGTTTTTGTTTAAATTTTTGTTAGATATAATTATCTATTGATCTTTACACTATTTTTATTGAAAGCGGCACTTATTTTTTCAACTAAGCTAATTTCTTGTGTGCTAGATGTGTTTGGGATGATTTGTTTCTCTTCTTTTACCGAAGAAACAATCTCTTCAACAGACTTCTCTTCTGATGGAGACTCTTCGGTTTCTACAACAACAGCTTCTTCAGCGACCTCTTTGGCGGGAGCTTCAACAGCAGCTTCTTCCTCAACGGTACTAGCAACTACTTCTACTGTTTTATTTGTTTTTTTCTTAGCGGAAGCGATTGTGCTGAATTTGTTATACCACTTCTCGAAAGCCTCGTCATTCTCGATAGCATGTAAATCTTCTGCAATAATTTCACGATCCTCGTTGGATAGATTAAACTCTTCATCAACAAGCGACATACGACGCTGGAAAGTTGCTTCAATTTCCTGAGCCTTGATAGCGTCCTGCATGGAATTGAATTCTTCTTTAAGCTTTTCGCTCTCAGTCTTCATCGCTTCTATCTCGCCCTTAAGCATGTTAACTTTTTCTTCGGCATTAACTAGTGCGTTATCTTTTTCTTCTACTTTGGATTGCCAATCTTTTGAAAGGTCAGCAATACTATTAGAAATAAATTCACGAACTGCGCTTGCAGAAACTTCCTTAATGGAATCTTCTGTGATGTCTTCAATCTTATTAATTTGCATAGTACTTTTTACATCATAATTATCACAAGGGACACTTTTTTTATTAATTTCATTCTCTTGATTTTCATTTTTATTATTAGCGTCTTCTTCTACTATCTCAATTTCTTGCTTATCATAGGAAATAACTACACCCTTAACTTCCGCTGCCGGGTTGTTAGTGAAGCCTATTCCTAATGGCAATACTGTTCCTTGTAGATTCAGTAAAAGTAAATTACCGTCCTCATCTGAACCCTTTCCACCAAAGACTCTTAAAGAATCTTTTATTTTTAAAATTTCTTCCTCATCGTCTATTATATAGGCTTCAGCCAAATTCTTGCTTCCTTTAGCTATATTAAACTCGTTAAAACCAAGCTCCCAACTAGCACTAACCGATAGATAGTCTGTAGAGCTTGGGTCACTGCTCTTAACAAGTTCTTCCGCAAACTCTGGATTAACAATTTTCCATACATAGCCAGAAAGAACTACGTTGAAAGGTTCTTTACTTGCAGATACCTGTTCAAGAGTTAATGGATTGCTAGTACCAAATTCACTAAAACCATAACCAGTACAAAAACCTACAACAGTTTTTCTATTATGTTCAATATTAAAAGGCTTATTAACAAAATTTTCAACCATAGCTAGTGCTACTTCTGTACTAATTATATGACCATTTTTGTTACCACGATTTACAACAAATGCGTCAAAAGCTACGCCCATTAAGTCTTTATTTATATCCAAATCAACTTTTTGTGGCAGATATGATTTTAATTGATCAATAGATGCTACAGCTAAATACTTATCTTCCTCAAATGGAACCATTGCCTGTACTATAATGCCATCAAACTTTACTTGGTATTTAAATTTATCCATGTTAAAATTTACACTGTCTGCCTGAATATGCGCAATATTTTTTAATTTACGATTTACTAATAATTCATTATTTGCATTATTTGCAAATTCAAATGCACATAAATTAGTTTTACTACCGGGCCTGTATTCTAGATCAGAATAATCGAAACCTGTTTGCGCTTTTTCTTCTATTATCATATATTTATATTATAAATTTTTACAAATAAAAACAAATTAATTTATACAGGAAAGGATTAAATTTGACTCTGCATCGCGTCTTTCCAATAGGCCATCTAGCCCCCTGTCCTTCCATATACGTTTCATTTTTTGAAACTCAAGGGCAATACTTCTATAATCCTTTTTCGGCACAAGGATTTTTATTTCCCTCATTTCCCTACGACTATCACCAGTTAAGCTAGACCCACGGTTAAAAACTAATGAGACAATTGCACCATACGCATTATCACATAGCTTATCTAGTTCTGGGAAAGCTCTTTCGGCAAGCTTGGCAAACTTAGGCCAAATAAGATCATTAAAAATATCTACAGCTTGATCCCAAGTTATAATTATACCACTATTTTTATATTGATTTGTATACTCCTTACCGGCTAGCCCCTTTTTGCCAGACGCGCCTTTAACAATGTCTAATTGCTTTTTAGGTAAAAAATTAAATATCTTTTCTAGCTCTGCGGGAGTATAGTAACCACAATCCACTCCTATACCAAGCGTCATGCCGCTTGCGCCACCGGGCCACGTTGGCTTGGCTAAAAACCTATCGTAATACGACTTACCACCCCCTACTTCGTACTTCAATATTAAATCTAGTGCTTTTGGTGAAGGTTTTTTCATATTAATATCTCAGAAATATCGTAATCATCTTCTTTTGTATTATGCGTCAGAATAACTTCTTTCTTTTCAACCACAATCTCTCCCCTTACCTCTGCATTAGAAGCACTGTTATATTTTAAATCAACAACAGCTTCAACACCAAGGTACGAAGCAATGATAATGGCAAATATTTCTATAGTTTTAGAAAATAAGGTAACAAAGGCCGCCACATGTTCAGGCATTCTTATTGCAAGAAGTATTGCAACACTAGAATAATATAAAGCAGCTAACATTAATATTGAGGTAAATATAACAAAGAATTTTTTTGAAGAAAGATGGTTAGTCTCTTCCATTTTTTGTTTTAAATAATCAGGAGTATTTGGGGGCACCTTACCATTTTGTAGAAAAGCGCTAGCCGACCTTGCAATACCCGTAATATTTTCAAATAAGCGCATATTAAAATAATCTAAATCCGCTATTCATTCTAATATAGATATATCCACCAATTGCTGCAATAAGAACTGCAATAATAATATTTCTCCAAAGTATAGCTAAGTCTTTCTCTAGCAATTTCTTTTGCATAACATTAAGATCCCTTACCATCTTATTTTGCATTTCCTGTTGCTTTGTACGTTCAGCATCAAACTCACTTCTAGCCCTTGTTAAAATTTCATTATCTTTCTTTAATTGAACAGCAATATCTTTATCCTTTAACAGGTTATCATATTCTGTGGAGTTAACTACTACTACTTTATCACTTTTATACTGCTCTGGAACAATTACAATTCTCTGTTTTGAATCATTTACCTGTATAGGATTTTGATAAATAGCACTAATTCCAATTCTTTTTTTAGGTGGATTAATTAACTTTACAGTTTCGTTAATATAACTTTCAGCTAAATCAATTCTAGCCAAATCAATAGAATCTTTGGTAGCATAAACAGATTGGCTTACTGCCTCTGTTTGCTTTTCGGTATAAACTGTACAGCCACTTAGTACAAATATACTTAATATAATTAATATATTAAATGCTATTCTCATATTATGATTTACACATAATATTAATAACTTTAACTATTCTATTTCGCTGTGTAGTAAAAGTATAGCTGTTTTACGATCAACCGAATGTTTTTGAGATATCTCATCAACCTTAGTCATATTATCCGTAACCTTGACTGGGTTATTGATATAAGACGCGATGCTCTCATTCCATTTATCTGGAGTTTCATTTGTTGCAATGGTCTCAGCAACTTCTTTAATTATATTTTTTTGCTCTTTAGATAACTTATTTTTCTTATAAGACTTCTTGAGGGAGTCTTCGATACTGGAAATAAGTGAATCAAATTTAACTAGATTCTCTGCTAATTTTTTTGCACTTAATTTTGACTGCTGTTTTTCTTCACTGCTTCCGCCAATTTTACCTATTCTGTTTGTAATTTTAGGCGTACCTGTACCCGCTGGTCTACCGGGCATATTATTGGCTACCTTAGATTTTTTTTCTTCTGGCTTACCACTAGAGCCAGTCTGTTGCACCTTATTTAGTAGTGGCTGATACAAGCCCTGATCTTGAAGTTCTACAAATTTTTTCTGAGACTCAATGCTCTCTTCGGGTAACGGAAGCCTACCAGTTTCAATTGCAGTTATTCCTTCCTCTGGAGTTAATGCCCCCAACTCAACAAGTCTTGTATATATACGAGTAAGATTTGCGTCATCTCTAAAATCCGAATCTGTAAATCTAGCAGTAGGTATAGATTTAAACCCTAATTTTTTACCAATATCTTTCATTTCTGGTACAAGAAATTGATTTAAAAACGCCTCTCTAGCATGTTTTAATCTGGACAAAAATACTTCTACCTTTGTGCTAGTATTCGAATATTTTTCATCACCAACTAGTACGTTATTTAGTCCGTATCTAATATCTCTATCAACAACTTCATATTTTTTAGGATCTAGTATTTGACCAATTTCTGGTATGACAAATTTTATATTAGTAGTATAATCAGTTACTAAAATACGACCCACACTTTCATTTTCGAAAATTTTTCTTAAATTTACTATCTGCTCTTTACTTGGCATTCCAACCTCGTCGTTACCCATTGTAACCAATAAGATGGCCTGTTGTACGGTTCGGCTAATTGCCATGTCAATATTTTTTAATTCCTGTTTCCAGTTAATATCCTCAAGAACGGGGAAACCCATTGGCACACTGAATGGCTCGTAGTCTTGTTTTTTATAAAAAACCGCCTTCACGCGACTAGGATCTAAATTAAACATTAGAAACTGATTTCCCTGATTCATTTTTCCACCCTGACGTATTTCTCCGAATTCTTTTATTTTTTGAGCTAATTCCTTATCCTCATCCGTTTGTGGATTAGTCATTACCTGTATTTCAAAATCATTTAATACTTTTACGTAACGCGGACTCACAAAAGATGCCGAACCAATAGATTGAATATCAGCTGGGTTTAATACTATATATCTTATAGGAATATCCTGATTTTGGGCAGCTAGAATTTCACTGATCTGCATCATATCATCTTTACTGAACTCTGCATTTAATTTATACAAAAATACGTTTCCACTACGGAAAAACTCCCTGAAAAACATATCCTGTAATTTCCATAGGTTAACTCTTTCACCCCAAGCTTTAAAAAATTTGAGTGATTGCGAGTTTCCACCAGTAAAATATATTGACGAACATGTAAAATCCGTCATTAAGTCAATTGTATTTCTAAAAATTGAAAAATTATAATAAGCCTTTTGACAAAGAATAATAGCATCACGAATACTTACTGTAGAAGTGTACTTGCCGAGACCACCACCATAAGCGAATGGTATAACACCACCTTCTATATTTGCATACTTATCAGTACGGGCAATAGTAGATGCCGCGTTTCTGCGAACGGTGGAACCCACTTCACCACGAGAAGAGGCCGCAATTTCTATATTTTTTTTATTACCATTACTGGAACCCTCGATTATCTGTGGTTCTGGAAAAGATAAATTTTTCGCCTTATTGCTCATATTTTATTATAAAGATTAATTACACCAAAATCTGTTTTAAATCAGCACGGCTACAAATTCAGTGTTCTTTTTCTTATTATTTTCTGGAGATATCATATCAAAATAACATTTTACAGCCCAATTACCTAACATTAGTGTTGTATAATTATCCTTTCTCGCACGATTAACGCTAGTTGACTTTCTTAAGTGCGAAGGTAGGTCAAAGCTTTGTGTTCCCCTAGAAGTGGTCGTAACTTCAACATTGGCACACTGGTCTTTTGTATCCTTAACAATAAAGTCTTGCTGTTCTATAAATTCTCTAACTGTTAATTTTTTTGTTTCATATTCATTATCAGCACGATCTCCAATACCCCTTGGATAAACATAATCCATTGGCAAATTCATAGTAAACATATTTTCTAAAATTTCAGGGTGATTACTAGCTCTAGATGCAAACCATATTTTTTTATGATCAATACAAGTCTGCAAATAAGAGTTGGCTCTACCTAAAAACGCTGACGTGAAATACTGCTTTACGCAAATCGCCCCAATATCTTTATTATATTGCCTAGCTGCCTCTTTTAACATTTTACTATAATCTTCATTTTCCGCATCGGAATCAAAATCTATAAACTTAATAGACCTGTTCATGTCTTTAAAATATTGAGAATTATTTACAGCATCAATAAAGGTATCTGCACCAGCATGGTCAATAATCATGAATGTTATATTAAAATTCTTAAATATATAATATAAATACTTAATATGATCCTGTAAAGAACTGCCAGCCGCTTGATACCCATGAACAAGTATTCCCTGTTTCTTTTCCTCGTCTAGCTCAATAACGCTCATTGCAAAATAGTCAGAGCTTCTAGAAGAAGAGAAGTTAGGATCTATAGCAAGTATATACTTTTTATCAGCATCTCCAATAATTTTTGTAGTTGGATATTCACCATCTGGTATTGTACAGACATGCATTTTCTTTGGCGAAAAATAACTATCACCACCATCAATAAATCTTGCACAATATTCTCGAAGGAATGAGTTGTGTGAACTGCCTCCATTTTTGGCTAATTGAATTGCAGCCTGATCTACCATGTGATTAGGTAATGCCTCATAACCTAACTGTGATATAAAGTACGTACCGGGTAATTCCCCTTCTTTTGCCTCTTGCTCTTCTGGATTTTCAATTAAATTCGCCCATTGCTCGTGTACCCTAAACAAATGCTCGAAAGTATAGCTAGCAGAACTAAGTGCTAGCATTTGAGAAGTGTTTTCAAAAATTTGTTTATTATCTGGATGCAATAAACCCTTTTTAATAAGTTCTTCTTCTAACTTTCTAGTTCTAATTCTATCACTAACATCTCTTGGTGAACTCAAGAACGGCATTAGCACGTTATCAATAATATCTGGAGGCAACAATAGAAACTCGTCAAGAATAAGAACGTTTGCACGAATACCACGAATCTTTTCGCCAGTAAGCGGGATAGCAGTAATGCTACCACCATTGATTAGCCATTCGTATTGATCATTACGTTTCATTTTGTCACCAAAACATTGTCTTGCCAACGATGCCTCTGGACTTGCTAAAAATTTCTCAATTTCATTAAACAGTCTTCTACTTGTACGAAAGTTAATTGACGCGATTAATATTTTAGTACCGGGCTCGAAAATGCATTTTAGTACGCAGTAAACAGCTGCACTAAAACTTTTTGCGCAACCACGACCCCAAACCAACATGCAATAATTACGATTAAAAAATGATTTTATCGTTAATTCCTGATAGGACTCTAAAGTAATGCCAAGTGCTAACTCAGTGGTAAAGCCCAAGTTATGGCGCATGAATTTAGCCAGTGACCGTCTAGCGTCTTCATCACTAAGCTCACCAGTAAGTTTTAATAACTCCTCGTTAACGTTAGTGGGATTTTTACTGCGTTGACTTCCTACTATTAAGCTCATAGCTTTACCTCGTTATCAAATAGATATTGTAAATCAGTAGTTTTAGCTTTTTCTTTCATATCTAAAATGTATAATACTTTTTTTGTTAAATCTGCCCTGCCATCACAAAAGACAAACTGAACATTATCAAATTGTCTACATATTTTTCTCATATGGTGCATTATATAGTCACCACTGCACATTCCGAAAGTTCTTTTGCAATAAAGCGCAGTATTTAGAGGTGATTCAATTAAAACTACTATATAAATCCCAAGTTTTTTAGCTCTTTCTATTTCCCTAACAAACCTATCAAACCCACCACTTAATGTAGAGAAGAAGTCACTTATACTTTTTCTCTCTATAACTAAACTATCATCTTTATGTACAGCGTAATCCCCACATTCTAATTTGGAAGAAATTATTTTTAAATCATTAAACTGTAAGGGTTTTTGCTCTCTAGTATCTACAACCATTTGATCTAATGATATGTTATTTAAGTCTTTTATAGTATGTTTTTCTTTATAATTAAAATTACATTTTAATTTCAATGAACTAGCTATGTCACAAAAAGATTTTCCACAAAACTCATGAAATGTTTCAATAGATGGCAAACAAGCTATTGTTTTTATTTGCGACTGACTTGGAATACAGTCTAATCCCTTAACTAAACAATAATCAGTAAGTTTAGATATTAAATAATTGCACGAAGATTCTAAATCAGACTCTTTTAGCCATTTTTTTAAATTTCTTTTATTGATAAAATCATTTAAATAGTATTGTTCAAAGGATTTATATTCTATTTTTTGCGCATCAAGGAAATCTGATTTTGGGTAGTACTGTGTAAAGTATTTTTTTGCAGTAATTTTGTGTATTTTTACGTGCTTTACAATTTCATCCCCATTTTCAAAATTCTTATTGCAAATTTTGCACTGTAAGTATATAGAATATTTATTCATAATTGTTATCCATTAACCATGTCATTTATATCTATTCCACGAATAACCGCCTTTAATTCGTCCATGGAAGATAATCTCGCAGCCTCCTGCTTTAAGTTTTCTTTTTGGGCTTCAGCTAGTAATATAATACCCTTTCTTCTTTCCTCGTCTTTCCATGCTTGTACTAAATTTAAAATACTCGCATTCTCATCTTTACGCTGCTGTAGGCGTTTAGACCTATCATCAACAAGGGATTTATACAATTTTTGCTGTCGAGATCTACATTGGTTATATTCTGTATGTAGATTATTTATAGCGTCATTAAGTTGCATTTTAATATTTCTACCCTCGCCATCTCCACTACTATTTCTTAACATCTCTCTCAACTCTTCTACTTGCTGTAAAACACTTGCGGCAGTAACTACTTCAGTACATAGAACAATAAACTGATCCAACTCTTCCTGACTAAGCGCTTCCTTGTCATACGTATATCTTATGAAAGCATCTTCAAATAACTGCCGATCTCCAGAAGTTTTATATGTATTTATCTGATAACAAAAACTAAAAGTATTTAAATATCTTTGTAGTACGTCAATTTGTTTTAACTGCGATGCTTTTAAAACGTCGAGTGACCAACCTAAATTTAAATATTTATTTATTCTAAATAGAACCTGATCTTGCCTTCTGGGTGGGAAATAAGCACCCACTGGGGTTTGCGCATCCCTATCGGGGTTATAATTAATAGTTTCCAGATGTTCTGGATCTTGCTTTTGTAAAGACTGTATATAAGCATTGACCTCCCTACATTCAAGAGTTACATGTGTTAACCTGTCATTAGTAAATAGTGTTTTTGCTAATTCAACATAATGCTGATCTTTATAATTATTTTTAATAAATTCCTTTTGCTCGTCCGTTAATTCAACCCTCTCTCTTTGGGTAACTGACTTGTTTTTATAAGTAATTTTATTATCAAGTAAAAATTTCTTTACATTCCGCCCTTCCTTACTTCTACTATCAATAGAATCGTCCTGATATGCATATGCAGTTAACTCAGTAATTGTTGCATCTGGGTTTTTGGCCACCAATTCTCTTATCCTCTGTTTTTGCTCTGGCAGTAAATCTGCATCAGTTATCTCTTCGCTCATAGTATTTCCTTTGCAAGTTCTCTAGCTTTTTGTAAAACTTTAGATTTAATTTTACTTATTTGTCTATAAGCTGGCCTGCCATCTTTATAACTTAATTTATATCCCATTTTTTTTGCTATAGCGGCCTCCTCTAAGTGCTGTAAAAACATTAAATCATATAATTTCCATTCAATATTCGACAAGTTTTTTTTCATTATATCGTTAAATGATGGAATCATTCCTTCGATATCTATATAAGATTCCTTGCTTTCTATAAGAGACTCTAAATTTGTTTCTGGATTTTGTGTGTTTGGAGTATGTATGCTTACTGGAAATTTTATATCATAAGCATTCTTTTTTGTTTTTTCCCATTTAGAATAAGATTTACAAGAATTGTTCTGTGTGCCGTATACCGAGCAATTATGGTCTCCGGTATTGTATGGACATTTTAAACATGGTCGTGAAAAATTTGAATAATGATTTCTTAACATGTTCGTAATCTGATGGTTAATTACTTGATTTAACCAAGGTCTTAATGGCCTTACGTCATCCCATTTATCCCATTTATTATAAATATGAATCCTAAGCCTCTGTGATACATCTTGAAAATCCATCCAAGCAATAGCAGTTAAGTGCCAGCGATTTTTACGTTTACTAATTTCTTCGTCAATAATATCAATACTATCTTCAAATGAAGGCTTTATTGTCATAATAAATTATTTTAAGCCTGTCCGTTATTACCACGAAGTGAACCCGCCTCTTTTTGAAAATCACTCAGAACATCATCAGCTGTCCTATTATGAATCGGGGCATTATCATTAAATGAGTCACTTGATGGTTTATAATTATTTACGTAACCATTTGTTAATAAATTCTCGAAAGAAATTCCCTCGGCCCTTCGTGCTTCAACTTTAAATTGTGGCTTTATGTATTTAAATTTACTAGTATCAAAATCTTCAGAATCTATATATTCAATATCATCACTAGCGAACTGTTGCTCACTTGAAGTATCTTCGGATAAAATGTTTACCCTATATTGTGGTGGCATGATCTTTTCAAGAGTAGCATTTATACGCTCATTCTGCTCTTGGCTCAATGGCTTGGCTTCTGCTAGGGACGCAGAGTTAGACGGGAAGAGTTTTTTTAAATTATCGGACACATTTGGTTTGGTCGCAAAGCTAACACCACATTCCGAACAAAATTTTGGCATGTTTAAATTATATATAGTGGGCTTACCACACGAGGAGCAGAAATATTTCATACACTTATTATCAAATAATTACACATAAAATTCTAAATTCTCTTTTGAATGGCCTTTTGGTAATATTCACAGTGTAATATTATATTAATGCTTTCGTTAACTAGTTCGGATATTTTTAAAACAATACAAAACGATTTGGCTGAAAATGATGGTAAAATTTTTATACAAAAAGGCAAGTATTGCGCTGGTCATAGCAAGTGCGAAGGAATCTTTTACTTTAATAGTAAAGAACAACCTATAATAAAAGTAGCAACTGGCGGCAAAACACAAGAAGAATGGGTTGGCGTATTAATTCATGAGTACTGTCATTTTTTACAATGGCATGAGAATAGTAAAATTTGGGAAGAGTTTGATAACCAAGACTTTACGTTTGAAAATGTTATAAGTAATCCCAAAAAATTTAAGAAAGAGATTTTAGTTTTATTGAAATTAGAATTAGACTGTGAAAAACGTGCGGTTAAAATAATAAAAAATAATAAACTATTTTGTACTAAAGAGTACGCCAAATTTGCTAACGCGATTCTCTATAAATATGGTTATTTATATGTAAATAACATTTGGCCGAATTCTGGCGCTAAATATAGAGCAATAGCAGATCACTGCCCAAATGTTCTATTAAAATCGCATCTTAACTATATAGAAATACCTAATTCTATAAGTACACTATACTCAAGTTAACTTATCCGCCCCGTCTAAGGCTCTCAAAGCTTTCAATAACATAGGAAAGAATTTCAGATCTTACAATATCTTCTTTTCCAAATTGGAAAGTATGTATACCATGTTGTTTTGATACATCATTATCAAACAGATTATAAACACGGTTAAAACCGCTGTTTTTAATATCTGATTGTTGATCATCACCAAGGATGTATAGATTTGAAAAATTAGCCATACGGCTCATTACGAGTAGGAAGTCTTCCACGCGGCAGTTCTGGGCTTCGTCCATGATAAATGCGGCGTTTGCAATATTTAAACCACGTAGGAACCCTAGTGGTAAACCTATAAAACGATTGTCATTACTTAATGCCCTGACTTGTGGTTCTGGTAATAGCTCATTTAATTTGTCCATTAATGGCTGTATGTATGGACTCATTTTTTCATCTGTTGTTCCCTTTATATATCCGATACCATGAATTGAACTCTCAACAGGTACTCTGCTATAATAAATTTCTGATATCTTTTTTTCCTTTATTTTTTTCAGGGCCATGTATGTGGCAAGTAATGTTTTGGATGTTCCAGCGACACCCTTGATTATGATAACCCTTGTATTTTTATCATTTGCTAGTTCAAAAAACTGCTTTTGTTTATCAGTCCAAGGTAATTCTCTTAAACTTAAATCAATACTTACTTTTGTTCTTTTCTTGTCAACATAGGGAGAAGTATCTTTTTTGCTTTTATCTGTTTTATTTTTCATAAAAATTTTTGTAGGAACAAATTCTCGAACGTGAGAATTTATGGGGCGAAGTTTTGAAAAAGTGTCTGAAGACAGTTTGGGCCACTTGAAAATCTATTCCCGAACTATGGGAGGCCAATATATTCACTACTATATATATTACACTTTATGTAATGTAATTTTACCTAAATTATCTATTGTAATGTAAGAACATTCCGCATAGGTAAAACATCCGGTATTGGCATATGTAATATCTTCAACATTTGTGTGTTCGTGCTGATGAACATGTGAACAAATAATTGAATTATAATTTTGATTTTTTGCCCACTTAATTGCATTTTGCCGCACTCTACTTGCGGCGTGTATCCAATTCTTGCTACGCTTTTTGAAAAAACCCGGCACACGCTGTTCTTTTGGGTCTATTGCCTGTAACCAGTAATATATTCCGCCCGCTATGTGTGTTAATATAGGATGATCTCCTATGAAACTATCAAATTGATCGCCATGAGTTACAATAATTTTATTATTATTAACATTAATTCTAACTTCTCTTGAGTGCTCGTATCCTATGAATTCAGACAGTATCTTTGAAACATCTTCATCGTGATTACCGGCATTCCAGTAACACTTGCTATTTTTAGTTAGTTTTCGTAAACTCGATAACAGGTGCCAATCTTTTTTGCCTAATCTTTTTGTATGGTTTACATCTATTATATCACCATTTAGTATAATATTTTTAGCCGGAATATTTTTTATAACCCATTCGAACTTATCATGTTGACAAACCAAACTCGTAAGGTGTAAATCTGAAACAATTAAATACTCATATTCTTTCACACTATATATTACAAAGTTTTTTTGAACATTCCAACAAAAGTTTTGTCTCAATATTGTAACAAAAATTACAACAATATGAATATAACACTAGTACCTAAAAAAATAGTAAACATACCCAATTATACAGTTGGAAGTATTAATTCGTCTTATGATCCATTTCAAATACTTGACACTTGGTCTAGTAAATGGTCTGGAATTTGGGACGACTTCGACGCGGTCACCAGCCCATCATTCAACTCTAAGCTATTGAATAAGTGGAAGCAAGACGAGACCAATCAGGATAAATTCAAACTTGAAATTGAACTTCCAAGGTTTAAATCTGAGAATATTAATGTATCCATAGATAATGGCGTACTACATGTGTCCGCCGAACAGGATAGTTTAAAATTCTATTCTTCGGAAAGTTTTCCTGACTTTTTAGATGCGAAAACCATTGCGGCCAAACTTGACCACGGCGTTCTTTACGTGTCGGCAAGCAAATTAGAAGCGGCGAAACCAAGAAAAATTAAAGTACAGGTTGGGTAAGTAATACTAAACCGAATCTTTGGTTGGCGAGTCAGGCTCTTGTTTGGCTCGCCAATTTTTTTTGTACTCACTAACCTTGTTTAAATTATTCTTTTGCCACTCGCGAACCTCGGCAATACGATCCTTTTTTATTATTTCGTATCTTTCGCGCTCTACCTTGCGACAGCAGGTTTTGCACCAAGCGTGAAAACCGTCCCTGCTCTTGCGGTTAATACTAAAGCAAATTAAGGGTATTTCAGTTCGACAAAGGCCGCAGATTTTAGTGACTTCTGCTTGCATTCGGAAAGTTTTAATTTATATCCTCTTCAGTTGTGCCTGATTCGGTTGCGTCCTCTTCAGTTGTGACTGGTTCGGTAATATCCCATTGTATTGGAGGCGCGTCCTCTATCACTTGAGGAACAGGTACTTCCTCAATCACGGGAGGGCGAACCAGATTGTTGTCAATTATATACTGCTCACACTCCTCTAGTGTTCCGACGAAAAGATTCGCCTGTGTTGATGTATATAAGGGTTCCAGATTATAAGAAATAATATTTTTACTGTCATCAAAAACTAAATGCCAAAGGTTTTCATGCTCTTCGGCACTAAATGACCATCCTTGTGAATTTTTTTCTATAATCATATTATTTTTAGTTAGTTAGTGTTAGTGTGGAACTGGCGCTATCATACGTGGCAGTTCTTCCGGCAGCTGAACCCTGTAGGGTTATTACGGAATAATTATTAACTGTAGGTCCGGCGAATAGTTGAAAAGACTCTCCGAGTGCGGGGACAGAATTGAACACCACAATTAAACTAGTGCCTGCGCTGAACGATGCAGAAGTTATTCTTGCGTACGGGTCACTAAATGGCAGACGATTTACTAATGTACCACCTGTTATGGTTGTGGAGCCAGTATATGTCGGACCAATATTTAAAGCAGGGACACCTGAAAGAGTTAATGTACTAAATGGATTTGTTTTAATTAAATTAATATTACCAGAAATACTTCCATTGTATATTGAGTTATGGGCATTTTGAGGATTGATTGTTAAATTAGCAACGGTTGAAGAGTTATTAAATATCTTACATCCCGTCCCTCCGTTGTTAATACTTCTAAAGATTTGACCGTTTCCATTTAAATTAATGGTTTCTGTGCCTCCAAAAGTTATATTATCATTATTAATTGCAAGTGGAACATCGCATCTAACATTACTGCCACCAATAATTCTTAAGGTTTGAAACCTATTCCCACTAACAGCTATAATTGCTGTTGTCACGCCTATAAAACCAAAATTAACAGCTGTACTATTAAAAATTACAGGAGAGCCAGTTAAAATAGCAGTTGTATTAGTGTTTCCAAAAATATTTACAAGAACTGCTCCCCAAGTTGGTGTTCCTGAAATACCACCATTAAATGTTAAAGTAATGGATGGAGCACCGAAAGCAAACTGAACATTTTGATTAACGGGACCGCCAGTAACAAAGGTAATCGGACCATTAAATGTTGTAGACTTTCCTACATTGATTAATGACAGAGTGCCTACACCGGAAACATAAGATGAATAAATAGGATTGTTGATAACAACAGTTGCTGGTATGGCAGTTGGTTGTATTAGAATAGGAAATGACGCAGTTGTTTGTAAATAAACACTTCCAGTTCCAAATGGGTTGCTATTAAAAACGCTCACAAAACCACTATTAATAAATGTATCTCCTGTATAGGTATTATTACCACTCAATGATAATACTCCTGATCCAAGTTTTGTTAAATTTCCAGAGCCGCCAATATTTCCACCAAGAACAATTGGGCCACTATTACAATTTACACCCCTACGCGTTCCAGATAGTAGAATATCATTACGAATTGTCTGGGTTCTGCTGGTATTATTTACGATTCCACTATAGGTTAGAATAAATCTATTACCAGTAATAGTAATTGCTCTGGAACCCGCATCAAATATTATACCATTGAATTGCGTGTCCGTTGGGAGATCGTTAAAAGCACGGTTAGGACCGATGGGGTCGCTGAAGTAAATTGCGTCATAATTAACGGGAACCAGACCATTCGCCCAGTTTACTCCGCTGCTAAACACAGGGTTCTGCGTAGGTGTACCTGGCGCGCCATTAATCCATGCTTGATCTGCGTACCCATTTACCAAATAATCAACATTAAAATCCAACTTATCTATTTCCGCCTGATATTTATTAACATTATTTATTCTAATGGTTCTGTCTATTGTGCCCATTTGTGCCCCGGTTAGATTAAAATTAACAGTCTTATTGGCGGCGCCGGTTATAGAATTACGATTGGCATAAATACCAGTTGCCACATCCTCCAAACTCTCTTTTGTTAGGTAGTTGTTTTCAAAACGCAGCGTTTGCAAAAGCGGGGCGCCAGATGTAGATATACCAGTGAGTACTGTTATACCATTACCAGATGCGGTAATGCCGGTAAGGTTAGGAAATATTGATAAATCAACAGTACCGCCCAGTGGCGTACCACCAACGCCAGTTGGGGAAGTTAACTCTAACCCGAGTTCCCTGATAAATGTTCCACCTAAAATTCCAATTTGTTCTGGCATATTAATTTATATTACACTGCGAGAAAATACCTGACACCTTGTATTGTATTATACAAGATGTATTATATTATATAAAATATATTATATAAATTATAATTAGTATGAAAAGTACATTAAATAAATTTAAACTAAATGATAATATTGAGTTTTTAGAGAAAAGTACTAGAAACTGGCGTTATGGCAAGATTGTCGAAATAATTAATGAGAATAAATATAAAATATATAGCGGAATGGATATTTTTTGGGCCAAACAAGTTAAAAACGGCGAAAAGTTTCAGCTTGAGACATTCTAATACTGTTTATATATAAATTAACGGACTGACTATATTAACGCCATTTTGTATTATCGCCTGTGCAATACGTTCGTCGCAAGTTGATACTATCTTGCGCTTGCCGCCAACAAGTAATCCGTTGAGTAGTGGTGCTGGTGCGCCTGATGCTAGCTGTAAATTCACCAAACCTGTTAGGAATCCAGTCCATGGAACCTCTTTTGGGTTCTCGCCAAGGTGGTTTTCCCAGTTTAGTAATGTTGCCCACAGGCCGTCACCACCAGTGTTTGTGAAATATAGCGTTGCGGTGGCTTGTCCACCTATGTAATACGTGCCATTAATGTATAGGTCTCCATTAACTGTGCCCGTGTTGTAACTTGAGTCGAAAAACGCTGCGTTTCCATTAGTAACCGTGCCACTGTTGTAGCTAGTATCGTTAAAGGTGGCGTTTCCTATTACTATTCCTCCGCTAGCGTTATAGCTAAAGTCGTTAAACGTGGCATTTCCTGAGACTGTGCCAGCAGGAAAGGAGTTAAAGCTAGTATCGTTAAACGTGGCGTTGCCTGTTACTGTGTCGAAGTTGCGGCTAAGGCCGTTAAACGTGGCGTCTCCTGTTACTGTGCCGTTGTTACCGCTTTCTGAATCAAATGTGGCATTTCCTGAGACTGTGCCGCCGTTGTAACTATATTCATTAAAGGTAGCGTTCCCTGAGACTGTGCCGTTGTTGTCGCCAGATTCGTTAAATGTGGCGTCTCCTGTTACTGTGCCGCTGTTGTAGCTATCCCCGTTAAACGTGGCGTCTCCTGTTACTGTGCCGCCGTTGGCGCTATAGTCGTTAAACGTGGCATCTCCCAAGACTGTGACGTAGTTGCGGCTAAGGCCGTTAAACGTGGCGTCTCCTGTTACTGTGCCTTGGTTGAAGGCACCCCCGTTAAACGTGGCGTCTCCTGTTACTGTGCCGAGGTTGTAACCACCACTAAACGTCCATGTTGGGTTGGCGGTTGTAAATATCCAACTGGAAGGGTCATAAGTCCAACTAAGATTACCATATGTAAATGTGACTGGAGTTTCGGAAGTAAAATTGTAAGAACCAGCACTACCAAACCTAATATCTACAAATGAACTTGCCGTAAACGTGGCATCTCCCGTTACTGTTCCATCGTTCTGGCTAAAGTCGTTAAACGTAGCGTCTCCTGAGACTGTGCCGTAGTTGCCGCTATAGTTGTTAAACGTGGCGTTTCCTACTGCTCCAGTAAAGTTCACAGGAACGGGATTATCAACATAAATATGAGCAAGAGTTACTGACGTAGATGGGCCGCTAAACATAGGACTCGACAGATACACAGTATCCCCATTAGCAGGGAGGGCTAACGCAGGAGTGATAAACGAGGCATCAGACCACCAGTTGCCTAGCGTGTCCCATGCATAATCTACTGCGTTGTTGTAGTAGAGGTTAGCCATTAGCGTCTGGTTGCGGGAAGGAATAGGTCAGATATTGCTTTAGCAGGATCCGTTCCCAGAATTTCGGATATACGAGCGTCTACATCCTGATCGGTAAATTGTCCGATAGCACTATATGCTTCCCCCGTCCAAAGAGTGATAGGACGATTAACCCCCTTAATAATCGCCATGGCAACCCTTGCTGTGTTATCATAAGTAACAATATAATCAATACTATCGAGGACAACTGGCGCGAAGTGTTTTATTGTTCCATCAGACTTTTTGATGGAAGGTATGCTAATCGTGATGGGTGATTCTAGAGTTATCATTATTATTATATATTATAATATAAATTTACACTAATACAGTGGACACCTCCTCATTCATCCTTGTTTTTTGTTTTTTTACCATTGAGTTAGGGTTAATATAATATTTTTATTCATATTTGGCACACGAGCGCGTAGCATTCGCGCGCGCATTTATTCGTAGCGGCGGATACTTTAGTATTTAGCCACTGAACTATTAGTTTAAACTGGTTTAAACTTTTAAACCGGTAGAAGTGGCGGTGATTTCTGAATAATGTATGTATTTTGTTGATGGAGATTGAAATTTGACCCTACCGGCATCTTACCCGGTCTTACAAGGTCAATTTTTCGGAAAAAGGGGGGGTATGCCTATGTGTGCGTGTTGTCATACATACTCACACTCAAAATAAAAATGAATTAAAATAAAAAAGTTCTTGTGTTTCTACATGAATGATCCTAGTATAGACACATGAACAATAAGAACACGCAGACGCTCGACGAGAGGATTGCTGAAGCTAATCGCAAGGCCGCACAGATCGCCCTTGCCAACCTCAAGGCTGATCCCTTGAATCAGTAATAAAAAACTTTACAACACACCACAAAACAACAACACTACATCAATGAAAACATACAAAATCGTGAGAGGTTTCTTTGAGGGAAGAAGCAAGACAATCAAGCGCGGCCTTACTCTTGAAGAGGCTCGTGAACACTGCCGGAACCAAGAGACATCTTCGCGCACTTGTTCGGAAGCTACCGCTAAGCGGCTCGGGCTAGTCGGTCGCGTGTGGTTTGATGGTTATGAAGAGGAATAAAAAACTTTACAGCACACAACAAAACAATCACACTAGAACAAATGAAACACCACCTCACAACGCTCCTAATCCTCATCGACTTTATCGCCTTTGGTCTTGTCGCGCTGTTTGCGGTCGGCTCGCTTGTCCTTGCAATGGAGACTTTCTCACGCTAATCTCGCTACCATGAAACGCATCGCCTTCCTTGTCTTACTTACCATAATCACCATGCTTCCCTTCGCTGCTATCTTCTACTACGCTGACCAACTCTGTAACCACTAATGGAACTTCTCTTGATTTCTTTTGTGATTGCTGTTGCAATCTATCACAACAACGCATAGAATAAACGCATGATCCTCGCCATCTACAAACTATCACAACACTTCTTCCATCGCTCTGCATACCATGGTCGCAGGGGAAACCCTGTCAGGATGTGGGTTAGCTACTACATCAGTCAGGCATTGCTTGAGACAAAGACATTCATCCAATCACGATGAGCATTGTCACACAACTGCAATGCAAGAAGGCGTTTGCCGAATGGTGCGCCCTGCATCGCATACCCATTAAGAAGTATCCTGCTTACGGCTTGCGCCTGTATGGTATATGGGAACGCAAATGGAATAGAAGGTATGACACTGTATAACATGAAGAAGATCATAGTAGAATCAAGATGGAAGGGTGACACCAAGTGGAGCTATCGTGCCGAGCTAGTAGGTAGCACAGAGACCAAGGCCCTGCTACAATACTATAAGCTTGTCGCACAAGATGAGCGGCTCAAGTGCAAGAATGAATATAGGGTAAGGCTAGTGGAATAGCTAAAGCCCTGAAGATCAACGACTTACGACGCCGGGCCCCGCCGGGCATACGATGCAAGACAACTGTAAGACAGTGCATATGTCAAGAGAAAAGATATTGTCATACACAAATAAAAATGTAAAAAAATAAAAGTTTTTGTTGCGTTCTGATCCGTTCTGCCCTATCTTAAAACCATGAAGAACAAGACCGCCCCTCTAAACTTTGACAACGTGTGCAACATCCGCACTTACCTCGCCCTTTCGATCAAGGGGGAAATCAAGTTACGACGCGAAACTGTGACTTACTGGGGCGCATCTAGCGCAATGGCTAAACTGCACAATCAGCGAGTGCGTGACATGGTCAGGGCATACAGGGCCGCGAAAGGAATCGAAATAAAGTTTTGACACGGCAATACCAAAAGACGATACTATGAATATGAAAACCGACATCACACACAACACCACCTCCGAACTCATGCTCCGCGCCGTTAACGACCGCGAGCTTTCCACCCTCGTTGAGAGGAGCTTTGAGGAGTGCGACTTGGGGATCATCAAGCGTCAACTGATGAGGGCCTTTGTTTACACAGGGGCGCAGATGACGGCCTTTGAGCAGGAATGGGCGTTGTCATACAATGACTGGTATTCGGAACATTGCCCGAACGAATAATCACATGAACACCGAACGCTTTGTCATACAAGTGAAAGACATCCGCAAGCGCCAACGCTTTGCGCCCTTGCAGAAGTTAATTGCTTCAAAAAAGCTCTATAAAAGGAGAGCTAAACATCGGGCCGAACGGGATTAACACAAAGCCCTGATAATCAACGACTTACGAAGCCGGGCCCCGCCGGGCGCGCGTTGTCTTACAATCTCTCACTTGTTATATCATAGTTGCTCAGCCAGTGTCAAGCATTTTCTGCAAAAAAAATTTAAAAAAACAAAAAAATACCTATTGCTTTTCTCATGGGCGCATGATACATTTTAATCATGAAAACGAAACTAGCACTAAACGGAAGGGAAGTTGATTCCCAGTCAATCAACATTGAAGGCGTGAATCGCGCTGACTATCCAGACTTTGCAGATGCCTTCATCGGTGAAGCGGTTTGGATGAACGATGGAACAGCCTTGAATGACGAGGAGTTAGAGCAACTCACCGAGGAAAATGGCGAACTGGTAAACCAGTTGGCGCATGAAAACTTTTTTTAATCTCCTGTTGACAAAATCGCAAAAACTGAAATAATCAAATCATGAACAACACGAACACCAAGGAAGCAATCAGGGAACAGGCAAAGCAGAAACTCGCCGCGCTTGTGATTGGCAAGGTCTACTCTCACGAAAACGAAACTTTCGTTTACGAGGGTGACGACCGCGCAACTCTTCGCAACATGTCGGTTTCTAGCGGTGATGTTCCGTTGCTTCGGCATGACGGAAATCTGGTGAACATGTCTGTCCTCCTTGGTCTCAAGGAGTCTTACATGAGCAGGGAGGAGTTTGATGCGTCTTACAACAACACCTCTAACGCCATGACTGAATGGTGCCACAAAAACAATCAATACTAATATAATATAACATGAGCCTACATAGAATCTCACTACATATAAATTGCTTGATTAATAGGCCAAAAAATTGGCGTTTCTACATGTTAGGTATTCTCAGAGAGCTGTCTCTATAAAGTGTTGAGGATCAGGGACTTACAGTGCCCGGCCCCGCCCGGCCCGCGTTGTCATACATTCTCGCACCACGTGTTGTCAAGCGTTTTCTCCCATCCGGTCGAAATTTTTTTATAAATAATTATTGCACACAGATCCCTTTGTGGTATTCTCTAATCATGGAAAACGAAATGAACCCGAAGGAACTAGCAACGGATGATCTCGCCGCCTATGCCGCCGAATATGAGGCATGGATTGACGAGATGGAAAAACTCGTCGCAGAGCATGGCAACCCTAACGCTTGGAGCTGGAAATAAGTTGACACGATAATAAAAATCCTTTTTAATTACTTTATGAACCCAGACACCAACAACGAGGTCGCCGCGACCCCTGCAACTATGACACCGCAAGAAATCAACCGACGAATCGCCATCGCCTGCGGGTGGAAGTTGCTTCCTAATAGCTTTCCCCCGAATAGCCGTTTATGGGAGCATCCTAGCGGGAAGAGAGCCTATGAGCCTGATGATCTCCCCAACTACCACGGCGACCTAAACGCGATGCATGAGGCGGAAAAGGTACTGTCACGCCAACAGACTGAGTGGTATGTCACAACACTATGCCTTGAGGTACAGCCAGAGCCATCGTTACACAACGCAACAGCCAGCCAACGAGCCGAGGCTTTCCTCCGCACAATCGGACAATGGGAGGAGGTAAAATGAACCACGAAACCGACACACCGCGAACGGATACCGCTATCTGGAGGCTAACTAAATTTGATTCCGCCCTACTTGAGCACGAAGGGGAGACTCTAAATGAGATTCACTGCGCCTCACATGATGAGGCCGAATGTCTCGTTGATCTCCTAAACGAGAAGGAACGCGAACTCGCCGCATCCGAGGCCGAGGTTGAGAGGCTCCGTGAGGATAACCAAAAGCTACGCGCCCGCCTCAATTATGTTCAGGGGTGCGAATGCGACAACTACCTTCATCCCTACTGCAACAAACTAACAAAATGAACACCAACACCACAAAGCAAATCGGTATCATCGCAATCGTCGCCCTCTCCTTTGGACTGGTTGACTCACTAGCAACCTCTCTTTACTGGCGGCATCTCGCCATTAAGCACGGCGCGGCATTCTATGAAACAAATAGCTGGGGCATTCCTAGCTTCAAATGGAATGATGTCTCGTTCGCACAAGCTCCGTTTCAAGACGGCACTTACTATTCAAAGAAAATGGAAGAGGCTGAAAGCAAGCGCATCCGTTCCCTTGGTATCAAATAAGAAAACAATATGATTAAAAACAATTTTAATAAAATGGATTTTGATCTTATGCTTGATGCCTTTGAAGAGGCAACGGCAAATGTTCCTCGCCGTGAGATGGTAAAGAAACTTCTGCAAATACAGGTTGAGCGTGATGCGGCAATTACCTTTGGCCTTGCGTTCTGTGAGACTACAGGCAATGTCTCTGGACTGATTAACGACTTCCGCGCATTCACAAGGGCAATCGGAGAGGCTTGACACTATAACCAAAAAATATTTTAATAACTATATGGAAAAAATTACCTACCGCATTGAAATGAAAATCTCTGCTCCTCATAAGGGATGGGGGAAATGGAATCTGCTTCATGTGTCCAGAACTGAACGTGCGGCATATAATTGGTTACGCAAAAATTCAACCAATGAAGATATATGGAAGCATAATAAAGTTTTTCGTATTGAAAAGATTGAGCCTCCATTCTCTATAACCATGCACACACTTTCCAAGAAAGCGTTGCACGATGCGGTTAACAAGATTGCGCCAATATTGACCACCTAAAGGGCTTGACGCACTAACCAAAAAATATATTCATCATAATATGAAAAACAAGAAAGTCCTTGACACCTCCTCCTAAAGCATATAGAATATACAAATTATGAACATTATAGACATCATTGCAATCAGTTTTCTTATCCCACCTTTTCTTGGCTTGGCTGTAGTTGTTCTTGATAAACTAGGCTTTTAATAATATGACCAATAGACCCAATTTAACAGAAGAAGAGAAGGAGCACTATAACCAAAAAATACTTTAATAAGATTATGAAGAAAGAACTATCTGAAAAAATTGTATTACTCATGGGTGCAGTTTGTCTTGGTGGATTAATTGTATTCCTTAACGCTGTTCTGGTAGCCTTTCTCTGGAACTGGCTAATGCCCGCAATTTTCGGAATCAAGACGATTACCTATCTCCAAGCGATAGGCATTACTTGGCTTGCTCAAATACTTTTTAAGTCTAGCAATTCAAATAAAAATAGCTAATACTATGACTATGACAGACCCCAACCACGACGAAAACGAACCCGAAATCTACAACGATGAGCATGAGCTTGGTCATACGCCGAGAGACACGGACGAACCACGGGAGCGTGAGCCAGACGATTATCTGGACGCATCCTATGAAGATCGTTTTGATATAGGAGGCGCATATGAATTCTAATCTTGACGAAATTCTTGAGCGATTAGATCCAGATGTTCTAAAAGCAGACGGCTTTGATGATGCGGTAATCGGCGTTGCTTATCGTTGCGGTTCCGGTGATGTTCTGGCATACGATGCCGAGAAAATAATTCTCAAACTAATGTTGGACGGAATGAGTCGCGAAGAGGCTGAAGAATACTTTGAATTTAACATCCTTGGCGCATATGTCGGAGAGTATACGCCAGTATTCATAAGTCGCTGATAATCAAAGGGTTACAGCGCCCGGCCCCGCCCGGCTAACAATGCAAGACAATTGTCATACATCTTATATCATAGTGCGCGAATCTTGTCAAGCCTTTTCGCAAAAAAAAGTTTCGCCTAGCCGCATTTTTTTCTGGGTTTTTTTGTGAGCCCGTAGTATTCTTTAATCATGAAAAAGAAAGCATCCCTCAACTTCAACAATGTCTGCAACATTCGCACCTTCCTCGCGATTTCAATTCAGAACGAAATCAAGAGCCGTCGCGAAGCGGTGAAATACTGGGGCGCGACTAGCGGACTGGTGAAGCTACAGAACAACCGCATCCGCGACATGATCGGCGCATACAGGGCATCACAAAGCATCGAAATCGTCTCTTGACACCACGCACAAAAATTGTAAAAATAGAATCACACTAAACCAACACAACACAAACCCCAAAAAAAACAACAATGAAAACTGCAACCCGTATCAGCCTCATGTTCACCAAAATCGCTTACAAGCTCGGCCTTGCCAAGTCTTACAAGATTGTCTATGCCGCAGAGAAGAATGGTTTCGAGCCTCGCGAGTATATGATCTCGCGCCCGTTCGGTAAGTTCTTCTACAAGGAGGACACCAAGGACAAACCCGCTGGCGAGGGAATCACCTGCTATGTCCCTGCTGTGGATGACATCCGTAGGTTCCGCTTGGATCGTATCGTTAGGTTTGAACTGATCGCCTAGAAGGTTTTGCTCGACTAGGGGACAAAGGGCTTCATGCCCTGTTTCCAAACTCCAATGACAATCAAGAAATTGGTTGCAATCTGTAAATATATGGAGCTAGGAACTACCCTAGTCGGGCTTCCATCATAACAAAATAAAAATGCAATTAAAAACAAATGCAACAGACGGAGGCCGCTCTAGTTCTGGAATCGAAGAGAAAGGAGATTGCACAATCCGAGCTTTGGCGATTAGTGCAGGCATCCCATACAAATTTGCGCACAAGATCGGAGCGGAAGCAGGGCGCAAGAATAAAAAAGGATTTAGTCCCGAAAAACTTTTGAAGTATGCTAAACGAGAGTATGGCATAACATATAAGAAAAAGCATTACAAAAGCGTCACGATTGGGAGGTTCATTAAAGAGAACCCAACTGGTCGCTACTATGTCGCAACTAATGTTCACGCTTTTGCTATCATAAACGGAACAATTTACGACACGGGATTAAATCGTCCACTTCAGCGTCTAGAAGAGGCTTACTTAATATCTAATCATCGCCTAACATACCTCCGAGAGACGCAATCTTTCTAAGTCGCTGATCTTCAACTACTTACAACGCCGGGCCCCGCCGGGCGAGTTGTCTTACAATGTCGAAGCCGCATAAACACAGGCTCTAGAAGCAGGGCATGGGCTGGGGATTGAATAGCCCACGGAGCCGCATAAACACAGGCTCTGCAGGCTGTCAACAAGTTTCGCACAAAAAAAGTTTCAGAAAAAGTGAAAAAGGTTTTGCAATCCGTCGCGCCTGATCGTAGTCTTTACCTATGACAACCAACACAACGCAAAACCCACACTCAACTCTTCACGCCTTCGCTAACGAGATGATTTCATGTTATGGAAACGGCTTGGCACTTGGCCTTTCTGGAACCAAGGCACAGATCGAACGCTCTTTCAATCGTTTTTTCAATCTCGGAATTGCAGGGGCAAATGTCACAAGCAACATAGACGAGGAGGGAGGATGGGCAAGCAAGGGGGAAACGCTGGGAGATGGTTTCCTGCACTACATCGGCGAGAGATTCGCCTACTTCCTGACAACTGAAGCCGACATCGTGCGCGGTCTTACATGGGAAAACATTAGGCTTTGGCAAGATTCTCCAATCTCCGCGCAATACAAGGGCAACGCCGAAAAGTTCAAAGCGGATGCACTACAAGCGGCAACGGATACTTTCAAGGCACTACCAAGGGAAAACTTCATGGGCTGGTCAACTGATCGTATGCCAGAGGGCCACCTAATCCGCGAGGGTCAAAGTGACTGGTGTGATAATGAATAAAATTGTAAAAAATATCTTTACTGAAAAACGAAACTCTGCCAACATACAAACCATGAAACTCCTATCACCAAACAACACGAAAATCAAAAAGGGCGAAAAACTCGGTTGGCTTACGCTTGGCCTGTCCCTGTCACCTTACAATCTTTCCGGCAAAAACTTTTGTTCTCATGCTTCGGCAGGATGCGCGGCGGCTTGCCTCAACACTTCGGGCATGGGTGTTTTTTCTAATGTGCAAGCGGCACGACTGAAAAAGTCGCGTTACTTCATCGAACAAAAGGAAACTTTCCTTGGACAACTGAACAAGGAAATCCGTTCGGCAATTAAAACCTCAAAGCGGAAGGGCATGAAGCTCGCGGTGCGTCTCAATGTGCTTTCTGATCTTCCATGGGAAAATCTGATCGACATGAAAGAGTTCCAAGATGTCACCTTTTACGACTACACGCCGAACCCTAAACGCATGATCGCACACTTACGCGGTGAGTTGCCGAAAAATTATCACCTTACCTTTTCAAGAAAGGAAAATAATCAGGCAATGGTTGAATTGATTGCAAGCATGGGCGGAAACATCGCGGCGGTGTTTGCTGGTTCACTCCCTGAAACCTACCTTGGAAAAAAGGTTGTGAACGGCGACGACACCGATCTCCGCTTTCTGGATGATAAGGGTGTGATCGTCGGCCTAGTCGCCAAGGGCAAGGGCAAGAAAGACGCTTCGGGCTTTGTCCTTCAGCCCTAACCGGATGTCATACAATGGAACTTTTACTAATATGCTTTTTAGTGGCCACAATAATTCACATAAATCTAAACAGATAAAAAAGGAGAAGGAAATGCGCTAATATAACATCGCCAGAACCGGATCGCCGTAAGTTGCTGAATATCAACGACTTGCGGCGCCGGGCCCCGCCGGGCCGGTTGTCATACAATGTCGAAGCCGCATAGATACAGGCTGTAGGGATGGGGTACCGGCTGCGGATCAAATAGCCAGCCGAGCCGCATAAACACAGGCTCTATAGCTGTCAACAGAAATCGTGAAAATGAAATCGCACAAAATTGTAAAAAAGGTATTGTGCCGCACCGAAAAAAGTAGGATGATTAGATCCTAATGAAAGCACTAAACCTCACACTACACTGCGGCGGTCACGAAGTCTCCACGGAGCAGGTCGCAAACTCCATCACCCCCAACGCCACCGAGTCGTGGCATCCAATCCCGCACTCTCGCATTATCGAGGGACTGCGCGAGACGGTCGCAACCGCTGGCCTTGAAATCGTGCAGGAGCGTCATGCTCTCGCTCGTGACGGTCAACGCTACTTCGGCCTTTTCCAAGTGTCGGGCATTCCTAACTTTTCCCTAGCGGAAACCGTGGGGACTGTTATCGGCTTGCGTAACTCTCACGACAAGTCATTCCCTGCTGGCATCAACGCTGGTTCCGCGCCTTTCGTGTGCGACAACCTCGCGTTTCACAACGAAATCAAGATCGCTCGTCGTCATACAAAGTTCATCTTGCGTGACCTTCCCATGCTTCTTGCTGGAGCGTTCGGCAAGCTCACCTCTGCATGGGGCAACCACGCGAAGCGTGTGGAGGCTTACCAGTCCTGCACTATCAACGACAAGGACGCTCACGATACCATCGTCAAGGCGTATCGTTGCGGCGCGGTCTCCAAGACTGCCCTTGCGGACGTGGTCGCACAATGGCACGAACCCGAACACGCGGTGTGGGGTTCCGAGCGCAATCTGTGGGGTCTTCACAACGCCTTCACCAATGTCCTGCGAGGTAACGCAATGGCCTTGCCTCGTCGCTCGGATGCGCTTCACGCCTTGCTCGACCCTCTTGCAGGGATCGCGGCCCAACAGGTCGTGGAGGCTCAGGACTTGCCGCCAGCACCTCTCGAACTCGCGCCGATCGTCTAACATCGGCACTAACATCGCGGGGGTGGCGATCGCCACCTCCGCAAAGGGTTGAGGATCAACGGTTTGCGCAGCCGGACCCCGCCGGGCATTCTATCGTAAGACAAGCGGTATGTCAAGCTTTTTTTATAAATTAATTTTTATTCTTTGAAGATTTTTATTGTGGTTTTTGTAATATGGCGATATACTAATAGTATGAAAATAAGCTATATGAATCTTGACAGAATAATTGGCAATTGCACTGAAGAAGATGTAGTAGATAACATCTTCGGTAGTGTATCAGAATTCGCACGTCAGGTAGAAGAGAATGGAGACGAATTTCTATATCAAAACGACATCGTTGTCAAATATGATGAAGACAACGACGTTCATTACTTCTATCAACTCTAAGCTTGAAAGTTCCACCCAACCCCATTATACTGATAGTATGAAAATAAGCGAACTAATCATGGCTCTGGAAGACGCGAAACAACAGTATGGAGACATTCATGTAGGTTTTGATCGCGAAGATGGAAGTTTTGACTGGGTGGAATATCTACAGCCGTTGTATCCTAAGAATGAGTCATGTATTGAGCAGAAGGATAAGCCTGTATGGTGCATCGAATTACGTTGAATGTTCCTTGAATAGCTCTTATACTAATCGTATGAAAGTAACACGCACCTCGCCCTTCACGGGTATCACCCGCACCCTCAACCTCAACATCACCGCCGTACAGGTGGCGAGGTATAACAACGGGTGGCTGTTGCAAGACGCCTTCCCTCAACTCTCGGCTGGCGAGCGCGAGTTCTACAAGACGGGCATCACCGACGAGGAGTGGGAAAAGTTCATAGGAGGCGACGAGTAACGCCGCAAGCGCCTGTCTTACAAGGCAGGCCGGGCGGGGCCGGGTGCTGTAAGTCTCTGATACTGAACAACTTAACTGGGCTTGACAAGCTATCCAAGTTGTGTTATACTTATATAAGTGAGAAACTAATAAATCCCACAAATTAGTTATATAGTTTTTGGGTTAGTTTTTCAGATATGAGGGATGGGTATAAGTGCATCGGAAACTATTTAAGGGGATATCGCTCGTAAATCTCGCCCCTATTTGAAATAAACGGCATTCGTAAATTGGATTTTTTTGAAAAAGTGTTTGACGCTATGGGAAAATAAGTTTATAGTAATAATACGCACTGACCTAGCAGTGTCTAACACAATCTAGGACGATCTTTAACAGAACATTTCGACGCAGAGTAGAGAACTGGTATCTCGTCACGCTCATAACGTGAAGGTAGTGGGTTCGATTCCCGCCTCTGCCAGACTTGACTAGGCGCAAGTTCCGAAAGCTAAAGGAACTCCCGCGATAGGTGATAGCGAAGCCCAGTGCACAGGGAACGTGTAGCCTATAAGATAAATCTCCGCGAAAGTGAATGAGATTTTCTAGTCATAACAATTTAACACTCTCATGTTGTAGGCCATAGTCCATGAGAGGGGTAAGACCGAGTTGCTTGTTGGTGTGTTTGTAGGTCTTATTCAAGCTAGGTTAGCCAAATGCCTTGGTAAGCTACGATCCTAGCAGTTTTGTAAAACACAAGCTAGACGGTTTATACGGGCTCCATGCCCGAGGATCGTTGATACGAAGGAACAAATTCTAGAACAAAATCCTTCTTACCATTAATTTTTGTAATGCTACCAAACGCACGTCTCAAGTCGTGGGAGGTCGGATACCGAAGCCGATGTGAATGCAGAGAGCAAAGCCGTGTATGTGAGGGGCCACATATCCTCTATCTATGGGGGGAACATAGAAACTTGTAGGTCGGAGCAGGGAACCCAAATCCGACAAACCCTGTGCGATTGCAACGCCGAATCCTTTAGCGAGGATAGCGCTCGACGGAGCGGCAGGGTCAATTTTTATACGGCAATGTTCCAAGGCTGGCGAGTTGGTCTCCAAAACCGACTGGGAAAGTTCGATTCTTTCGCCGTGTGCCATTGTAGTATTTGACACCCTAACCAAAAAACTATTATCATACAGTAATGAAATACTTCCCATTCTTTGCCGTTCTATCTGTAACAATAGTTTCCTTCCTTGTTTATCAGGATCACAAGCCACACAAGACGCCGATGTTCCGTTACTCTCCAAAACTTGCCACTTCGGAGGAACAGGTAGCCGCACAAGAAAAACAATTGGTTAAACATATTGTTTGGCGCAAAATGCAAAATAAGGTAAAACAAATCAATTCCACTCAAGGAAAAGATTTCATAGGTTTCTAGTTGACACGGCAGTAATCTTATTATAATATAAAAGTCATGAGAGACCCCATCACACTACTGATTAACCTACTTGGTTACGAGAAGCGCAAGCCATCACTGCTACTCATGCATATGATAGAGTTTACGCACTCTAATTGGCGGCAGGACTTGTTCGCGCAGAATCGTATTAGTGATTACGAGTATAAATTATATAGTTAATTGTTGATAATCAATGGGTTACGTGGACCAAGGGGGCCCGGCGCTGTAAGTTGCTGATAACCAATGAGTTATTAAATTGTAAAATTGTTCTTGTGCTAGTAGGCAAGAAGGTCTAGTATAGGTGAATGATCACCCCTACCGAAATCACCAATTACAATCGCACCGAGGCTGAACTTGAGGAGTTCCTTATGTTTGCAATCCTCGTTGCTGGCAAGACGGCAAAGATGCAAGCACAAAAGCTGGAGAACTTTCTTAATCCCATGATGTCCACTATGGGCTTGACTCCCTTCGGTGTGCTAGAGCAGATGATCAAGACTGCCTCCCTAGGCACTCAGATGAAATTCGCTAGGTTGGGTCAATACAAAAGAATTGAAACTGCATTCCGGCAAATCCTCACCTTCAAGGGGGATCTGAAAAAGATTAGCGTACAGGATCTAGAAAGTGTTAAGGGAATCGGAAGTAAGACGGCGCGATTCTTCGTGCTTCATTCGCGCAAGGATGTGCGTCATGCGGTTCTTGATGTTCATATTTTAAAATGGATGAGGGGGCAGGGATATAGCGCGCCCAAGCAAACGCCCACAAAAAAGAAGTATGCTATCCTTGAATCTCAGTTCTTGACTGAAGCATGGGAGCGTGAAATGACTCCTGCTGATCTAGATCTTATGATCTGGAAAAGTTTCTCGCAGAAAGCCCTTGCGTGATGGGTCAATTTTAATTATTATAAATACTCACCTCTAACACCACAACACCATGCAACTCGACTTCATCGGAAACTCAATCTCAACTACTAATACTAATGCAATCGAACAATCAAGATTCTGGGATAATGATTTTAATCGGATCACTATTAACCGCCCTCGCCTTGATACTACGAAAGTAGATAAGTTTTTTAATTCAATTTTAGACGAGGAGATCGCCGAGTATTCAAAATACTGGGATAGTGTCACGCCTCGCAACGCTTCCGAAGTTTTTCAGCGTTGGTTGTTCGCATTCATGAGCGTCCATACATCATGGCGTTCAAACATTAACGGATACCTAATGATCCGTAACTGGTGGGAGTGGATGAACAAGCCAGAGGAGCTTGAGCGTAGGATCGTAGAGAGTGGTGCTGGCCTCCATAAAAACCGCACAAAATTCATTACAGCTTTTGCTGAACACTATTGGGCTAATATTGATTTCTACAAGAAAGCAGAGGACGAGTCATGGGTAGAGTTTCGTGATCGTCTGGTAGACCAAGTGCTTGGCCTTGGCATGGCGAAAGTTAGCTTTAGCCTTGAGATGGTTTATCCCTCTATTGCCGAGGTGACTTGCATGGACACTCACTTGTTCCAGTTGTTCGGATTGGATCAGACCAAAGACAGCAAGCAGTATCACGCGATGGAGCGTCATTGGATTGAAATGTGCAAAATGTGGAATGTTAGCTCGTATGTCGCCCGTTGTATCTGGTGGGACAGAAACCAAGGCTACGGAGACAGCCGATATTGGAGCTTTGTTTTAGAGAAGGAGTAGTCAGCAGGAAGGGGAAAAGCTGTAACTCGTTTGTGGTGAGCGGGTTACAGCGCCCGGCCCCGCCCGGATGTTATACCTGAATATATACCGGATTATACCAGAAAAATGGAGCGTCAGGTAGGATTTGCACCTACGGCTTTAGGGTTTTGCAGACCCTTCCTTTGGGCTACTCAGGCACTGACGCGTTATTTGGCATTCTCGACGGGATTCGAACCCGTGCTAAACCCGTGAAAGGGGCTGGTGCTAACCGCTACACTACGAGAACATAAAATTTTGGTGGGATCGGAGGGATTTGAACCCTCAACCAATTCGTTAAAAGCGAACTGCTCTACCATTGAGCTACAATCCCATATTTGGCGGAACCAAGGGGACTTGAACCCCTGACCCCCTGCGTGACAGGCAGGTGCTCTAACCAACTGAGCTATGATTCCATTTTATAAGTTTGGAATATTTGGAAGGTGTTGTCAAGTGGTGTCTCGTGTTGGAATCGAACCAACATTAGATCTTTAGAAGAGATCTGTCCTATCCGTTGAACGAACGAGACGAAATTTTTTAGATACATATGTAGCTTAGAGTGTAATATATAGTATATGAAAACGTGTGAGCTATGTCAATCTGAATTCCCAAATTGGATAAAAATAGATGGTAAGAATAAAAATCTAAAAAATAGAAAGTATTGTTTAGAATGCTCACCTTGGGGCCAGCACAATACCATTAATAGAAAAAAGAGGGAACATACTCATTGTATTATTTGTAATAGTAAATTAAAAGAAAGTCAATTAAAGTTTTGCTCTAAAGCCTGTAAGGGTGCTAATGCTTACCAGAATAATCCTAATTGGTATCCAGCTCAGAAACAAAGAGGCATAGATAGAAAAAAAGAATTGGCATTGCTTAAAGGTGGGAAATGTGAATCTTGTGGATACGATAAAAACTTAGCTGCGCTAGAGTTTCATCATAGGGATCCAAAGGATAAAGTGTCTGAATTAGATTCTCGTGTTCTTTCTAATAGAAAATGGGATTTTATTTTAGGAGAGGCCGAAAAATGTTTATTGTTATGTTCTAATTGTCATCGCGAACATCATTGCGATGATTTTAATAATTGGAAAGAATAGTGCGCCCGGAGGGATTCGAACCCCCAACCAATCAGTTATGCTTTACCACTTCGGTTTTCACCGCCCTTTCGGTTTGTGGTCTGGACTTTACCTTCATCCTTTAGGATGCCCCCCGTCAAGTCTCTACACCTTCATCTTTCGATGCTTGGCTCGGTATTAGGATTTTACACCCTTCACCGACTTTGAGGAGTTATCATCCAAGAGTTTCCCCTTGGTGAGCCCAACCTGCTTTCACAGGTTTAGCCGACTGCTCTGACCATTGAGCTACAAGCGCGTTAAATTATATTTTTATATTTGGTAGCTGTGGTCGGATTCGAACCGACACTTGAGCGATTTTAAGTCGCTTGTCTCTGCCGTTGGACTACACAGCCATAGATGAATAATAAAGATTTTTTATTTGAGTGTCAAACAAATTACTGCCAAGGTAGGGATCGAACCTACGACCTAGAAGTTAACAGCTTCCCGCTACTACCGCTGAGCTACTTGGCATTAAAATTATTTGGTTTCCTTACGGGAAAGTTTGGGGACAGTATTTGTCATCAACTGCCTATTTAGGCGATACTCCGCAATCATCGCCTGCCATTCCTCGTCCTTTAAACCCTTTGGGCGATTAGCGGTGAACTTGCGTGTTTTATTATTTGCTTTGAATATAGATAGATTAGGCCAAACGTGCATATTTTTATTTTGTTTTAATTTGGAAGTGGGTATGGGAATCGAACCCATGCTCGTCCCTCATCTAGGGAACACAGATTATAAGTCTGTCGGTGCTATCCAATTACACTAACCCACCACTATAATCATTATACAGAAACTTTATTATCCTGTCTAGCTTCTTCTTTCCTAATTGCGGTTTGGGATTCAGCGAGGGCACACAATATACGATCTGCATGCTCGTCATTCCATTCCTTGTAGGATACAGCAGTAGCTTCTAGCTCCTCGTATATATAAGCGTCATCTGCAAGAGCAACCATAATTTTATAAGAAATATTTTCAAACGTTCCTTTACTGCATTTACCGTATAGATTTTCATTGTCGTCTAGTTCGCCACGGTCTCCAATCTCTGCATAGTCACCAGCGACAACAATCCTATCTCCTGCCCAGCTTCCGACGATAGGGTTTTCAGAATGTAGATCTCCACCACCACGTCCGTTGCTATTAGCAAGCAGGCATGCTAAGGCGGTATTGGCTCCACCCTGAGAACAGCTGAACTCAAGAAGCTTCGTCCCGTGCCCGAAAGCATGAGGGTCTAGGTATTGTTTCTTGTCTAGGTTGACGATGTAGTAGTATTGGCCCATAGTTTTAGTTTATAATTAATTGTAGTAATCGTCAACATCTTCTTGGCAAAGATGGCAGCGAAATTTAGAATTCATTGGGTTAGCCTTGTCTTCTGATATGATAAACAAGTCCAAACTTCCATCCAGTACTTGATCACCACAATAGGTGTGATCGCAATCCTTGCAATAGAAACGCATGTCTTCAGTTACGCCCTTTAGTGATAATATGGATGGCCTCCTTGTCATTTCCAAGTGAATTTGGTTGTGGTTTGTTCGGTGGTATTAGTGCTTCTATATTCAGCATATCCTCTCTTGATTGCCTCTTTCTTCAAGGGATCGACTTGATACGATTGCATGAGTTGGCAAGCACTAAAGAATGCGACGATTAATGTAATTACCATTGCACACAGGACTTCTTCAAGGTCGTATTGTTTCATATGATTAAGAAATGATTCCGGTTTTCGTTCCGTCTTCGTTGTGCGCAAAGATTACGCTGGTTGCGTGGCCTCGCATAATGCATCGTGGCTGCCGCTTCTGGTCATGGCTCTCGACATCAATTCCAATTGTTTTAATTTTATTAACAAGATGGCAAGCGCCTTCCCAATGAATAGTGATGACATTTTTACCCAGCGCGCGCGACGCTGGTTTATTATAGTGGTAGAAGAAACGCTTGGGTTTGGGAGTTTTCATGACCTTCACTATATGACTAGTTGGGCAGAGTGGCAAGAAGTATTTTTACAATTTGTTCATGTACACGTTTTGGCGTTTTATCGACACGTTCCGAGAACATGTCTACGGCATCGACATATTCTTTATATGTATAAATGATTGATAATGAACGACTTACGGTGCCGGGCTCCGCCGGGCTGTTGTAACCTATTGATATTGAAGGGTTTCGGAGTGACAGGATTCGAACCTGCGACTTCTTGCTCCCAAAGCAAGCGCACTACCAAGCTGTGCTACACTCCGTGAAATCTTTCAAAAGAAAATCGCCCCTAGCTTTTACACTAGGGACGACTTCTGTTTCCCCCTACCTCTTAAGCCCTCTTCGCAACAAACCTTCCCTTGGAGTCGCGCACATTGTGAAAGCGATCACCATTAGGCTTGCGTCCGTAGACCTCGCCATCGTAGTCGCTGTATTCCTCTTCGTAACCATCGTCCTCGTCTTCGTCCTCGTAGCCATCGTAGTAGCCGTTAGGAAGCGGAGCGTCAAACACTCCGACAACCTCATAACGAGAAGTCCTCATCTTCTGGAAGTCGCAGTCGTGAGGAACCGAAACAACATCGGCAGGGTCAACCTTAACGATCACAACCTTGCGGTCGCTACCTCCAAAGGTGGTCGCATACTCAAGCGAACCAACATGGAAGCCATAACTGCAACCAAGATTAGCGTCATCGCAAACCGAGTTACGGGACATCTCAAGAATCTCTCCGACCTTGTTAGAGAACTTGCCCGTGTGATGGTCAGTCCAATCCGAGCGAACGCTCTTATAGCCGAGGAAGTAACCATCGGGAGTGATAGGCATATTGCCATGCTCAAGGAACGAATAGAGTTCCGTTACGCTACGCCGACTAGGATTCTGCATCAAGCGAGTGAGGAACTTCACAAGGGGAGTAGGAGAGATTCCTTCCTTGATAAAGGCCAAAATCTTGTCCACAATAGTTCCATGCACGACTTCACCATTGAAGTAGACATGACCATCTACGACTTCGACACTACCCTCCGACCAATCGGAGACTACGCTTGCGGTGTCGATGAGATCAAGGAGTTCATCTTCGCTGACTCCCTGCTTGACTGCCTCGATAACATTTGCCCAATTCTCGTGGGAACTTTGAATCGTGTAAGGAGTTCCGTTGAGGATTGCGGTTAGTGAGTTATCGGTTAGGATGTATGGGATGTTCATAACTCCTTCATCATACATTTTCTTGTATAGCCCCACAAGCATTTTTTTCAATAAAAATACAGATAGTCACAAACCACTGGTTATCAGGCACTTGCAGCGCCGGGCCCCGCCCGGATGTTAGTTACTAAAAATCGTGGCGTTTCTGTCTGGTATTAAAAAGGTTAGGAGCGAGGCCACACCACATAGCCTCGCCCCCGTTTCCCTCACCACAACAATCTTTATGCGTTCATGTAGTCCGAAAGCACCTTGGCAAAATCTGCACTAAAGCCCCAGCGCATATTGCGTTCCTCAATATAGGAGAGGAGAGGAAACTTTTTCTGCAAGGCTTTCGCACGATTCACAACTTCCTCTGCAATCTTAACTGCCTTCTCGTTTTTACCCGAAGCGTTTCCTGCGGCGATGTCAAGCCTTTCGATCTTACTGGTAAGCATAATGGCAATTTGCTCTTTCGACTTTGAGTTTGCATCGGTGTTGTGAGAATTAACACAAGCAAACAGGTCACGAAGAGTTGCACGATCATTGTCGCTCTTGATAAGTGACATCAGCAAGTCTTGATGCTTCTTGTCTTGGAGACGATAGAAGAAAGAGTCGCGCAACATGGTATTGCCTAAACGATTTGCAAGCAAAAGATCAATGTCGATTTTGTTTGCAGAGATAAAAGCGTCAAACTCTTCTTGCATCTTGTCCTCAAGGCGAACCCATCCGCTACCCATCTTTTTCTTGAGTTGTGTGCTAGTAAAGCCAACGATGTTTGCAGGGTCAATGTTCTTGAAAGGCTGAACTAGATCAAGAAGTGAACTACCTACCATCTTATCGCCGCCATTTATGACCGCATGGAAATTATTGATCTGGACATAGATTCCGTTGCCGTTCTTCTCATCCACAACACAATCCTTCCAAGCGTTACGATTCCTCCAAGAATTAACATTTTTAGGATCAAGAACCAAAGCACCGACACGCTTTGATTTGGAGGTGGTTGTTCCAACTGCGTTGACGGGAATGTTGATCTGCGAGGCGAAGATAAAATCCTCATCACAGAAACCATTTGCCTCTTTTAGTTCCGCAATCTGTTGTGCGTAGGTCGCATACTGCTCTGGCTTGAGAGCCTTCAGCACTTCCGCGCCATTGACAACTTCCATACGCTGAATCGTGAACAGATAAATAGTCTCACGATCACCAGACTGCGAAGCAAGGTAACGACCATACTTTGCACCAGCGTTGTAATGTCCAAGGTCATTAAAAACTAATTGAATATCATGCCTAGCCCCAAACTCGTTAAGGTTGGTAGTCTGAACATTGCCGTTCCAATTCTTGCGATAGCGCATGACATGAAAGCGCAAGCTACGATCCGCACTCTTTCGGGTAGTATCGACATTATCAGAGGTAACAATCTTGCCGTTAAAGGTAATCCTTTTAACGATCTGTCGGATATAATGGAAACCGCTAACAAGGTTATCCATCTCGGACATAAACTTTTTCGCCGCATACTCGCTCTTTGCGTTTTGCGTGATCTGCTTTTGAATATCAGTAACAAGCGTCTTGATAATCTCTCCTGCCTTGCTCTTGATGTTCGCAATCGTCCTATCGGTGTATTGCAGACCCTCGCGGCTTGCCGCAACATCCAAGTCACCGATATTAAAATCAATAACGATAGCACTATTGAACAGATAACTAATCTGCGTATCTGCATCGTTACCAGAAATGAACTTCAATGCACTTCTGTCAATCGGATAGGCGATGTTGCCCATAACTGCCATCGGGCGATGATCTTCACGATTATCATAGAAAGCCCAGCCAGCACCTACGGAAATCGGCTTGGCAAAAACCTTATCATATTCACCCTTGTCCATGCCTACAATGTTCGGGCGAACCTTGAAGAAACGGAGGTAACGCTTGACAGCACCCGTGAAGTAATTTGCATCCTCACCCTTGACTGGAATAACGATCTCTACACCATTCTCCTCGGTGGTGTCCTGCGTGGACAAAAGGGCAATCTGCCCGATTCCGCTAGGATCAATAAACGCATTGTAGGAACGAATCTTGCCATCCGTAAAGGAATTGATAACAAAATTGTCACCATAGGCGAACGCACTCTTTGAACCTAGTCCAAGTTGACCGATAAATGCGTTGCTCTGGCGTTTCGTGCTTTCACCATAGAAGCAGTAGATTTCTTGAATGTCCTGCTCTGAAAGGCCACGACCAAAATCCCTGATCTTGAAAACCTTGGACAGCTTGCTAGGCATGGTGATAGTAATAGGGCAATTAGGCTTGCCAGCTTCAACATTGGCATCGTAAGCGTTGGCAGAGTATTCGCGCACGACAGCACCGATCTTGTCGGTGTAGAGTTGGTTCCGAAGAACATTGAAGATATGCGCCAGACCAGTATCTTTGATGCCGAAGCTAACGGCAGACTTGATTCCAGCAGAGTTGAGCGAGTTGTATGAGGTGTTTTGTATCATGGTGTTTGGTGTTGTGTGAGCCTTCATAATAGACTTTCTTGATTCCATGCACAAGAACTTTCTGCGGATTTTTACAATTTACCTAAACCCCTCGCCCATAGCAACTTATGACACCGGGCCCAGCCCGGCTCGCGCAAGTTTTTAATACCCAGTTACTTACAACTATCTGTCTCTTGGGTCATCCACTAATCCCTTATATAATAAGTATAAAGCAAAAATAAAGATGGTAAATACGAATATTTTTTCCAGTAAGTAGTATATAATGTCGATCATTTATTTATTACAACTAGAATCCTATATTTACAATACTTACCATCATATTTTATTATAGCATACAACCGACCTAGGTTTTATTTAGATCGGTGTATTTCGCTATTTCGGACTAGCTGTTTCGCCTTTGCAGGTGAAAGATATAGTTGCCCAATAAGATTTTTATTTCGCTCTCGCCTATTACTAAATCAGCAAACTCTAAATCATCAGAAGTAATTTTCTTACCATTACTCAGAAGAATAATGTTATTTGTTTCCTCTGGATAAGTATCTACTCCGATTATACCGATTTCCGTGTCGCCGCTGGTGCAAGCGATCAGGGTGTGTGACCTTAACGTGTCTAAGATTTCCTCTACGTGCTTAGAGTTTGCCATAGTTTATTTTAGGAACACTTGGCGACGAAACGCTCGACCTTGGTCTTACCAACGCGCTTCAGAAGGTCTGCCCGACCCAAGAAGATCGCGCCGTGAGGCTCACGAAGTGTAACGATTGCGCCAACACGCTGGCGGAGTCGGACGATCTTACCACAATAGTCGTAAATACCGCCGTTCTTTAGTTTGGTGTTTGTCTTGTTTTTCTTCATATATCTATAATGTATAATTTTTATTTCTTAGTCAATAGTATTTTAATCTTATTCTTCCTCTTCATCCCTACAATCTAGGAAATACTGAACGTCCAACTCTTCCTTAAGGTGTTCTGGACAATCGTCGATGTCTTGGTAGCAGTTGTCGGACTCGGAACCATCGGTATCGACAATGTATTCGCCGCCGAACATCCACCCCTCGTCGTAATAGCTCATGCGTAGGGACTCTCCGGTGAGCTTGGCAAGCTGACGAACGACATTGATAGGTGGACTCCATGCAGTCTGGAAACCAATGTCATGAATATCTTGAAGGGCAAGGGTCTCGTCCTCAAAGATATAACAAGAGTAGGCATTCCATTTTGTATCCCAGTTGGCAATACTCCAATCATACCAGTTCTTGTATCCGTGATCTTTAAGGTTCTGTTCACAAAGTTCATCATGCTCCTTCTGTCTTGCTTCGATCTCCTCTGGTGTTCTAGGCTTAACGATCTCTTCAATGATAGATGAGTTGCAAGTCTTATAGATTCCCTCTGGCATAGGAATGATCTTGTTAAAGTCGATGCTCTTACCATCATTAGTAAGATAGGGCTTGATGATCTCTCCGATAGTCTTTCCGCTGGTGCAGGAAAGTAGGTTGGTGCAATGGTTAGGCATTTGTTTTGTTGGTTTATTTGAACTCTACTGAACTTGTTATTGATTTGCTGTTATAGTGGAAATTGAAATGACCCCACTTTATATTCTCCAAGGGATAATTAGAAAGCAGATGCTCTGCGATTGTTTCCATGTTTCCCTCTAGGGTGACGGACTGCTCGGTTCCGTGAAACGATTCCTGCTCGGTATCCTCTTCGTCAAGATCGTTATACTTGATGATGGATATGACCCATTCTACGCTATCGTTATGGATAGTATGGAAGTGGGCGGTAGCAAAGTTTGCGCCAAGGGTTTCGAGGCTATGAAAAACCTCGTCAAGCAAGGGAGTGATTTGATTCATTGATTTATAATAATACAATTATAGAACCCTAGTCAAGAACTTGTTTTAATTATTATTGCAGTATGCCTGTCTTTCGTTATTCTCTTCCCAACCATTATCTTCCTCTTCATCCTCCGCTTCTTCCATATATTCCACTTCATATTCAGCGTTGCCAGATCCCCATGAAGCATTTTCAGCTAATTCAATAGCAATCTCATGGGCTTGGTTCTCATCCTTTGCTTCCACATCAAAAGACATGGAATCATAGGTGGTGCGAGTTACTTCAACAACGTATTTCATTGGAGTTCGTGTGTTTGGGTTTGTATTTTGGTTTCTTTTATTCTATAGCAAGTGTGGATAGGATCCGCATGGCCATTTGGATAGTATTGGTCTTCCTTGTGCAACTCTCTTGCCCTCTCTTCCGCCTCTTCGCGGGTGCTGTAGGTGCAGGAGTATTTGTCCGACCACTTCCTGCGATTGTAGACCTCGATTGTGTAGTAGGTTTGCTTCATACTAGACACATTCTGCATACTCTTCCTCGTCGATCTCTTCGATCATCTCGATGTCGTCGGTCTCGGCAGGAGATAGCGTTGCCTCTTCAAGCATCGCCTTGATAAGGTCTGGCTCATCAAGTGGCCGCTTGCTTTCATGATAATATTCCTCACCATTTTCCAGTATTACTTTATAGTATCTCATTTTTGTTTTTGTTTATTTAAGGATTTGATTTCTTCTTTAATGCAATATAGACTAGTATGCTATTTATTATCAACATAAAGAAATTGAATGTTATCGTGTCTGCGTTTTCATTTCTCAACATAATATTACCCCAATATCGTAACACCATCTGCTAGCGCAGTCAACTCTTTCTGGTCGTTTTGTGGGCACAATCCGTCCAATTGCTTGAGATAGTTCAAGCCCTGCTGGGTAATCTTTCTGCCACCTTGTGCAACCTCCATTAGGCCATGCTTGAGAAGGTAAAGCTCAAACTCGCTACGGATAGCATTTGCTGAAAGCCCAGTAACCGCACTCAAATTTGTGAGCGAACAAGTGCCACGATCCTTGAGTATTCTCAATACCTGTAGTTCAGTATTCTCTAGTCCTAGCGGCAGGATACCGAGGACGCACTTTACGTCTTCCCACTCTTTACGACCAATGTCGTTCAAATTGTGCCGCTTGGCAAATTGAGTAAGATTATCTTTTGCCATTAGGGTTGCATTTCTGGCATTACCACGGCAAGTGGAACTAATCTCCTTGAGAACTTCTGGACTATAAGTAAGCTCATCCGAATTGTGCTCGACAATCTTTGCCAAATCGTCGTAGTTATACTCTTCCATGTGGATCATCTTGCACCTATCCTTTAGCGGCGTAATGACTTTCTGTGGATCTGTAGTGGCAAATATAAAACTCACCTTGGTAAAATCAAACTCTATATTATAGTCATCAAACCTAAGAGTATTTCTATTATACTTATTAGGATTAAGAACTGTTAGTAGGCAAGTCTGAACTGGTTCCGGCATCTCGTGCGCCTCGTCAAAGAAAACCGTGATGTGCTGGTCTCTGATGTAGGTCAGGGCAATGTCCTCGACAAACTGGCGAACGTTCTTGAGCGTAGAGCAGTTGATCGTGAGCATGGGTTTAACACGCCCTAGAGTCTTGCTACGTAGGTTCTTTGCCACCTGTGTAGCCAACATGGTTTTTCCCTGTCCACGCTGACCTACCACGAATAAATGAGGGAGTATTTCACTCTTCTCAAATGCATCTATATAGAAAGACAAGACGCGCTTGGTTTTGTCCTGACCGATCATCTCCTCGAAGTAATTTTCCATACCTTCTTTTAAACTAGTTTTGGGTGTGGGTCAATACTTTTTATTCGAAACTTTCAAGCTCGACCGAAACCTTCTGAACAAGTTCGGTCAATAGAGGCGCACCGGATTTCTCTGTCTTTTCCGTTGCCTCTACCTCATCTTCAAAGGTGTCCAATTCCACGTCGCTCTTGCCACCAGCAACTGCAGCGATAAGTGCGTCTGGCTTGGCATCGATCTTCTTACCGGATAGTCCTAGCATCTGTGCATATCTACCCCACACAATTACTCGTGCGTTTGGTTTAAGATTTGCATTAAGCTCCGCGAGCGAAACACTCATGAAACTTCCACTGCCAGCTTTACGTCCTCGTTTGTTGTTTGTCATTTTTAATTTGTTTTTAATTGTGGTGCTCTAGGAGGGACTCGAACCCCCATGTATTGCTACATCAGATCCTAAGTCTGACGCGTCTGCCAATTTCGCCACTAGAGCATGGTATTATATTACAGGTAATTGTCCCCTGTGTCAACTTTTAATTCATTTTTATTCTAACCCCGAATTAATTGCCTGATATTAATTTTAATAAAAATACTATGATTGCTGATATGATTAAACATGTTTTTCCGTCCATGTTTATTATACGTATTATTTGGCATTTTTCTATTCGTAAATAAGTATTATATTATTTGGCCGTTTCGCGTTCGTAAATTTACTTATCAGTCTTACGTTTCTTTTTCCAATCAATTAAATCATAGTTATCTTTATATTTTTTTGAATAGCTTGACCTATCCTTATCACCCTTCCCGGCGCCGGTACTCTTATTTGGCGTGTTTTCGTTCATAAATTATTTAAATTAAATTTCTTCTAGTTCTGCTATTGGTAGGTTATGGCAATCCCCTTTGAATTTCCAACCAAGGTGGCTCTTCTCGTCAACGTCGCCCTTTTTGCAAAACCTAGCCTGTTTAAAATACTTTTTTGGCTTTTTCTTTCCTAGTATCCATGCTTTTGAAAAATCATCCATAACACGTACAAATACATAATAATCACATTCTTGTCCTGTATTTGCTTCTGATATACTGCATTCGTATTCTGGCTTTGGCTTACTAGTACAACGCTTTGTCTTTACTTCATATCTAATCTCATCTTTTATTACATCATATTCATATGTATCGGCGTCCTCGGCTTTTAAATGTCTAGCCACTAGACCCTGACCAATATAACCAGCAATATTTCCGGCACCTTTTGTAATACTATTATGTAAACGTCCTAATTTTTTACTACGTTTAATAGCATTTATTAAAATATATTGTGGTATATCAGTTATTTCGATCATATTATTTGGCAATTTCGTGTTCGTAAATAAGGAGGTGGAGGAGCGAGTGGGATTCGAACCCACGGAACCGGTTAGGGTTCGGCTGTTTAGTAAACAGCTCCTTTATGACCGCTCAGGCACCGCTCCCAGTATCAATTACTTATTATTTAGCAACTTTTTGTTCACAAATTCAATATAATACATTACTTATTTGGCAATTTCTATTTCGCAAATGTGGTATTACACTCAATTCTTTTTTCTTTGCTTCTACTTCTATATCATATGGAGAATCCGGCATCTTGGATACGTAGTCACTGTGGGCCACATCCTTTTCATGGGCCCGGCCCTCTGACCAATGCTGTACGGGGTCATTATTTGGCCAACTTTCGCTCGTAAATTTAACTATTTCCTCCAGAGTATACTCATCTTCATGGTGTGGATTAATTAATAGATGATGAAAATCTAATGTAATAGGTACTTTAAAGTGTTTCTTTATATTGCCGGGCTTCCAATAGCCACTCTGCTCGTTCTCAAATACCAATCTTCTAGTAACACTTAAGGGTAGTAGTTCTAAACTCTCCTTAACATTATCAACTACAGCTTCTCCTTTAGTACCATTACTTATATGTATATTTATAGGACAATCATAATTACAAGGTAGTTCTAATAAGTCTAAAAGTTCTCCATGATACTCTAGATGGGCTATACTATTAACCCTTGTCTGCTTATTTGGCGAACCCAAGCTCACAAATTGGCCGGGGTGAATAGTTAGCCTGCCGCCTAGACTTCTATAAAGTCTTAGGACATGCCGGGCCGGTTCTACAAACTCCCTCATCCACTCACTGTCTAGACTATCCTTCCAAAGATACCCCCACTTCTCATGATCTGCAAAAGGAATAAGATCACTACTAATCCTATATAAGAATATATTATTTGCAATATTCCAATTAGTAATTTTTACCAATAAGTTTATATTATGTTCTACTATACTCTTCCACTTTTCTTCTACTAGGTTCTCATTCTTGTTTGCCCAAGTGAGCTTCATAGTTTTAAAACTCTCCTCTAGGGTAAGATTTATACAGCAATAACCAGTACGGTGCATGGTTTTATGATAGTTCTAAATGGGTACAAATGCAAGATAATTCTATATAATCCTTACAGATATGACTAAATGTATCTAAATTTGTTATTATTTTAATTGACTTTTAAATCAAAAATGGCCCCAATCAGCCGGGCCGATATGTCCAATTTACTCTGTAGTTATTAAGCCGGGCCTAGGGGTAAATACAAAAAATTAATACATGCTATAAATGATCTTACTCAACCAAAAACTAATTGAATTATACTGCACTGTATCAACCACGTTCCTATATAATCTTATGTTTTTTATTTTTCTTCTAATTTTCTCCCTGCGCTTTTTCCTTTGCGGACAACTCAACACCGGAACACTCTCCCTTAACATTTTTAATATATGAATTGGCATTTTACTCTGTTAATTAGGGGTTTTATAAGGAATTCATACTATAATGAGAATATGTTTATGTAAATTAATCTACACACGATTTATTTTTACAATTATTTTTTATTTTTGTAAATTTTTATAATTATATAAGTGGCAATGTTATTTTTACTTTATAACACTACTACTTCTATATACAATATATACAGTATATCTATTATATTCCTTTCATTACTACTTACTGTTTACTTTATACCTATTACTACTTATATTCTACTTATATATGAAACGTTTATTTACCCTATTAGAAGAAGTGTTTATTTCTCTTATTTCTACAGTGTTATTTTGTGTTTTTAGGGTGTTTGGAAGGTAGGTTTTTGTGGGGGGTGTGGTAGGGGTATTATAGGGTGTATTTGGGGGTGCGATAGGGCGGGTGATTGGGTGTTTAAAACTGTACCCGATAGGGGCGGTACGGATTAGTAGTACAGGGAAATAGGGGGTAAGATGTTCCCGATAGGGTATAGTAAAATTAAATGTAAATATATTTAAATCTTGTAAGTATATAAAAGGATAGGGTAAACTGTATTTAGGGTTTATTAAGGGTATATATGTGAGTATAAACAGTATAAGAATTGTATTTTAAAGTGCCCGGGGCTGTATTTTAATATATAATTGTGTAATTTATATGCGTTAGTGTAATATGTTATAAATAATTTAGCTTAAAGCACTTATGAACATAACCCTTCTCCCTGCTGGAATTTATAGTACCCCATACCGTATAATAGTAAATCTCCAATGGGAAATGGATATGGTATACGGATGGAAAAGAAATCTTGTTAAAGATGGTCTAATTTGGTCTTATCAATGGGAACTATATGTGGATGTACCATTTTCTAGCGTTTTCCCGCGAGTGAACAATTGGTCGCCACTAGATAACATTATACCACCATGTTGTGGTGGTAACAATCAAAACCTGTTACTTTTTAAGACTTGGGCGACGGATTGGGCAATGGGGAGTATTGTAAGACAAACAAAAGCCAATATGTTGTATGACCTTCGAGGAAGGCCTAGTGAATGGCCACCTAGACCACAACAGAATGGAGTGCCAAATGAATTTGATCTTTGTAATCGTAGAACACATAGGGATATTGGTAATACAAATATTGAAATACCAATTGTACTCATACGTAAGCAAAACTGTGATCAAACTTGTCAATGTACAATAAAATCAGTTGGTGGCGATTGGCGATTAAATCTCCAACCATTCCAAATACAGCCTATAAATAACTGTCCAGGCCCAGTCGGGGTTCCATATCTACAACCCCTTGTTCCTCCACTTCCAACCGTCTTTAGCGTAGATTTAAATACAGCATAGGTAATTACTTATTAAAGGGAAGGGTTCCCGATACCTAACTGTTTACATTAGGTTATTATAATAATGTATTAGGGACATGGACACCAAATACCACCGCACTGTAATGGTGCGTTCATAGTTAGAGACGCACCACTAATTACGAGCGAGGCGCCAGCTGCGGCCTCTTCGCCTTCTATTAGTTTGTTATTAGAATAAACTCTATTACCGCAGTTATCAATGGCCAGAGCTTCAACACTGGAACGGGTTACGGAAAATGCTACGGGTTGGGCGGGCCAAGATACTGTAATAGTATCATCTGGCCCCTCTAAAGTACCAACGAGTACTGGATCGCATCCAGCAAACGTCGCTTGATAGCCCGGACTTCCTGCATATCCACCATTTCTATAAACGCTTACTGGATACGAGATTCCTGTTTTACATCCATTTGCTGATAAGTATTCTTCTTGCAATGGGGAGCATCCACTCAAGTCAGTACGCTCACGTCTCTGGGTGAAAGCTTCACCATAACATACCTGTTCACAAGAAGGTGTCCATTCAGTCCATTCGCTCCAGTTTTCTTGACAGCAGAATTGTCCCGAAGGTTCGGTACTAAATACCCTATCATAACAATCCGAATAATCAAATGTAACAAAAGCGTGTTCAAGTATTCCACCTATTCTTTGGGGTTCATCAATTGTACAGCGTTTGTAAGAAACTATCTGACCGTTTCTATCAACAGCGACCCCCTCTACGTGGGAAAATGTTTCTCCGCCGCCACAAGTTATTTTTGTGAACTCTTTTGAGCGCATCATTGGCTTGTCAAATTTAGGTAAGTTTGGAGTACTTGACATACTCAAAAAAGAATATGTTGTATTCCAGAACTCCGGATAAGCTTGAACACCATTAATGTCGGGAGGTGGCGTATAATTTGCCGTTCCCAATGCTTCAAAACTGCCAATTAGCCCCTCATTTCCTACTGAAGTAATGGGAATAATTGGGTATTTGTTCCAACTAAATGCTATTTGTGGCTTTGGGGGTTCACTGGGGTTGGCGGCAATTTGAGCATCATTTGCGCGCGATAGAATGTTAAGATCATAAAAATTATCAGAAAGAGAAAAATAACCGGGACCACTAAGCGTAACACCCTTACGAACTGGCTTTGTTATCTGTCCAACCAACTCCCAATTACAGCCAGAGGCGTAATAAGTACGAATTCCGCTTACGCCAGTCGTATATGAAATGCTAGCTGTTTTATATATTGATATTGGACACATTTCGTCTTGCTCATAACAAGGAGAGCCGTTAGATTCTAAACAGGTTAAACAGTTTTCGTCATTTTGACACGTGTCACATCCTGTTCCGCTAAATGGGGGAATTGTTGTAAACTGTGCGCCATTATAAATTAATGCCGCCTCCTGATCATATTGTGCTACTTTTTCGCGCAAAAGGCTTATTAATGTAGCGGTATCAAGTACACTCATTTTGATTAAATTAGTTTGATGAAGAGGTCGCCATTAAAACATATACAGTTTCAGTTTGTCCACCTGTACATATCCTGAGTGGTCTAAATCTGGCCGTCTTACCCTGCAGAGCTGAGACATCCATTATAATTTCTCCCCCACCTCCGCCTGCTCCTGTCATATGTAATACACTAGGAGCTATTGATACATTACCATCAGGATTTGTTATAGCTATAGCATCATCTACAATTTCTACTTTCTTATCTTGATACTTAATCCGTAAGCCAGTACTGCCCATTTCCCCCACGTAGTCGTTTGATTGGTTTGAGAATTTTAAACCTTCCGCCCCATATTCCCCCTTGAATTGAAAGGAATCTAATATTTTTATTCCTGTTTCTGCTATTAAAAGTTTTGCAGCTGTCGCTATGTCCTGTGCGTTTGATGGAGTAATACTATTTAAATTAGGTACTATAGCTATGGTATTTGAAAACAGTACGTTCGCTCTTAGCATAGGAATAACCGCTTCCATAACTACTTGTCCTAAAACTGCTAATGAGCCACCATTTATTGTACCGCCAGTATCGCTAGTGTAGAATACTTGATTTAAAAGCGCAGGGCCGTTTGCGCCCACAAACGCCTTGATAGAATTCTTGATCAAATTGCTAGTTGTACCAGCTTGGTCGATAAACTTTGCAAAAATTTCATCTCTTTTAGCCCCAATCTTCTGAAAAAGGGGAGGGTTTGGATTTGTAAGGCTAGTAGCAAACATTGGTGACAAAATTTGGTCTTGGTTGTCGTCAACGAATTCTACAATTGAGTCCCTAATTTCGGGAGTTGTTGATCCTGTAGCAGAAATTATTTGATTGAATATACCATTCCTATTTTCTTTTATATACCTCTCTAAACGATCTTTTATTTCTTGAGTAACATTACCATTTGCATCTATTATTTTATATACAATATCATTTTTATTTCTATCAATGAATTCTATAATTGAATCTTTGATTTCGGTTTTTGTATCGCCATTTGGTTCAATAATTTTAGCAAACAAGTCCTTATCATTTTTTTCTACGAATTCTATAATTGCATTCTTAATTTGGGTGGTTTTGGCATTGCCGTTTTCATCTATAAATTTATAAAAAAGATTATTTATAGTGCCATCAGTACAACCAGCGGAAATAATTTTATCTAAAACTAAACACCAGTCTATACAACTTTGGGAAACAGTGGTACTATTTATAACGTCATTTATAACTGTACATAAATTAAAACCGCAAACATTAGCTGGACCATTAACTTGTATTTCTGCTGGTATTAGGTTTAAAATATCGCAAGGATTGGGTATAAGCCCACTTACGTAACCACGTATTCCACTTCTTAATTGACCTAATTTGGTTTGGTCGGAAACACAGTTAGCTACCCCCTCAGAAATAGATGCCGCTATATATGCATTTATTTTATTTTCTACTTTTATAGAATATTCACAAGCTCCACCATTAGGGCTATTTGGGTTATTTGGATCATAGCTAGGACAATCAAATGCGGCTAAAAGCTTTTGATTATAATTTTGCATACCATTATAACTTTGATCTAAGCCCGGATGATCACACAAATCGCCAGTATAAACTGTTTGAGAGCCTGAGCTGACAGTACATGGGTCAAAACTATTAAATAACTCTACTAAGTGCTTTGAAACTCTAGTATCAATAGCAAGGGCCAAATCACAATCACAATCGCCGCTAATAACAGTGTCTATCCCAGAGAAATTACATAGGTCTAGGTTTATGCCGCTAATATCTGAAGCATTATGCCTATGACCAACTAACGAATAATTACCCAACGCTTGTTTTCCACTCAGTGCCGACTGTAACCCTGTAACGTCTGAAATCGCATGAGTATGCGTAGCATTTGCGTAGTTACCCGTAACTTGCTTCGCATCTAGCGCAGACTGTAACCCTGTAACGTCTGAAATCGCATGAGTATGCGTAGCATTTGCGTAGTTACCCGTAACTTG